ATTGACCCACGTCATGTTGAACCCACGCTGACGGTAGAGTTCCGACGCCAATTGTTGCTGGACTTCCGGCGTCATCTTGGTCATTGAGGGGTCAAGCTTTAGTGACTTGATCAAATCCCCAAGTGTCGCACGGGTTATCTGAAAGGCACCAACCGGTGTATGCTCACCCATACCTTGCTGCATTCGCATGACCTGTTCCAGGGTCATATTACCAAGATCGGCGTGCTTGTTGCCGTATATCTGGTTGTAGTCAATCTGACCCTTTATAAACGTACCCTCACCCTTGGCAATAGCTTCCAGTGCTTGTTGTGAAAGAAGTCCGGCCGCAGGAGTGGGACCACCGGGCGGTCCCTCACCTTCTTTACTACTACCACCACCGGCACCACCACCGGCACCACCACCAGGACCAGCCTGATCGGCATTAGGCCAAACACGCCGCAGTGACTCTTCAAATACATCAACCAATTTGTCATAAGCCTGATCGGCAAACTGCATCAACGGAGCAAAGGTAGTGTCACCACCCAACCAGTGACCCAAATCACCTAGTGACTCATCCCAAGAAGAATCGCCGCTAAAAAATGACTGTAACCCGGTACTGATATTTTGTGGTAGTACCATTTCGCCGGGGTGGGCATTGATCGGAACAATACCACCATGTTGATAGTTTTTCTTAGGTAGTCCCAAGCCAAAATAGCGTGAGAGTGCTTCACCACCGGCAGCCAACATCCCGCCTGGACCACCGCCCAGCGCCAATAAACCAATTTGCCACCACGGAACTTCCTTGCCTGTGATGTGTTGAACCGCTGCCCCTGCTGCCGCGCCACCAGCTATGACACCACCCGCCGCCCCCAAACCAGCACCTACACCAGCACCAGCCCCTGCACCAGCCCCTGCACCACCGGCACCAGTCAACATACCGAGAAGCTTACCGGGTAGACTGACTGTCCCACTTACAACGGCACCAACAAAAGCCTTAGCAAACATCGTCCCAAGAATCACCGCTGCCCCCGTAAGAGCAGCCGCCAACGCCGGATCGGCTCCCATATCCTTGAACCACTGGTCAATCGCTTTGAGTTGTTCCCAACACCATTTAGCGGCGTGACCAAGAGCAATCACCGCGTCCTTAACGGTGATAAAAGTAGCTTTGACTTCTTTCCAAGCATCTTCGATCTTCTTCGGATTTTTAATAAGATCATCTATCCAAGCCAGAACCTCATCTGAGATTTGTTTGACCAACGGCTCCAGTTCGGCCATAAACTTATTGATCGCTGGCGCATTAGCTTGCAGCCATTGATCAAACTTATCAAATATATTTGAAAGAATACCCGCAAGCCCGCCAGTGACGGACTTCCACATAGTGTCAACAGTGAAACCTAGATTTGTCCACGAGGTGGCTAACTTTATCGAGTTCGCTTCCGCCGTCTTCATCTGCGATGCGAAGAGCGCAGAAACTGTCCTGGAGTGCTCAACAACTTGTGCGCGCTCTTCGCGAAGACGATAACCTTGTGACAACATCTGCTGAGTGATGAGTCCCTGATCTTTCATCATCAGGGCAAACTGGACTGCCGCCGGTTCTTCTTCACCTTTGATGGTGGAAGCAAGTTCTATGTATCGGTCAATAATCCCGCCGATATCTTCAGAGTGACCGTGAAGCTGGGCCTTAAACCAGCTTTTTAACCAAGGTGCTTCGGTCAGTTTCTGATTAAGATTCTCTTGTGCAGCAATCGCCCCTTCATAACTACCGCCCACCGCTTCGGCGGCGTAGCCAATCTCCCGCATTCGTTGAACAGTAGTGCCACCCATCGTGGAAGCAAAAGTGAGCCGCGCCATCTGGGCAGAAGTACGACGCACCGCTTCTTCAACCGCCACCGCCATTCCCACGATAGCAGTGGCGAACTCGGTGACACTTTTGAGTCCGTCATGAATTGAGTTGACAAACTGCTTCTGACTCGACTGATCAATCTGATAGCCGAGTTTAATCAGAAATGACTCTAAAACCGTGTCAGCCATATTTTTATCGGCTCCGTTCCGATTCTACGGCATCCTGTACACGCGATTGGTTCTCGTTGCGCACGTCGAGTGCCTCGTTCATTCGTGACACGTCGGCTAAATCCAATGCGCCGTTTATCAACGACTCGTAGTGACACATGCCTTCGAGTACTGGGCGCATAATCCAGTATTCGCCATCGTGCATGTCTACGGGTTCGATGATTGGGCCACCTCGACCCCCGAACCGTTGAGGGGGCGGCCTGGAAAAAAAGGTGCCAGATTGTCCTGTATCACCGCGAATGACAGTTGCAGCATCACCTGAAGATCGATATCCTCAAACATCAACTCCCCCGATGGTGTCGTCAGCCGTACCCACTGTCCCACAGGATTCTTTCGCGTACATGCCCCAAGACAGGTCTTGATGATAAACTCGCTGTCCTGTTGTGACATCTCGGCTATCGCGTGCGCTATCGGTCCAAGCGCCGACCATCGCGTAATCGATTCGGGAGCGCCCGCCTGTTCTGCCGCAGCGGCAATATTTGTCGCGGCAGTTTCACCCAACCCACTAAACAGTGGCATCAACTTGCGGAACAGGTGAAACTGCTTAAACGCGTCGAGCTTACCAGTACGGTACCACATCCCTTCAAGTTCTAGTTCTTCCACTTTGTCACCTCCCTAAGTGACTAATGTCAGAACGCGACCGCGAGTCCCGAACCAAGAATGAAGTCAACGATACCAGCGTGGAACGTCCACACCATTTCGCCACCTTCTTTGGCGAACGTGACATCAGGAAACTTCGCAAACGCGCACATTTGACAGGTAATGACATCGTTGCGTTGCAGATCACGAATACTGATCTGGTTCTGTCCGTGATTAGCAGTTCCTGCCGGATTACCGACAGTGCCAGTGTCAGATGCATACATCTGTGACAGCAACGCATTTGTCGGGCTGGTCTTCAACAACCGGATAGTGACAGTCGCGCCCTTGCCAGAATGCAGCGAATGCATGACACAACCATCAGCACCAATTGTCATGGTACTTTTGTCTTCGACCATGGTGACCGAGATACCCCCCTCGGAATTACACGATCCGTAACCCAGATTGAAAGCACCATTTGGTCCGGAGATCGCACACATGTTGTCGTTGAATGAGTACGTCGCCACGATTCAGTCCTCCTATCTTCACAAAATCCTCACAGTTGCGTTTTGTTCCTTGTCCTCATCTGGCCTCTTAAAACGCGTCGGTACTCTCGGTCGGCGTGATCCCCTAAGGGCCATAGACCCTTCAGGCCCCCAGACCCGTTGCCACTTCCACGCGCGCCACGCAATGACATGCGCCCCATACGCCGCCGCGAGCGCTCGATGGCGCGTCCTCATGCCTCGGTGTCCGTGTCTCAGCGGTTGACATTGATCAACACGTCCGCAAAGTGGATCGCACCCGCCAACTTCACCGCGATCTGGATAAGCGGCGCAATACGCGCTTCGCGATCCGCTTGTGACTGAAGATCAACATTGTTGGCAAAGGTGTACCAACCCGCGTGCAGAGTGTCACCTTGATGCAGTTCACCAAATCCCGGGGCGTTCCACACCCCCGATGCGATCAATCCATTGGCAACACCCTGTGACAGTGCACCATCACAAGTAGTCACTAAAACATGCACTCCAGGATTGGTCTGCGGCACCTTAGGACTGGTATAGAGAACATTGAACAAATCGTTCTGAATACGATTGGAAAGCCAATCAAGTCCATGCATTTCATCAAAATAGGCACGTCCCGACATAACACCTTCTTCGGTGATCGCCGCGCCGTTGTTGTACTGGACATAAACGTTGATACGTTTGTTGGCGAGTGTCGTTGCCTGCGAACCGCTCAACACCTCCGGTACCACACCCGGCTCGACCTTGAATTTCATCGTCAGCGTAGTGTTACTACCCTCAAAATTCACCGTCAGCGCACGACCAAAGAATGAAGCAACGGCGTAAGGCGAGTGCAACGACCAAATAACCGTTGTTCGCATATAGTCGGCGAGCATGGCCTGTGACCCGATGTCAGTAACATTCGACGGGTCGAGACAAGTTTGCGCGTTAGTGGTGATCCCGTACATATGCTTGTCGTCAGACGCTTCAATATAACCCGATATCGCCAAACGTTCGACATCAGTCAGTACTCGTGACGCGGCAAACATGAGTGCGTACCATCCCCGTCCATCGACACGCGCGACTGCCGCCACTGGGGTTTCAATAGCGATGCCTGGCGTAGTACGCATCGCTGTGGCACTGGTCATCATCAACTGTGCCGAAATATCGGTGACACCCCCGGTTGGCGAACCCAAGAACGACACCTGTGAAGTCGGACCGGTAGTACTACTCTGACAGATAAACTGGGTGCCATTCCAGGTGAAGGTCAGGTTGGGTGAAGACACGATGGCAGCACGAATCGCCGTCTGAATAATGGTAGCAACCGCGTTGAGATTAGTCGCGGAAGCAAAACTCATACCGAGTACCTGTGTCGCTGCACCACCATCGACTGTAATAGAAAAAGCACCATTTAGGATACTAGTCCAGTTTGACATCTGCATTTGCAAACTGGTCAATAACCCACCAGTCAACCGACCATGAGTCGGGGTGTTCGCCCACGCGCCAATATAACAGGCAGTAGGTTGTGGTAACTGTGCAAAGAATAGTGACGCCGCGAGGTATTCAGGTGCGGTCGTACCAAAGTCACCAGCGACATCGGCGATACTATTATACTCGCGAATCGCTTCACCGGTATCAACGACACCACTGTCACCCATAATCAGCAAGGTGTCAAATCGCTGCGCGGGAACTGCCTGCGGGGTGAAATTCACCTGAACATCAACCACGCGGCTGACAGACAAACCTTGGGCCATTGTGATCCTCCTTAATCGCCGGTGTCGATATGATCGACAAGAATCCTGGTTTCACCCGGCGGGTTGTTGTACATCGTCACCTGCGCGCGCAACAGATTGAGAACATTGTAGTTGTAACGAACCTCACGACGCAGTGTCACCGTCATGTCGGTTCGTGGCCACCAGCGTTCTCTAACTAGTTCCGCTGCGCGGGTAAAGCCCGTGGTCGATACCATGCCAACCGCATTGGCACGAAACACCGCTTGGTTTTGGTCAACAAATAGACCACGCCGACAATAGGATTGATACTTTTCGCAGTTGGGTCCGTAAAACGATAGCAGGATATCGAGTTCCTCCATTTCCTGCATCGCATCGTAACCTTCACCGGTATCATCAAGATGATAAAACACCGGCACAAAATCAGTACGTGTCGATTGTGTGCCAAACGCCATCCAATCGACATTTATATCCGGCCGCAGTGGAGGTTCCGGCTGCCATCGTGGACGCACTAAAGTCGGGTCCAAACCAGTGACACCAGCAAATACATCATGCAAAAAGTCTTCCCACGCATCATCTTCGGCGGGTGCCGGTCCCGGTGACGCCGGACCCAAGTATCCTGCAAACCGACTGTCAGTCACAAACGGCATCAGGCACTCCCTATCGGGTCTGGTATCGGTGGGAAATCGACATTACCTTTTGAAATCGCCACCGCGTGAACAAAGCCACGACCATAACCGGAATAATCTTCAAGAAAATTGACGATAAACAGTGAGTTGCGCCATAATATCTCATCAGGGTGAGTGACATTTCCCGCTTCATCCGTTGCCGGTCCCTGAATGCGAAACAGTGAGTAAAGCGAAATCGCCTTGTTCATCATGCCCCACTCAGGCATCCGCTGAAGATCGTTTGGTGATGCGGCAGTGACCACCGCCTGTGCCGACATCGACACATCCTTGGTCGATGCCCGACCACGGGTATCAATAGTCGCGACACGTCGAATCACCACAATATCATCCCAGAATGAATTATCAAAAGCGTCGGTAACATCCAGCGTAGGCATCAGGGAGTTCCTCCGCCTTTACCCTTCTGCCGAACAACATAGGTGATGCTGTTAATAAATTGTGCCGTGTCAATCAGCGCCGTAAAACTACTGGCAGTTACCGGACCACCGCCACCACCACGACGCGCGACACGGCGAGCGACAGTCACTGGTGACAGCGGTGGTGGGATATTGGATTGGATACGCGCTTTGACACCTGACACTGCCGTCAGACCGGCAGCGTTCCACGCCCTGTCGGCCTCGTCCATCTTACCAGAAAACGCTAACTCCCCCGCGCGTTTCATAAATGCAGTCCACTGCCGCTGATTAATTCGAATACCAGGACCAAGCCAGGGACGTGCTGGAATGTTCGACGCTGGTGCACCGGTTTCGTGAATATAGCCTATAGTGGCGTTGTTGATGGGACCGTCAGTACGCTTTTGGATTCCCCCTTCCTGATCGGACGGAATACCCACCATAACCGAAGTGTTGGCTAATCGCTTGATCGCCGCAGCGATCATCGGGGTGTTTTCTTCCAACACTTCGAGGTGTGCGTTAACCCGCCGACCTTGTGCCATCAATCACGCTTTCTTTTAGTGATACACACCCGCACTCGGCTTTAAATCAAAACCGGAATTACGTGTCACAGTACGGTTCTGCGATAGTGACACAATCACCGGAGTGGCTGGTTCCGCATCAAGCACCGACTGCAACTGCTTGGCCACCTCTGTGTGCATCTCACACAGTATTTCATCTGCACTGGGTCTGGACGGCCGGGCAGATGCGGTTTTCTCCGAGTCTTCCTCTGAAGCTTCTGCCTCTTCTGGTGCATCTTGCTTACCGTGATACTCGGCCATCGCCGCATGATACTGGATGTTGCGTTCCAGCTTCTTGCGCATGTTTGGACTCATTGTCACCTCCACGTGTCGAATTTAAGTTCGACGCCAAGCGCGTAGGGCTGCACCACATTGCGTCTTCGCGCTCGCGCTATCACCCTATCCCTACGAGCTTTCCCTAGCTCACGCGCGCTGCGCTGCGCTCTCTCGCGCATGTCTCTTAACGAGACTTGATCAGTGACAGACCCTAGCCTAACCGACAAAAATGGACAAGCACTTTGTACTACCAAGGTCGCGGCCAAAAAACCAAACTTCCGGGTCCAAACGGACCAGAGCGATTTAGTGTGCCGGCTGGTCCAGTGCCAATCTGCATGGGTCCAGCACCAGCCATGCGCAGATAATACACAAACATATTGCCGTATGGTGTCGAACCATACCAGCCGGCGTTGTTCTCTAGACCAATCTGCGTGTCGTAACTAATCGACACGCCATTAACTGATTTGCTATTGGGAGTGCCGGACCCAAGTTGAGGTGTCGGACCACGACTGGCTTGAAATGCCCAAAGTGTCAGAACATGTGCCACCCAGAGACTGATACCCAGATTATAAAACTGCCCCCAGCGATCCTCATTGAGGATCGGCATTGTCACTGCCTGATCGATCCAAAACTGAATGGTAACATCCGGATAAAGTGTTTCATTGGTAAATGCCGGAAACATAGCCCGGAACTCGGGCACCGTCAGTATATCGTCTTCGATAATCGCCAGTTGCTCTTTAGCACACTGCAAACTGGCAGTATCAATCAACACACGACCATCATCAATCGTTGCGATGGTCTGCACGATGTACAGACAGCCATCAATCATATTACCAATCAGTGCCGAAGTCTTGGTAGTGCTAAATGTTGGCGGACCAACTAAACGCGTCACAGGTGACGGGTCATCCACTTCCGAAACCGGATCGACCGAAATCTGCCACTGCACTGAAGCTATTGCTCCAGTCGTACCAATCTGCGAGGTGAAGTCGAAGACAAAATTGTCAACCGCTGGGGCTGGTTGTATCGGGCCGAATACATCAGGCATTAGGCAACCCTCCGAGTCGGCGCAACGACAATTGTTCTGTCACGACTTCCATTGCTTATAACACGATCCGAAATTGTCGGCGAGATCGTTCTGTCACTAAAATTGACCTTCACCAGACGATCATCTGGTGTGCCTTGTGTCAAACGATCTGGTGGTACACCTGGTATAACTCCTGGAATTCCCGGCACCCAAAGATTACCTATGCCTCCAGTTGCAACAAGTGTCTGATCATCCTGTACCAAGACAAGATGGCTGGTGACATCAACTGTTGCCTCAGCAAACAAAGTCTGACTTGTGGTGACTGTAAGTTCACCAGAAACAGTTATGTGACCCGAAGAACTAATTGTTTGACTTGTCTGGGTGACAGCAAGCGCACCGGCAACGGGATTTACGCCGGCGGACACCAGTGTTTGCCACGCTTGTGTCAGATTGAGCGACCCGTATACGACCGGAATAACAACACCGGCTGACACCAGGGTGTTCGCGTCCTGCGAAAGACTGAGTGTCGCCGAAACACGCACCGTACCAGTAGATACAATGCTTTGCGGTGCCTGAGTTATAGTGAGATTGGCGACATAACCAGTAACTGACCCGGCTGCACTAACAGATTGTGATACCTGAACGAGATTGAGCGAGCAAGAAATACCACTGAGAACCGTGCCATTGGCGCTAAGTGTCTGTGCGGCCTGACTTAGATTGAGTGTGCCAGACGCTGTAACATTGGCCGTTGCAACGAGGGTTTGCGCCGCTTGTGGCAGTGCCAAAACACCCGAAACGCGTACTGTACCTATCGCCGTAAGTGTTTGAGCGGCTTGATTTACATTAAGTGTACCAGACGCTGTGACATTGGCTGTCGCCGTAAGTGTCTGTGCCGCTTGCGGCGTACTAAGCTGGCCTCGGACAGTGACACTACCATTTGCCGTAAGTGTCTGCGCCGCCTGCGGCTGATTGAGTGTGCCAGTAACACTAACCGCACCGGTTGCTGCGACCGTCTGATTTGCTTGTGTCGCATTAAGTGTAGCAGTAACAGGGGGAGGCGGTGGTGCTGGGGCCGCATTTTTGTACGGGTGATTAGACGGCAGAAGCCCAACCAACCCCCACTTCCAAGCCGCGTAACCTTCAAGTCGTTGTTTGGTATCGAGTGACGAATTGTAAGTGACAAAGATCAGTTCGTAAATATCACCCCAAGCCTGTGTGTAGTCACTACGACTAAGTGAGGATGGTTGCGATGTCTGTACCGGATAAGAGGTAGCAGTCAGTGCATTACCGTCGCGCGACCATGTAGCGTTGTTTATATTGTGGATAGTGCCGTAAGCCAATCCTTCAGTGCCAAAGGCCCAAGTCTGTCCTGCCGCTGCACTAAATCCATTGTTACTCCACGAACCAAAATTGCCGCTGGAGTCAACCAGCATCGGCATCCCAGCACCACCAGCAGCGTATAGCAGAATACAAAACTCGCCGGGGGCATTGCGAAGACGGCCTATCGCAAAGCAATCATAAACCGTGGGATAGGCGGTAAAATCGTTGCATAGAAGATGTTGTTGAGAAACAAAGGTAATCTTGTTACTAGCATAAGAAGGCCGATAAGTGTCATTGGTCTGATCAACGTGACGGCTATTACCCGACTTGTCATTCCAGCGAGATACCCCACTACCAGTAATAGTAATCGAATTGGTATCGGCAGCGTCGAGCCAAACCAGCAAATTACTACCTAGATCAGCCGGACTCCATAACGCGTCACCACCATGCGCCGAAATAATATCGTTAGTTTCAGTAACTGCCAGCGTACCGCGAACACTTACACCACCAACTGACACCAGTGTGTCGTTGGTTTCGGTACGATTGAGCGCACCAGAAACAGTGACAACACCATTAGACGTGACAGTTTGCGCCGCTTGTGTTTGGTTAAGTGTACCACCAACCCGTGGACCACCCGCCGCGACAAGAGTATTCGCTGCCTGCGGGAGATTGAGTGTACCAGTGACAGTAACCGTAACGTTCGCCACTAGTGTCTGCGCAGCCTGTGACTGGCTTAGTGTACCGCCGACCGTGACGCGAGCAACTGCCGTTAGTGTATCCGGTAATTCAGTGACATTAAGCGTACCAGTAATTGCTGCGACCGGCACCGTGCCGGTCGCAGCAAGCGTATCCGGTGCCTCGATGCGGTTCAGCGTGCCGGTGACCGCACCACCAGCGGCAAGCGACTGGACAAAGAGCGTGGCAATCGGCGTAGCGGCGGAACTGCCGCCGATATTCATGACAAATTTGGTGGTCGCAAATGTCTTAGTGACAGCGACGTTGGACGAGGGCCACGCGGCGGCTGACCATAAATTCCCCGCCGCGTCGCAAAACTGCCCCGCGCCTGTGCCTATTCCCGACAGCAAAAGCAGCGATGTCGCGGTGTCGAATATCTCAAGCCGTTGTGGCCCAGCTTGCGCATTGGAAGCATCGCCCAGCGCGAGGCTGATGCTGTAGTCGCCCGGCGCGGGCAGATCGATCGTGTAAATCGCCGGGCTGGCCTCGGCATTATAGATCATCCCCGCCAAACGAGGATCAATCGTATTGTCACGGTCGCGCGTGCCGTCAACATTGAGCACCGCGTTCTGAAAACCGACCGTGTTACCCTGCGCGGTTACTCTTGGATAGTTGTAGGCGGCGGTTGCTAGATCATAGTCATAGCCCGCCGGATCACCCGCAAACGTCGGCGGGACGGCACCGCTACTCGTCGCCGTCGCTCTAAAGTCAATCCCCTGTGACCACCCTCCAACGGTGACAACAGTACCCGCAGCCACCAGTGTGTCATTGACTTCAATACGGTTGAGAGTGCCAGTAACGCGAGGACCACCCGCTGCGACGACGGTCTGATTGGCCTGGGTCGCAGTAAGTGTACCAACCGCTGGAGAAGTACCCGTCGCTGTGACGGTCTGATTTGCCTGAGTGATCGATAACGTACCAGTCGCGGCGGCGACAAAATCGGCTGTGGTAATCGACGCGGTGCCAATACGAAAGAAAACATTGTCGTTGTTTGATGAACCAGCGGTGGTTTCTTGCCACTCAATCTGAAAGAACAGATACTCGTTATTGAGTATAAGTTGTCCTGGGGAAGCGGTGATTGAACTATTGACATCGGCGCTGGTCGAGAGTGTCACCGTCGCGCCAGCAGTGTTAGCTAGCACCTGTGTGGCATTGGACCCGTTGGCAAGTGTACCCCGCCACATCCGCATATTGACGTGGCCGACGCAACCTGCGGTACCCGCGCGCAGATTAAAGTTAAACGTCCATGCGGTGTTGGCAAACGTTCCGCTGAGCGGCCCGACAACAAAACTGTCACCCGCTGTCGCGGCTCCAGTGCCGGTTCCTGGTGTTGGATGGGTTGTACCCGCGTTGTAACTGGTCGATACAGCAGTGTCAGAGCCAGTGGTCGTCGCCCCCAACCGACCCCGAAAATAGGGTGTAGTGACAGCGGTTTTTGCTGGCCCCCAACCAAAGGCTGAGTTAGCGCCGGTCGGGGCGCTGCCGTTAAGCTGAGTGTTACCAAAGAAGTTTGGTGTAACCCCCGCTGTGCCGAGAAGATAGATGGTCTGAATAGTCATCAGACATCATCGACCCAGGTGAAAACATAAGAGCAACCAGGCTTATCAGCAATCTGGTCGGGATGTTCCGGCCAGACATTACAACCACTCAGATAATAACCATGCTGATTTGGGGGTTCGTGTCCGATACAGAACCCATTCCCTTCAGGTGCCCCAACATGCAGTTCATAAAGCGGGCACATCCCCTGAACTTCAGGCTTGCGTAATATCGGATCATCCGATACAAGATCGTCACGGGACGCCCAAGGCGGTACGCCAACACAACATTCACCGCAGCGACAGCATTCACCGCTACGCACCCATGGCATTATGCATTTCCGGCAGTCACGGTAAATGACGTGACGGTGACGGTTTGCCCAGAGGTGATACTAGTGTTGTTCAACACCAGATCAGTGGTGGTGTTTCCCTGCACGTGACAAACGGCACTACCATCTTTTATGCGAAAACTTTGTGCTGTACCTGTGCCACTGGCAGCGACACTCCAAGTGCCTGCGATGGTTGTGACACCCCCAGAACTGGTCAAAAACGCGGCAGGTAAGACAATCGTGGCCAACAGTCCAGTAGGATCGGCCGCTGCGCAGTTAGCGGGTTCTGCACCGGAGAAGATCAGCAAAGTACCAGAAGCACCAACCGTCGCCTGAATTTGTGACACTTGGTTGTTGCGCAGTGTCGTACCATATTGGAAAGCCATAGATCACCTGCCAAATTGCTGGTACTTACGCACAACATCAAGATCACCGGTCCCAGCCTGGACATTATTTGGTGGGAAGTGACGTTGTAGCTTCTGCACCAATCCCAGTTCGAGCAAATCGAGTGGATGCTGTAGACCCGGACCACTGAACCGCCGGATGATCTGTTCGACTTCCTCTCGGGTCAGATCGATGTTCATCTGTCACCACCTGGTAGTTCATCCAGAGTTCATCCAAAGGATGATGCGAATGCTCCCCCAGCACAAATACAGTCACCGCTTCCAGAACGAACGATTGCGCGCGTTCATATTGCTGAGTGACTGATCCCCTACTGGAATAGACAGTGGCGTCACTGGCATCAACTCACGGTTCATGGTCGGTGCCGAAGCAACCTCGTCAGGCAGCTTCGACTTGTCTTTTGGTTCTTCGGCCTTTGACGTGGGAATGTCACCAACAAGTTCATCCTGTCGTTCCGGCACATCCAGTTCATCGACAGTTAAACCATAATCCATCGCGCCACCACTCATTGGTGCAGCGATACCACTGCCACCGCCACCACCACCAAGTCCCCCACCACTGGGAATAGGCGGCAGTGACGGTTGATCGCGTGATTTTGTCGGCATGTCACAATCCTCCGCATCGACACCCGTGATGGTACCCTTATTTTTACTGGCGTAAAATACCGATTCACCCTTCTCCGTGCCGTACTTCTTCTGCATGGCACTCTTTATGGTTTCACCTTTCTCGGTGAGCGGCACGGAGTGTCACTCCCTACCGTCGCGGATCAGGTATTCGTTGTTGGTCCGGAATTTTGGCATCTTTGTCATCTTTGTCTATTTGGTTTTCAGCCTCGTACCAAAATTCCTCATCACGACCTTGCGGACTTCCAGCTTGTTCCCACAACTGTCGCGCACGTTCACGAATACGTTCTAAGCGCAAGTCATCCACAACACCCTCTTAGGCAGTGGCGCGCCGCGCGTGTGCCGCATGTGTAGCACCATTACCTGTCACAACAATGCCATTCGACGGCGGTGCCGCAGTAGAACCTAGAGCATTGGTCGCAGTAACGACGCAAGTAATGGTTTTACCAACATCGCTTTCGGCGGCGACGTAATTGGCACTACCAACTCCAACATTCGACGCGTCACTCTTCCACTGGTAAGCGTAACTATGCGGTTCTGCGGACATGTTGTCCCAATTACCCATAGTACACGCCAGTGTACCACCGACAATTGGATCACCCGACACTTGCGGCACATCTCTATTCACCGGCGGTGCCGTTGCCGGTCCTTCCGGTTCTCCCGTGCCCGGTGCTGTAGGTAGTACCTCAGCTTTTCCCGCCATACCAGCAGCGGACACCATTCCATGGTGGGGGTTAGCTGTCAGTATAATCGCTTGTCGCGCCTGCGGATCGAGTGGCAGTTCATCGATCGGATCGATCTTACTACCAGAACGCCGGCCTTCGTCCAGACGCTTGGCACGCGCTACATCGGCTTCATACATCTTGGTGCTGAAGCCGTCTTGCAGAGCGATACTGTCCGACACAAACTTGTCCTGCGCCTTAGCCGCTTCCTCGGCGCGCAAGGCTTCACCTTTTTGAAATTCCTCCAACAACGTGGACTCCTCGGGGGATTTGGCCAATCCCTTTAACAGTCTATTAGAAGCCAAGTCACCCTCTAGATCAGTCCAACCATGTGTCAGATGAACAACTCTGCCACCAGGATATTCTTCACTGGAGGCAGTCTGAACGTGTACCCCAGGTTCTGGGATATAGACACGTGTTGCTTTACCGGCAGGAGCTTTTTCGGCAGGAGCTTTTTGGGTTTCAGCCATTACATCACCTCAGATGTTCGGAGTAGAGCGAGTAACACCCCCAAAAGATGTTTAGTTCCCGCCTTTAGATACCGTCGAGATAGCTCATGGTTTCAGGATAGATCATTTCGACCATACCCAAACGACAATAGTACGTGGTGACATGATAAATCCCCACGTACTGAATTGGCGTCTTTTGCAGTGGTGTCATCGGGTAGCGCAGACGCTGACTGTCCATGCTGTACGCCAGAGCGCGATCAACAGTACCAAGCACCTGTGGCGTGCCGCCGACACCCATACCAATCGCCCACTTAACAGGCAAAATAGTCAGTTTGCCACCACGTTGCACTGCCAGATTGTTTTCTTCCAGAAACTTCAGGATCGAGATATTACCCGCAGTGCTGACAACCTGACTGAGAAGCAAGCCATACTGCACAGGTGGGATCAGCAAACGATCCGGGATCACCGCATAACCCGAGGATGCCCAGGTGTTTTGCAGCAAAGTGTTGACATCGGCCAGAATATTAGCTGGGGTCTTGGATGCCCAAGTTGTGGCATTGCCCGTACCAGTGCCTGGCGCGGTAGACGGCGTGATCGCCGCCGAGTTAAACATACCGGTGATGTTCACCGTGGCGTCACCCACGTACACCACTTGGTCAATGTCCATCTGGTGTTTAAGATTCAAACCCTCAAACTTTTGCTGATCGATGGGACGACCAATCTTGATCGCTGACTCAAGTTCTGGGATGGAGTATTTCAACTCGTTTTCCCAGAGGATGAGCGGCTGAACCGTCTTCATAATATCGACAGCGATGCCGGCGATAGCCGTGGTGTTCTTACCTGACCAATTAATACCAGTCGGAGTGACACCACCTGGTGCAGCAAATGTGCTGTTGGTGAAGGACGCGGCCTCATCGGCGAGTGTCACATCCTCACGCAGATCAATGTCACGTCCCCAGGTGACGGCTGCCAGCGGCATGTGAAGTGCCGGATCAAGTCGTTCGAGTTCCTGGGTCAGAAACGCACCGGCACTGTCAACCGTCTTCCCATCGTGAGTGGTGTAGACACGGTCGAGTTTGGGAGCACCCGCCCGAACTGCGTCATAAGTCAACATGGCATTACCTCTTCGAAACGAGTGCAATCAGTGACTAAACGTTGTAGCCAATTTCGGTGTTGCCGGCCGCGTCGGCTGGCCCACGAAAGAATGCCTTGTTTATCTTAAAGCCGCTGGTGGTTGGGTCAGCCGCTTCCACATGTCCCTGCACATGCGGTGCAGCAGTCGCTGCGGTCCACACCCAGACAGGGCCATTCTTTTGTGGTGCAACACTGCCACCAAGTCGCACGGTCATAAAGCCGCGTCGCATCATATCGACCAGACCGATATTTGGTGGTGTGCCCGAGCCAAACGGAATGGTACCTTGTGGGAATGCAACGGTTCTGTCACCCCCAGGATATGGCCTCACCAGAAACCCAGCTTCAGCATCGGCCGTGACATCGGTTGCCGTCACCGGACGTGTACCATTGTTGTTGACGATCACCGGCACACCATATTCCGTCACTGGCGTGGCGGAGTTTTGCGTCTCGGGAGTGACAGTGGTACCAAGTGTCTGAAAACGGCTGAGTTCACCGGGGATGCCGGCATTCATGCGAAAAGTAAAAGCGACCATTGCAGCAACTCCTTTTAGCGAGAGAAGCTTAGTTAGGCTTTCTGAACTCGCCGGTGGCCCATGCCTCACGATTGCGACGCTGAATTTCACTGATGGTCAGCGCACCCAATGGTTTTGCTGGCTGGTTGACATGTGAAGTGTCACCAACTGCGGAGCGCACAAAGTTGTTGTTGCGCTCTGCACCCATGGCATTGGCAGTTGCTTCAAACGCCATCTTCAGTGTGTCGCAGGTCAACTTGCGCAATTGGTCACGGGTCTTTAGCCCTACCAGATCGGCCATGATGGTGCGTGACGCTTCGTGATTGAGTGCCGTGTCCAATGTCATACGACGAAACGAACACAGACGCTGCGCCGTGACACCCATCTTCACCTTGCTGTCAAAGGTGGGAATACGAATGCCAGGTACGATGATTTCGCCCTTGGCCATAGTGTCCTGCCACAACACCTCTTGGCGCATAGAGTCACCAGTTGACATACGCGCGTCCAGGTCTTCGATACCTGGCAGATCGGTTTCACCAATGATTTCCGGCTCGCGCTCGGGCACCGGGATGGTTTCGTCATCGTGCGCCTTGAGCATCTTGCCACGCCGCATGATGTAACGCTTGGCGTCCTGCGCATCACCAGGATTTTGCAGTTCGACTTCATCCTCGCCGCCGTCCATCAACTGTGCCAGTTGCTCTTCAAGAGCCTGGACGCGCGCTTCCAGATCGCCACCACCCCCGCCGTTCATATCACCACCATCGGGGTCATCACCTTCATGCTTGAGTGTCAGATCACCATCTTTGCCATCACCGTTGTCACCATTGCCGTTACCATTGCCGTTTGGCAGGTGAACGTGCATGTGAATGCCTTTGTCATCATCGCCATCGCCGTTCATATCGTCACCATTCTCGTTCATCAGATCGGGTGGAACCTTGCCTTCCATCTCGTCCTTGAGTTGTTCAAGATCGGCGTCCGAGGTGGCTTTTCTGGCTCGGCGTAAGATCGTGTCCATAAATGACGCCATGACACGGACTCCTAAAGATGGACGTGTAAGTGAATTGGCCGAGATGTGCGCTTGTGAAGCATCGCGGCACTGTCACGTGTGGTGAAGACCTTGCGTGAGTCACCAATACGACAAAACGCCCCACAGCGTCCGTCCTTCACCAGTGCCACGTGATTAGCGACAATATTGCGCTGTCGCCCCCGGCCATCTTCTTCCTGATCGTATTCGGCATCGTAACCAGCCGACAACTCACGCAGTGATCTGTCACGCACCGCTTTGATGGCGTCTGGGTCAGTGATCACCAAGTCACCCAGTAACAGATGATCTAAGACACCATCACCACGACGCGGATTGATGACATAACCAACTGCCAGCTTGCGCCAGTTCTGTGGACTCACATCCTCGTCGGGATGATCCATTGTCACTGGTTTGCCGTGAAACGAGAAGATGGTTTCATCACGAAACACTTCTTCAGGATCGCGCTGAATAACAATCAACCCATCTCTGCCACCTCTAAGCGGCAGTTCCTGATCGGAATAGAGTTGATGCCCCGTTCTCGCGAGAGGTGCGTTTCTGACTACCAGAAACCCCTCGGGAGTTAAAGACTGTGACGGACCGAGTTCTTCCGTTGTGTAGAATCTCATCAGGATGCCGTTGCAGTCCGGGCAGTTATGCGGTTATGACCGACTGCAACGGTTTTGTCAAAGAGAATAAATCCGAAAGCTACGATTTTTTAGATGGGTGAATTAGTCTCCAATCAGCATGATAACGATAACGATGGGTCTTTTTGGTGCCCACATAAGAAGCCCACCAGTAACAGCACCAACAACGGCTGCCAGTGATATAAACACTATCAGCCAAATTATAGATCGTCTGTCACTCATCAGGAAGCCGCAGTGTTGATACCACTCGCGATAAACCAGGATATATAACCAGAATAATCACCAGAATTACGACACAAATCGCAACTTCGTACCAGTAGCGCAGATTACGACGAAACATCACCACCTCAACTTATTGGCGACACTCAGAGTTCAGACATCGGGGCGTTTCAACCTATTGGCGTCAACTGTAAATGCCAGTGAGGATGACAACCAGAAACGTAGGGGAAGAAAACGACGCCTCTGGTTGCCAGAGCCTCCTTCGTCACCCCCACTCGTCGCCTGGGACATTGGTGACGAAAGCTCATAGAAAAAGGAACCACCATAGTGACATAACAACTGCACAAATCATGACGACAGCCAGTAGCAAAGTGAAGAATTCTTCTTTCCAGTTCAGATGTCACCTATGATCGGCTCGGCATAACACCGACAATTGGGAAAATTACCGGGATGATGTCTGTCACCATTTTCTTCGGCAATAGGTGGATTTGCCCATTCCTGCGTGGTGCCGTTTAAGTGACGATGCATTTTGCGCACATAAATGTCCTGCACCGAGTGCCAGATGTAATGTGTCGAACCGACATATTGTGCGCGTGCTTGCACCAGTGACGCTGCTGCTTTGGCTGTCTCGGTTCTGGCGATCAGTGTCGCACGCGACATTGTGACACCAGTGGTGTTGGCAATCATTTCTGCGAGTTGATCATAGCGTCTGCCACCCAGAACATATTGTTGTGTCAGTTCCTGCACACGCTGTGCGGCGTCTAACGGTATGCTGGTGATCAAATCAACCTGATCATTTTGCAACTGGCGCACCACTTCACCAATGGGTGCCTGTGCAACTTCCTTGTGTAGTGCGCGACTCATCTCACGGGCGTGACGCTGCCACGCGGTCATGTCGCGTCTATCGACTTCGGCAATCATTCTGGCGGCGGTAGCGCGTGCCCAAGGCGTGATCACGGACGCATAGCGATGCAGAATGTTTGTCACTTCTGGCACCCCCGCCGGATCGCCTATCTTGAAGTGCTTGATGATTTCACCAACGTGTCGCGCAATCTTGCGCAATTGAATGGCATAACCCTTCTCAGCGTTGCGCACCTTCTGCCAGTGTTGTTGTGCGCGCTGACGCTGTTTCTTACTTTGCCACACATCCTGGGTGGCGCTGTCTTGTGTCAGACCCGACGCGACGGCGCTGGCAAAGGCAGTGGCGTTCATCGGTCACTCCTGCAAAATATCTCTACTACTACGTAGTAGAGATATTCACTCACTGGGGTTTGTAACCCAGCGCCGTGGAAGCTGCCCAAGCTTTCTTTGATGCTTCATCGGCTCTACCAGAAAACATTGGGTTTTTGTTCTCTTGTGCATGTCTCGCGTGTTGATGAAGTGCCGCAGCTTGTGAATGTCCCTGGTGACTGATCGGGAAACCGGCTGCATTCTTGTGATAGGAATGCGCGGCAGCATGTGCCGAGGCAGTATTCGGATTGGTTGCGCTCTCGTCTGTGCTGCTTTCTTCGCCCCTTCACTGGTGCCAGCATCCTTTACTGATTTATCGTACCCTCGAAATGGTTCTGGGTCTGGTTTTGGTTTGTTGTGTACGGGTCCGACACCCTGCACAAAGCCTTCCGGATGCGAGCGCGCTGCGCTGGCACCACCAAACCCGCCCGGTGTACGTGGTTGAAAACCACCGCCGTGACCACGTGTCTGCGCAGCCTTGCGCGCACCTTCACTGGTGCCAGCATCGGCAGTTCTGTGAAGATGCACATGGATATGTTTACCAGCCATCTGTCACTCCCTTTGATATATCTACGTAGTAGATATATCACTTTCTCGCACACCGCGTATAGCTTCCTGGCGAACAGTGAGAAACGCCGACACAAGCAAACGATGTATGGCCGTTGCTTCAGGTCTGGTGAGCGGACGCACCCAGTGAATATTTGTCACTGTCTGGTTGCCCAACTCACACAACTCACTATAAGAAGGACGATCCATGACAACCTACTCACGTTCACCCGCTTCCTCGCCGAGGCGAGCCACCTTCTCGAACCCTCCACGGGCACGTTCGACACCACGTGTAGCACCACCGAGTGAGAAAGCACTACGTGCTTCTTTGCGATGCGCGCCCGGTGCGTGTTGTGTCGGTGGTTTTGGTGTATGTGGTGTTGGTGCCTTTGGTGGCAGTGTCGGCCTTGCGCCCGGTACTGTCGGTGGGTGTGGTGCCGTGGGTGCCTTTGGCACTCTCGGCTGTGTCGCCCCCTTGATCACCCCCGCTGGTTTCATCGGCTTCACCACGGACTTGCGTGCTTGTGTCTGCCGATTACGTGGTGCTGATGACTGCGGTTTGATGACTGTGGACGGTGGACGCTTCGGTGTGGTACTCGGGGCCTTTGGTGTCGTAACTCCTGGCACGTCACGTGTCACTACATCATGTGAAAACATGGTGCGTCCTCCAGCATGATGTTGGTGAATGTGGACGTGTATATGTTTCACAAGATTGGCTACCTTATTCCATTCCCGCCACGCACCAACCAGTGTCTCGGAACTTCTGGTAATGAAGTGTTGATCCATTTATAATTCTTGTTTCCGATCAAATACCTCCAATGATCACCAATGCCTTCGGCAGTACGATGCGGTAGATACTGGTCACTGATTTTCTGCGCACGTTTAACCACAGCATCATGTGAACGAGGATTGGTTCCTTGCATATATTCCAGAATAATCTCGTTTTCTATTATGGTGTAATTGGCACCACCACTCATCTTTGCCACCTACACTATTTTCGCTTTGGACACAAGCGTGTCCGACACGATCAAAACACAAATCACGTGCTTGATCGAGTGTTTTGTGTGAAATCGATTCTGGTGCGTCTGGAGGGCACTATTCTGTGAAGTCGCTCTAACGACAGCGACTTCGACTTAAAACGCATCAGGTGAACGCCGTAGGCACACTAGCGTCGATCCTGTCGCGTGTCGTACCCTCGCGCTAACGCGCGACTTACACTTTGACCGTCTGTTTTATCCCAGTGTACACAACACTCTCATGCTTTGTGCACCACGGACTGCCTGGTATTGTTATGTCACCACACCACTTGAAGGGTAGTGTAGCATCCTGTGTGAACAAGCAATACCCATAATCCGGAAACTCTTGTGTCGGCTTTTTTACTAGTTCTGGTTTGAGGGTTTTGGTCTTTTTGGTTTTGGCTTTCGTCTTGGTCGGCATAGCAACTACTCTCTTGGAGGGTCACACACAAAACTCGGGGGAAGAGATTTTGTTATCTCTTCCCCCGTTTTCAAGCTGTGGTTTTTATGCTGTGGTTGTTCCGGCAGCGGGGCGGTGTTCCACATGCGGCGGTGACGGTGCTACTTCCTCATACGGAACAAACACCATGCTGTCGTAATAGAAGCTATAACCCCAGAAGCCTTGTGCACCACTTGGTGGTTGCACAAATGCTGGTGGTAGTTCCGGCTTTTCACCTTCCGGTGGCAGCACAATCGGATGAGACGGATAAACCGGCCAGTAGATCGGATGCTCCGGATAAACAGCCTCAGGCGGTTGTGGCACCGGGATATAGATCGGATGCGTTGGTACACCTGGTGACGGCCAGATACCCGGTGGTGAACCACCCGGTGCAATTGGATGTGCAGGATGTGCCGGCGGTCCTCCTGGTGCGATTGGATGTGCTGGTAGTGGTGGCCAAACAAGCGGTGGCAGTGCAATCGGATGTTCTGGATGGGCACCCGATACGGGAGGCGTGGGGATCACGATGGGATGTGACGGATAGATCGGAATATAAATCGGGTGTTCTGGTTTGGCACCGCCTTCCTCTGTCGGCGGGGGAACCGGAATATAGATTGGTGGTGTCGGCATCGGCACGTTACCACCGCCCCAAATCCCTAGCGGCGGTTCAGTACCTGGCGGGAGTGGTCCGGTACTCACTTCCGGCAGTGTAATCTTGCCGGTGATGATTGCGTCAAATGTAGGCATAAGCATTACTCCTTTATGCTAGCGCATGTTGGCCGCACGCGCCCAAAATTAGGCCCTAACCCACACTGGCAGCGGCCAACTACCAGTGGTCCCACCCTCTGCGGGGGTGCCCACCGAGGCGAACCCCGCATACTCGGAAAAACACACTGTACGCGACGTGCAGTGACAAAACAATGACCGTTCTCAATTGCCAGGTACTTTCTTTTTGCGGTCATGCGTGTGCAGATGATACACCTCGGTGGGTTTTGGCAGTGGGTCTTCACCTTCGATATGAAAGTGGTAGTCGTCACCTTCATCTTTGCCGTTTGGTTTTGGTTTGGCAATTGGTGTCTGACCCGGTAGAAACTCTTTAGGTTCAACCGAATCGGGCAAAAAGGGTTGTACACTGTGCGGTAAGAAATCTGGTACTGGTGGTTCGGCCCCTTGCGGACCCTGTGTCGGATCGGTGGGTTGTTGCTGATTGGGGTCTGGTTGCTGCTGTTGTGACGGATCACCTGGTGGCATTCCCATACCCGGCATACCCATCGGCATTGCCGGTGGTTCGTTCTCGGCGTCTTCGATATCTTCATCGGTGATATTGGTCCAGACCCCGGTTTCGTTACTGGCCTGACGCAATTCCTTGAGTGCCTGAGCCTTTGACACCACACCGGCTTCAAATGCCTGTAACACTTCACTGGTGATCTGTGACGATATGGCTGCCTTCTGATCCGGTGCTAACTGCCACAGAGGAACAAAATCAAAGTTGAAGTTTTCTGGTAGTTTGACTTTCTCTGACCGGGCAATCACCCGTATCAGCTTTTCGAGTGGGGGTCTTAGATGGCGTTCCTGTTGTGACAGAATACCATCGTAATACATGCGCATATCCGATTCACCAGTGGAGTTTAGACCCGCCGGTGATTGACCAAACAGTCTTACCAAAGGTATCTGCAACGCCCCGGAGATTTGCTGACCCATCTGTATCAGTATCGAGTCCAGTCCCGCAAAAGTGTATTGCAGTGCCTCAAAACGATCTTCGGCATCCAAGATGGTGACACCTTCATTGCCCTGCCAGCGTCGCATCCACTCGATTTGCTCGATAAGGGCTTCCAGCATCTTACCGCCGGTGCCGATAATGTCGCGTAAGCCCTGAATTGACAGATTGCGAATATGCGCACGATACACCAGTTGAGCGGCACCTTGTGTCGAACTGTCAAACGCCAGAATACGATCAAACACCGGTTCAAGTACCGACAGCCCCCACAGGTTCTCGGAGAGTCGCTGGTAGTACGGTAGATCATCACCGTCAAAGCGTAAAAAGCGTGAGTGGTGTATCTTTTGTCGCGGTGCGGCAGGAGAATCGGCGACTATGGTGTAGTACTTGGGCTTTCCCAGATCAGGTGAACGCATATCGGTCACCAGATCATTAAGTGACGGATCAATCATCCAGCGATCCAGCACCATCAGACCACAAAACTGATTGGGGGCTATAGTATTAATAACCAATGGTTTTGAAAAATCGTGCCCATCGATCAGCATGACTGCGCCAGCACCACCATACAATCGACCCCAGCCGATAGCTTCTGCCAGTTTGTCAAAGATCGCAAACTTCTTGTTAAACGCGGTTTCCAGTACGTCACGTTCTTCCGGGTCAATGTCGGACCCCAGTGTAATACCTTGACGGGTCATATCGTCAGCCACGGTACGAATGGCCATACGACAAATCCAACTACCACGATAAGCCCATTCGAGTAACAGTCTTATACGGGAAATCGGGTTAAAGCCGTAACTACCAAATGTCGATTGATTATCAGTACCAACACCAATATTGGACGCAAAGTTTTGAAAGCTGTCAGTGGTGTTGATGCGCGGCTTTGGTTTGGGCGGTATCGGACGATTAGCCTCGCGCTTGGCGGCTCTTACGACAGTGCGTTTTGACGCCATGATATGTCACCTTCACTACCCCACCGCGATGCTTGGTGGGCGCGGTATCTCCTGATCTATGGGACGCCATAAATGGAGACAGTAAGGGTGACAGTTTATATGCTCACTCTCCGGAACATGCAATTGCATAACCGTTTCATTGTCGTCCCAGAACACTTTCTTGATATGTGACATCTCCAGCCAGTTAGGACAGCGTTTTGGCAGTGACACTGACACGTGTTCCCAACGTATTAGTTCTTCACCAGCCGACGCAATGATGCGTAGTTTGACACCGGTCAAATTGTAAGGGATGACAAACAAGCCAAAATTGTCGCCGTAGCGACTTTCTTGAATAGTGCCGACAGAAATAAGACGAAAAGGTTCAGCCAGTAACCAAGGAGTTTTTCTCATTGGTTATCTTATACCTGGGGCGAAGATAAATATCCCCAGCAACAACACCGCCACAAACGCAAAGAAGACATTGGTAGCAGCAAATGGCTGTATTTGTGGGAAGGGTAAAATGGTGATAAGCCACATAAACATTACCACCACAAAGAGAATTTCTATGATCATTTCACCAACTCCCTAACGACGTTAAAGCCTCGGACTATCTGTCGTACAATACAATATGACACTGCGACTGCAAGCCACAATACCAACATCGGCACGGCTAGTGACAATATTTTTAGATGAATACCCATTGCCCTAATATTGCGGTCATGCGCTGCGTGCCACGCCGCTTGTCTCTCCCAGCGGGTAATGACACGTTTAAAATCCATTTAGTGTCTGACAATACAGTGTAGTCATGACATGGAGTTAGCCAACTTTCGCCAAGAGGACAGTTTATCAGTCGGAGCATCCTCGGCAAAGGCCAGAACCAAGGCATCCCATCGGTCGGGTGAAGTCGACTCAAGATCGGTGTTGATTTCTGCCAGTTCCTTTTCCATCTCTTCTTTACTGGCAACGCGCAACAGACCATTAGAGGTGATGCGATACTTCATCGCGGTGATCTGCGCCACCGTGTCATCAGCAGTGCCATCTCTTTGTTGCTGTTCACTAAACACCAACTGAATATGACCCGTCTCAAACAGATCACGCAGTTCCCAGGACAATTCGGCCTTTAGATTAAAGAACCTACGCTTTAGCGGGTCTTTTTCGGTCGGGCCGATACCGACATTGATGGGAACGATGTTACACCACTTTGGCAATTCGTTTTGACTGCGTAACTCGTTTAAGCGATCAGTGACACCACCACCCATGCCAGGATCATCGATCTTGCAGCGTGTGCAACCTGTTTCACGAATGGCTTTTGCCACCCAACCGGTTAGTTCCATAAGATCGTTACGGTGATAGACACCCCACAACGTGGCGACTGGTCCCTTGCGATGATAGATCACCGACTCGTTGTTACCCTTGCGGGCGACATCGACACCAAGATCATTGGGATCATCATCCTTTGCTGTCAATGTACGATTCATCGCGGCTCGTACCAGACTAATTGGCACCAGCGCATCGACACTAACCTCGGGAAATTCACCAAGTACTTTACTCAAATAGAGTGGTGATGTTTCACCCCAGCGCAGCTTGCGCTGTTCGACCCACTCGGGATTGATCAGCAACTCTCTTAGGTCTTGTGGTATGTCTTCACCAGTGAAGTTTGGCGTATCAAACGCCGAAACGGTGATCACGTGCCAGCCTGAGTTTACTTCACAAACACGTGAAAACTCGGTCAGCGGATCATCGGGATTACCAATGGTGACAATCTTTCCACCATTCGACACCAGTGTCTCGGCAGCGTTGTACAAGGTCGCGGGTATCCCGCAACCTTCATCGAGTATCACCAAAATATAACGTTGATGAATGCCCTGAAACGCCGTGATGTTTTCGTCATCGGGCTTGCGACCAAAAGCCACGATTTCGTCATTCATCCACCACTCGGTCTGATTGGTGTAACCCGGCAGATGAGCTTTGCGATGAACACGACCAATTTCACGCCACAAGATGGCGCGCACCTGCGCAAAGGTCGGGGCACTGGTGACCACAAAGGCTTCACCAGGATTGTGACTACTGATCCACCATGCCGCAAGTCGGGCTGCACCCCAGGACTTGCCCGTCGAGTGACAGGACTTGACCGCTACGCGGTCATATTTTGTCACTGCCTCGAAGATTTCGCGTTGCTTGGACCACAGATACTCACCAAGCCCTTGTTCTATAAAGGCTATTGGGTCGTTCTGATACTTCAGCCAAGGGTTGGGTAGATCGCGTCCCTCAAGTCGGCGCTGTTTCTCTTTGCGCGCCAGAAGTGCGCCAAGTTCCAGTTTTGCTTCATAGGGTAGTTGAGTAAAGTCCAGTGGTGGCACTTGACGCCTCGCTCTGTCCCAGTGGTACTACTCGCCTTTATTGACTCACTCCCTGAACGTGGTACTCTCCGCTGTGGTGGCTCACTCTCGGATCATGGTACTCTCCGGCTAAATGATTCACACGAGCTAAATGGCACTCTCCGCCCATCTGGTTCACGCGGGGGTATTGGTACTCTCGCTGATCGTGGTTTTACTCTTGGCGTTTGGTGCGCTCTGACCATTTGGTCACTCACCATTTATGGTACTCTCACTAAACGTGGTTAAATGTCGTCATACAACACGGCTCGTCTAGGCTTAGGCTTTATCACAGTCGGTCTGTCACGCTGATCCTCCAGCATCTTCACAAACGGCTGTAGGTCTGGATCGTCATTGTCAATCAGCGGTGCAGACTGTTCCAGCAAAGTGTCAAGCTGTTCTTCCGGCATCTGCGCCAGGTCAAGCACACTGATCTGCTTACGTTCGACAATCAACCCACGCACCTTGGCGTATAGATCAAACGCCTTCATCCAATCGTGAAGCTGTATTTCAGCACCATTCTTTGTGTGCTTAATACCGGCAATGGCGTTTCGTATGCGCCGACTTAACTTTCTGGTGTCTTTTACATAGGTACGCGGAATACCATGACCAAAACAAGTCGGGCAGGTAGGATGAGGATCGGCAAGTTCATCAAACCCAGAACCACCCATTTTCTTGAATATCTCAGGGTTCTTGCCGCGGGCAATATACTGATTCAAATCACGTTCCATCTCCCAGTCTTTACGCTGGTATTCGTGATTCTCACCGTGACAGTAACGACAATTACACCGGCGATGCTGAATAATGTCATTAATATCAACCGTGAGTATGTCGTAGAGTCTCTCCATGATTTCGCGATCACGCTTCTGGCTTTCAATCTTCTTTAACGCGTGGTCACTGTATACGACAGCGCGACGAATAAAACGCTTGGGCGCAGGCATATTACGAATCCTCTGTCACTGCCTCGTCAACATGCCCGACTGTCGACTCCGTTGCAATAACATATCATTTCCAGGGAGGTATTTGTATTGGCTCACTACCACCATTGTCCTGTTTGCATTGTTTACGTAACCGCTCTATTTCGCGATTATCGCAACCATCAACTGCGCATTGATGCTGCAACTTGACCAGCTTCTGACAGCTTTGCGGTATGGTATCAGCAACCAGTGCCGCCACCAGAAGTATCAACATCAACGCTTGGCAAGTCTCACTTTGGACCGATAGTGAAGTCGGTGTAGTTCTTCTCACTGCCACTGACTTCCACTTTAACGCCATAAGTCTTTTCGATATGTTCTTTAAGTTTCTTCACTGCCTCTTTCGTCTTCTGTGTCGGCACTTGCCAATCGTAGTCTTCTTCATTTCTGGCTTCCGGTGGATTCTCCCACTGACCTAAATCACGAATACTAAATTCCACAGAACCATCAGGATTCTTGCGATCAATCAGAGGATTACCATATTCAGCGACACTAGCATGTCTACCCAAGAACGGATCACGCTTCACCATTGCAACAACAGACTTCGCGATATCTTCGTGCTTGGCGTGCAGTTCCGCCGGCGACGCTTTAGCTGGTGCGGCTTTAGCCGGTGCGGCTTTTGGTGTTGATTTTGGCGACGATTTAGCGGCAGGACCGGCACTAGACTTACCACTAGTACCAGTACCTTTTTTCACAAACTCGCCATGTTTACGCGGATGTTGTGACTCTACAAAGGCATCTCTAGTCAGATGCACGTGTATATGTTTCGCCACCACAATCACTCCTTCTGCTTAGTACCATCCCCTTTGTTTTCTTCTTCATCACTCTCCAACTCTAACGGATCAAAACCAAGCATGGCGATTAGTGAAGGATCAGTTTCATCCTCCAATTCGTCATCGTCATTATCCATGCCTTCAACCTCCGGCGGATCATCATCTTCCTTCGGTTGTTCTTGAAATTCACCATAATGTGCGCCCGGTAAAGGCGGCATCTTGGAAATGTCAGGCATCTTACTTCTCCCATTAACAGTAGATCATACGCTCAAAGACACAAATTTACAACATCCAAATATTCACCGCTTAATTAGCTGACCCGCTACTTCTCTTGCCGCAGATACCGCAATATCTTCTTCACGAGAATCAGGTTTGTTATGCCAGGCCAAATAGATCACACCGACAAACGCTTCTGGGCTAGGGGGTATCGGCATCGCACAAGCTCGTACCACTCCACGATCAGTTAAACGACGCATCAGCGGTGACTCACGTTCCCTTGTATCGACACAAGTCGGATGACCATTGAGAACATCTACCAGTGCTTGTACATCGGAAGTAGTGACAATTATCGGCAACCGACGCGGTGATGGTATTATCGGTCTTTCACCGTCTTTTCGTCTAGCGGCGATAAATCGCTGTGAATTACTGCCCAAGTCTACGGCCCAAATCTGAATAAGATCGGCGTCTGTCTCTTCAGTCAGTTTTTCCAGTGCTTGCGGTACGTCATGCGTCTTCAATTCCAGAGACTCAGGTGTCAGCCAGGACTCAAGGATTATATCACGTTGGTCATAAAGTAACCAACCAAGTCCACCTATTAGAGCAAATGCAATAATGACAACGGCTTTCCACGGCTTATCAACATATCCCAGTATCTGCCCAATAATGCCAGATGCAGATGTTTTAGGATTGTTGTCCGTCATTGTCTGGGAACACCTGATTGTAGAAGTAAGCGCGCTTCAAGCGCCCAGACTCGTCATAGCAGTTCACCAGTTTATCCTTGGTAATGACAGATATCGCGTCCCACTCACGAATGGCTTCGTCACGATTTTTGTACAACATACAGAAGGCATTGATGATCAAATTAAAACCGGCATCAACCACTTTCCGGTAACCAAAACCGTTACAAGACCTACCAAGCTCCGCAAACAACGACACCGCCGGACGATCAGATCGTTTGGCTAGTTCGCTCATCATGCACCACTGGCCATTTTCCAACTAGCAAACACATGTGGTGAAATATAAGACTGCAACGCCACCGCTGGTGTGTTACCCAATGTCTCAGACACCTTGGTCGCCACGGCGGTGACAAATCTCTTGTACTCTTTTGGGTCTTTTGGTACTGGCATACTGGCGACTTCGTTGCCAGCGACCTTTGTACCAATCAGAGTTCTAAAGTCCTTGGTCTTAAAGTCTTTACCAGCAACACCTTTGACATGGGCCAGTAATCGTCTGGCATCAGACTGCGGGAACAACTGATTACCTTCACCAACTTGCTTTGCACGATCCTGCAAATCTTTGGCTATTTCTGGATCAGTGATCTTGATCGTCACGTCCTTACCCTTATGCTTACCAGCAACATACACTAGTGAAGTGTTACCATCTTTATCGGTGACAACGTGCTGACCCTCCAACGTGGTCGCACCATACGACTTGTAGTCAGCCCCAGTGTCAACATCAGAGCCGGGACGAATACCCGAGTGCATAATCAGTGACAGAACAGCGGCAAGCTCACGTGTGCGTGGATCACGCGACTTCTTAGCTTGCTGGTTCTTCGCCATGATCTTGTCAAACTTACCATCGTCAAGTATCTGCGAACGTCGAAACTTGTCCGCGGCCTGTGACTGGTCATGCTTCACCGAATACAGTGGTTGTGTGCGGCCTTTCGAGTCTTCACCAACCACTACCAGATGACCCTTTGGGTCAGGATTAAAGCGTGGGTTAGTCCAGCCTGGTGGTATTTTCTTAGACTCAAGTAGTTTTTTGAGATGACTTGGTAGGGGCTTACCGCCTGGTAGCGTCCAAGTTTGACCCTTACCTTTAATTACCGGGCCTTTCTCTAATGGCTGAAAATTAGCCGAGGCACGACCGCCCCGAGACGAGGTAGGTTTGGCAGTAGCACCTCCTCCACTACCTTTTGTCCACTTACCAGATGGTTCACGCAGTTCCTCAGGATCAAAATCATGAAAGTGTAGAAAGACCCTGGTGTCTCTGACCCTGAAGACCCGTGCCAACATGTCCCTGGTCTTTCCGCACTTGCAATCGCAACCACAGTCATGTGTTGAATGCGCGTGCAGTCGCACTCTGACGCCTCGATGATCGAAGACGCGCACGTTCATCGCTACATGCCCTGCGGCGAGCGCCTGATGCGCTGAAGCTGTTTTGCGCTGTCTGTCACTGTCTCAGTCTTTCATGTCACTGTAGCGCGCTCAGAACGCGTCTATTTTCGGTGTATATGCACCTGTACTTTCGGCTTCTGCTTCAACTTGGCGTCCTTCGACTTCTTTGGTGCCTGCACCGCCTTGACCCGTTTCGGGTCGGGTTCACCCAGCCACTTCCATTCACCAGTGATCGGGTCTTCATACTGCACTTCACCTGGACCCCAGGCAAAGCGATTACTGTCGTCATCTTTTTCTGCCACGATTAAGCTCCTAAGTGTGATTGATCCAGTCTTGCTTTCCAAGCACCAGTAAGTTGGTCTTTTTCACCTGTCAATACCAGACGCGAACTTTGTTGTGCCAGACTCTCATATTCACCAATTTCATTATGAACCGAAGCAACATGTGAGCCTTGTGGTACCTCTACAATCACTACCATACCATCATAGCCAGCAAAGCCTTTGGCTACATCTATCGAAGTAGACATGGACATAAATGCTTCGTCTTTCAGACGAAATGGTACTCCAGCCGCCTCAGCCTTCTTGATTTGTGACTTCACCGAATCAGTGAAACCATGTTTGTTTCTGATACCACGAAACATGGTCAACGGCTTTGACGTGCGTGGGGCATTCTTAATAAAGTCGCGTATTGGCTTCACCTGCTTAATGTGATCGCAATCATCCGAGTACCGTAAACAGTCATTGATTGGCGTATAACCACTACCCTTGTAATATACAAGATCGCTCCGCACGGAAGACGGAATAGTCACCGCAGCATTCAAGTCATCATAGACTTGGCTGGGAGTTTTATGTGGCTCGGTGGGTGAAGTCACATACTGCTTACTGTAAGACGATCCACCTTCGACATAACTACCAACGCCTGCCGCATGTGTCTGTTTTGGTTGCGGCGGCGGTGTCGGTTTCGGTGGTGTGGTCGGCTGCGGTGGTGGTGGCGGTGCTGCGACCTTAAGTGACGCACCCAGTGCCAACAATTTATCACGTCTTGCAATCAGCTTGTCAGTAAGTTCCGTGGCAACAGCACTATTAGCATCAAAATAAGTGTGTACAGCATCTACAATATCTTTATTGGTGATATTGTTGAGCTTGTCAACAGATGCTTTCAATTCTTCATTCGTCATGTCACCATAGAGTTTATGGGCATCATAGTTCTTGGCCGGGTCACGTAATGTGTTCCACTCGGTGGGATCATTGCCAAAGGCACTACCCTTCGGATCACCCATTGCTCGATACAGTAACGCACCACCAACATCAAGAGTGAGTGCTTTACCGTTCAATATACCAACATTGTCACCGCCAGTGCCCGCCGCGTCCCAGTTAGCCAACCAAGCATTCAATGCAAAATCGCTCTGTGCCTGTTTCTTCTCACTCAGTGACAGTTTACTGACATTATCCTTTTGCAAGTTTTCATAATCAGTACCAATACTATTCTTAAAAGGACCGTCACCATGTACTGCATGATACTTCAACGTACCGCCACCACCCTTTGCCAGAAGATCGGCGGCGAGTAGTTCGTTAGCCACATGTTGTGCTGTTTTGAGATGCTTTACATAGTATTTCTTACCTTCCAGATTTTCGTATATACCACCAGGATTACTACCCTTCTTATCAGAAATCTTGGTAAGATCACTCATATGTAACGAATGACCAACAGCCTTTGGCGAGAAGTGGTCCTTGGCAATCTGTAGATCACGTGCCTTATTCAGATACTGACCCAGTTCCTCTTTGGGAATGAGTGACACTCCCTCAGTCTCACCAGTGTCATAATCTTTTGGTGTACCACCAGTACGTTTTGCATGGTAGTAGCGCGTGATACTAGTGTCACCCAGATAATCACCAGCAAAGCCGGTGATTTCGGCTTTCAGACCACTCTCTTCCCACGCCTCTTTGATCGCTGTCGTTTGCAGTGACTGACCCGGCTCCTGCCCACCCTTTGGGAAAGTGTAATTGTAGCCACCAAAAGAATTTGTTGGCTTGACGATCCAGACACGTCCATCAGGCTCTTCAATCAACAAACCACAACTGATCTTCTTATTTGGTGTCGCGGTCATCGGCGGTTCTTGAATGTGCGGATTCTGTCCTTCGACATCAGCCCAATTGGCTGGTGGTGTCCAACTGTCAAACTTAACACCATTCAACTCGGTAGGTATAAAAGTACTCTTACTGAAGTGTTCGGCCTTGATTGGTGAACTTTGCGCCGAGATTTTAACCTCATCAAACTTGGTTTTCACATAGTTGTAAAATTTAGCGGCATTACCCGTAAATGTTTCACTATCACCTGGCTGTCCACCAGGCAGTTGCCACGACACAAGTCCTTTCTGAGTGTCATGATTATAAGTAAACGCCATCTTGATCTTGTCAGGATCATTATTCAAGACACCCACTATCGCATCAGGATCAAATCCTGGTGTTATAGTAAAACCGTCACTCTTCAACGGACTAGCAATACTCATCAACGACTGCTGAAGATTAGAGGCTCCCGTTGATGGCGGAGGCGGTGGCGGAACTGTCGCTGGCGGACTACCTGTCAAGCCAAGATTATAGGCGTCATTGTCAAGACCTTGCTGCCCATTACCATGAGCAATTGTCTTATACTCAGGATCAATAAACTCATATTTGTCAGATTCTTTACTGGTGACTAATTTTGTACCATCAGGAAATTCGTACTGATTCGCTGGTTCTTCCGGGAACCCCGGATGGGCAAACGAATAGTCCCCCAAATCTTTTGGTCCGTTAGAGACTTCAATCGGAACTTGCCATGCTCCCATTAAACCTGTCGATGGTGGCTGATAGTTTGATGTTGCTGGATTTAGTCCCAGTGCATCATAAAGTTCGTTGATGCCGTAACCTTCTTTATTAAATGTGTTATTGGGAGTAGAAATTTGCCAATGCGCACCTATTCCATCCTCCTTAGAAACATAGACGTAATCATTCCCTTTCTTAAACTTCGTATGACCTGTCATATCCGTAACAGGCACAAACCCATTGTTGCTCAACATCTCATGAAATTCTGCTTGATCGAGTTTATCCATATTCTCTTTTATGTCTGACGCCACAGAAGATGCATATGGATCAGCAACACCAGTCGGTACTTCACCTGGCTTTGGTGCCGTCCCCAGCATCTTCGCCAAATCTTTGTAATTTTCCTCATCAGGACTTTCTAAAATCTTTGGATATACTGGGAAAATAGTAGATTGACCCCCAGCTTCAGTAGCAGGTTTTGCTAAGATAACCGAGCCGTCTGGTTTACCGTAAACAGATATGTCACCAGCGGCACCCTGAAACGCCCAAGGTGCCGGTCCAACAAACTCGTAACCAGCATCGGTCAGTGTCTTGTGATCTGCTTCACTCACTCCCGCTGGCTTTGGTTTGGCGATGAACTTGCCGCCTTCACCACGCGGGTGAAGGTGTTCAAACTCACTGTTAAGTCCCTCCTGGCCAGACCCGTAGGCCATGACCTTCTCACCCTGCCATATCTTCCAAGTGCCATCTGGTTTAATGGCAACTGACTCGGATCCATCTGGGTTAGCGTAGATCGTGGTGCCGTTCACAACTTCCTTATTCGGCAGTACCTTCTCGATGCCCTTAGGTCCGATGACACTTGTGCTAGGTGTTTCACTTTCCCACGCAGATTTCTTAGAAGCAATAGTACTAGCTAGATTACCACTCATCACCCCATGACCAGAAATAGACGGGCCAGTAGGTGGTGTGTATGACCAGTTCAACTTACCCTTATCAATACCAGTTGCCGGTGTGTCATTCTTTAGAATGACTTTACCCTTGGTTGGACTGGTGTAAGTTGTGGTATTGGGACCAGAAAAAGCGGGCTTAAATCCCAACTCTGTCATCTTGGCGTGAATCTGCGGCTTAGGATGTACCGCTGCGGTGGCTGTTGGTGTAGGAGGTGGTGTCGGTGTCGGCTTGGGCACAAGTCCCATCTGCTTGGAGAGTTCAGGCAGAATACCTGGCGGACCGCTTGGCGGTGCGCCGTGATTGATACCAGCCAGATGCTTGGATAGCTTACCGGCACCGCTACCAGTACCACCCTCAGAATGCGTCCAGCCTGTCAGCCACTTCTGACCCGTAGAGGCGGCATGAACTTCGACTTGATGACCAGACAATGGATGGTGATATAGATTGGTACCTTTTTTACTCTTTATCTTCTCGTATCCGTGTTCTTTTAGTGCCAGTGCAACAGGATTGACAACCACAGCACCCGGTGCTGCCTGTGGCTTTTCACTGGGATGTACACCAGCACCCTTGACAAATTGTCCAGACTTAGCGCGCGGGTGTTCTTCTTCCTTCCATACCGGTGCATCGTGAACGCGTTTTGTCTTGGACGCATCGTGAAAGTGAAAGAACACCTTTCTTCCAGCGGTGTTGATCGTGTGTAAGAACGTCACGACTTCCCCTCACGTCTGGAAGTGTAGATGTTCTTTCTACTATCACGATGACTGTTCCAAGCATAGCGATTTCTACTGTCGGCGCAATTTCCGGTAAACCGGATCATGGACTTCAACCGTCTTGTGACAACGACGGCAACGCCAAATACAAATGTCGTTGACACGCGAGAAGCGAACCCAATGATGCCATCCCAGCCGACAACGAAGTGGTATTACCAGAAAATCGGCTAGTGGTGACATACGCTCGTCCCACATTGGTACTCTCCGCATCTATGGCTCATTCACAGATCATGGTACTTCTCGGATCTCTTGATTCACGCAAAGATCATGGTACTCTCTTAACTAATGGTTCACGCTGAGATTTTGGTACTCTCCAATAGAGTGGTTCGCGCCGCAGGCGTGGTACTCTCGTAGTGTTTGGCTCACTCTAACCTTATGGTACTCTCTCGATCTTTGGTCAATGGCAGACCTTCAGCGTAGTGTGTCAAGATACTCGCGAAACAGATCACCACATATCCGGTTAAGCCGGACAAGTTCACCCGTCCGGTTAATCGCGGCGATCATCTTTGTTGCAATGTCGATTAGATCGCGCCCGACCTCAGCTTCAGCCGCTACTTGCGCTTCAGCCGCCTCGTCAAAACGCGCGGTAGCTTCACCGATACGCCGAATTATATCATGTTGTTCTGGTGTGTGTTCCATATAATCAGTCCATTCTACACACTTCAAATGAACCATCCGGCTGAATAATTGCTACCCAAGAGCAATCATAAAACCGAATGACTTCATTACGCATTTTTGACTCAAATAACAACTGCGTCGGCGGATCACCAGGATACTGCATATTGCCATTCGACAGCATGGTGAACCCTTTAAAGGGTCGCCAACCACCGCCGTGTCCATAAGCCAAGTCAAGTTGTTCACGCGCAGAGCGCGGGTCTTTATCATTTAGAAACATCGGAATATAGCCCATCATCTCAGGGTCTGCCTGAGGATGCTTGGCTTTCCACACCATCGACATTTTAATGTCCTCGTTCTGACTAGATGCGCATATAATGTCATTGAACGTATTTTGTCAACAGCAAAGTTTGTGGTAAACCACTTGACTTCCCAGGCTCAGTGAGATATAAAGTACGACGGACTAAAAAACAGTTATGGAATAACTCAAGAGAAAGACAGGAATTCCAAATGTGGGTTTATACGACAAAAGGCTTCTATTCCATCGTGAAAGACGAGACTCATTCCGGCAATCTGTTGGTACGGTCGCGTTTTCACGGTGACATTGAGAAGCTGATACCAGATGCCAAAGTGATCGTCACGCTAGCGCGTGACTATCTCTATCGTGCCAGTGTACCAAAGGCAACAGTGGCAGCGGCGCTGATCCAGAACGTTCTCGATATCGACTACCCAAACTTCAAAGATGCCGTACTGGACGATGATCGTCACGAAGCCTACGGCGAAGTCTGGGCCACGATGTACCACGCCGGACTTGGCAGTTTACACAAACGTAAACTCCCATCCCTACGCGATCCGACACGAAAGCGGCTTATAGAACGGTACGAAAATCTTCTTAGTAGGAGAGAGAAATGAGTTTCGGTCTGGTCACCGCGCTAAACATCGAAGACGTGCCAATGATCATGCGTATCACGGCACGCAACTATCGAAAAAACGCGGAGAATGGTGTCGGTGTAATTCTGGAATACACCGAGCTTCACGGTCATCATCCAGATTTGTGGAAGTTTGCTGCCGAGGTGCTTGAACAATCAGCGGATATGCTGGATGCATCCATCAAGGATGCGAAAACACGTGCGCCAAAAGCGCGCCGCGCAACTCTCTAGATGGACGCGCCCGCCATGACACCCGCCATCTCGCGACGTGTGTTGCGACGAACAGTCTTCATCACCGCGTCTGGTGAATTGATGATCAGTGACAGCAACACCTTTGCCGACATTTCGGGTTCACGGCGGCGGCGTTCCCACTGCACGTAAGTTTGCACAGGAAGACCAAAACGCTCGGCAAAATCCACTTGGGACAGGCCAAGCATTAAACGGTAATCCTTGATGTCTTCGATTATGTCATTCATGGGTGTTTATATGACACTGCGAACAGTAATTGTCAAGTCGTACAATATCATTGACATTCAACTGTCAGTGACACTATAATATAACTCAACTCACAGGTTCCAATGCACGTTTTAATCGCACTGCTACTGTTTATCCTGGTACTACATCTGGTGCCATGGGTAGGACGTGTGCTCGGCTGTATCGGCTGGATAATTTTCATTTTAATCATAGTCGCCATTGTCTGTCACTAAGGAATAACTCCGTGTATCTCATGGATGGACTTGCCGAGATGGCAAGAAACATAAAAAGCAAAACCGAGACACGCGCGTCAAATTGGCTGCCGCCAAAAGCGCTAAGCATCTACAGCGAACTGACAGATCGTCTTGTCGGAACACCACGCTTTCTGTTTGACAAAAATGCAATCAACACGGCAGTAGAATTGACGCTTGGTCGACCTAAGGTTATGCTTGAAGCCATGCTGAACTGTCGCATTCCCTACACCAAGCTTTGGGTGGAATGGGACGAAACTGGACGTGAAGAACTACGACGACGTTTCGAAGGTTACATTGGGGCAGATCGTCCACTACCAGATCGTGTCGGCTTTCTTCTGGAATGCGACAGCAACGGGCGTAAAGGTCAAGCCATTTGGGTTTGGTCGGCACTACACGATCCGACACCCAACATTGGTGCCTTTGCACCGTTCTTCGATCTGGATAGTCGGTTCAAACAATCCCCTTATCGCGAAACTGGTGTTCTTGAAGGCAATGTAGCTAAACAATGGATAAACAATCCAGTACAGCAACAAGCCTATCTCGAAATCTGGCGAACGGCAGAACACAAGCCGGAAGGTGATTGGGCCGTAGAGCATCTAATTCACCTGCTCAAGAGACAAGGCGAAGAAGGTCTTGCTAATGCCATGTCCGATGTTTACGGCGAATATATTCAAATGTGGGCGTGTCTGCTACTGCTTACTTCCAGTCGTAAGATAGTCGATTATACACCAGTCTCTATGACACGTCTCAACAAGCAACGTGTCAAGCAACGCAAGATACCACGGCTGGATCATACACTGGTGACCTTGTATCTGGACCCGGTAGAACGTGAGCATAAACGTGGAATGCCACTCGGCTACACACGCAAGTCACCACGTGTTCACATGGTATCAAGCTATCTGAACCGGCGCGGTGACAAACATTGGATTGTCGCACCATTTATGCGCGGCAGTGGTGAAACCATTCATCGTCAAACCAACGTCAAAGGGAGAAATTAGGTGACCAACGAAGAAGTAAGGACAATACTCAACGAGTGCTTAGACAAACTGAAGCCCATTTACCCGATCTTAGAACCCAGTGACATATCACCACAACTGGCATTTACCACGGGTTGTCTCATGGCAATCATTGTAGAAGGTCTTGCTGCCGACGCGCAAAATCGTCAAATACACCAGGACGCCTATCACCATTATGTACGCTGCAAAGCAATAAGTCAGAGGCCATGATGTCCCAGCGCCAACTAAGTCTACAAGAGAAAGTGACACTTATCATCCATTTTAACGATGCCTATGACATCCCGTTATCGGTAATGTGCAAGGCATTCAATCTAAAGGAAAGCACGCTCCTCCGACACCAAGAAAAGACCATGAAGCAAGAGAGTACCAAAGACCGGAAGTGAACCATCCGCCCAGAGAGTGCCATACCCGGAGAGTGTCAAAGTAAAAAGAGGGTGGAGAACGTGACCGCTGTACCGACCCCAGTCGGGGCCAAAGCCCTGTAATGTCGGGCAGACTTGGCCTTGGCGGCTGAGCCGATTTCCACCCTCTTTGGTACTTTCTGCGCATTCTCAGCGAGGGCTTGTCTCACCTCGAAGTCGATTTTCATCGACTAGTCAAGATTTCACTACATGTAAAACGCGCACCGGCGCGTTATGTAGCGGACCGATATCAGAAAATCAAGCACAAAACCGTGGCTTTTTTATTGCTGCTTTGTAAAAGTCACGTGTCGCTGTTGCGACTGTATCGTGGTGGATTTGTTCTTGGTAGGTGACACTGGTGTTGGTTGTTTCTCCGGTCTAGAATACGGGTATCGGCCCTGTCGTACCATCCGCCACAGCGCCGAGCGCATCCCATAGCAAAACGCGCACATGTCACATCACCCGAATGTAGCCTTCTTCGAAAGCCTTCTTTGGTGACCACGACAGATAACCGTCTTCGTAACGCACAAAATAGTCATCCTGACTTGGCAAACCACGACTGAAGAAGTCTGGTGGAACTTCAAAGGTACTGTATTGCATACCAACCTTGACTTCCACCCAGGCTGGATTACGACTGATCGAAGTGATTGGTGCGGCTTCGACAATCTTGTGTGACTTGTAGCGTGGTAGATCAGTCATAGTCTCATCTCCAGATCGTTGAGTGTCACCTGATTATGTAAGCGTCCATCACCAAGAATGCGCTGTCGCGCTTGTAGCGCATTGTCAGGACTTAACTCGATACCGACACAATCATGACCCAGTGAGTTAGCCACCATCGCAGTAGTACCAGAACCAAGAAAGGGATCAAGCACCATACCGCCAACTGGTTTAGCACTACCGCATGAACAAGTCGGTGCCCAGTTTTTGCCTTTAACACTTCGCCATGGTGTGCCACATTTGGCACAAACACCCGCACGTCCTAGACCCGAAAGTATAGCGCGTCTCGGCACTTCAGTCGGGAAAGTGGCAAAGTGAAAGTCAGGTGACACTTCCGGCCCTAACCACCATACAGAACGCATATTACGAAAACCACCAATATCAGACCAATGTTCAGAATTACCAGAAGACTTGTGCTGTCTTTGCGGACGTTCATAACCATTACCCGCACCAGATGTCGATACCGAGTAGTCCTCGACAGCGTAGCCATCAAAAAAGTAGTTGGGACTCTTGGTCAATAAGAAAATCTTTTCGTGAGCAACTGTCGGTCGATCCTCGACACGTTCCGGCATGGCACTGGTCTTGGCCCAGATGATTTCCGAGCGTAAGTACCAACCCTCAGCTTGCAACGCAATGGCGACACGTGATGGCATCATCAACAGGTTCTTGGGCTTTATGTCACCAAATGATTTATAATTATACGGGTAGGCAATTTCTCTACCCGACAATCGTTTCGGTTGGTTTTGAATAAGCCCAGATGGTGTTATATTACCAGCAGGACGACTGGCGTAACTGTCACCAATATTAAGAAAGAACACACCATCAGGACGCAGTACCCGCATCACTTCACGACAAATTTCCACCATTCGTTCAATATACTCATCTGGTGTAACTTCCAGTCCGATTTGATGATCGATCTTCTCGGCACCACACAACTCACAGACAAAGCGACCGTCACCAATTGGTCGACCGGCGGTCGGGTAGCGATTGTGTAACTCCGGTGGGGGTGTCGCACCGAGACGCTGCGCTTCGCGCAGCGCGTCTTCATGCGAGATGCGACCCTGTATACCTTGTGGTTGCTTGGCGTGTTGATTGCGTACATGCTGGCAATTGGGATCACTACCACCTGTCCAGTCACCAGAAGTACCGTAGTCACGTAAGCCGTAATAGGGTGGTGACGTGACACAGACATTAAACGTGTTATCGTCTAAATCCTTTAGACGAGTGCCAGCGTCACCAACCAGAATGAATGTTTCGGGCATCACACCGGCAGTAGATTGTGGCCGATTGTACTCTGTCGCACGCGTTGATACACGCGAATGTAGTCGATATCAAGACTTTGCGGCAGTGCCGCATCGTCAACCCCGTAACGTCCGGCCCACTGACCACCAACAGCGAGATTGGCAAACAGATAGCAATTCATCGGCTGTCTGTCATCTGCTACCCAATCGTAGTTGGCAGCAAGTATCGGCTTACGGTCCAGATAGACCACAAACTCCGGCTTCTTATACCACAACCCATAGGTATGAAAGCCTTTTGACAGGTCGGCGTCACTCCAGTAATACATGTAGTCCCAGTTAAAGCCGTCAGCCGCCCATGTACCGGCATATTGTTGTGGGTTAGCGTTCCAATCTAAGACTTGCCCGCAACAGTGCAGCATATGTGTCGTATCGTCTTTACCATTGTTGACAATTTCACACTGGTCAATCTCAGGAGGCCAGGGAACACTCTGATCGTCACCAGGGTTTCGTTCACTACCAGCAATCCAGAACGCTGACCAGCTACCAAGAAATTCGGGTACCTTCATGCGGCTTTCAAAATACCATTCGTCACCATTGCCGATGTTGTAGCAGTCCTTGCTGCGCAGCATCCCACTGGGCCAAAATTCACCATTGTGCTTCTGTGTCACCAAGTGACACAGACTACTGTCTAGCACGTGATTGCCTGACTCGCGATAACGCTCCCACTCATCATTGAGATAATCAAGCGTCCCGTTATTGTAGACGTAGCGTGTCCACCACTTCTCCATATCGACATTGGAATTGAAAAAGTGGTCGTTGAATACGTTTCGCCAATCAGGTGTCAGTGTCATTGGTTGTGGTGGGTCACTGCGCACGGATCGTGGTTGCGGCAGTGGTCGATACTTCGGATCACCAGGATAAACGCGATCAGGACGCGCGGAACGTGCATCGGGACGTGGCTTGTCTAGCTCATGTCCCGGAAGACGCTGGTCACTCATACTCTGCTCCCATACGACTAGTGATACCGCAATTAAGTTGGATCGTCAGTATACCAGCACGGATCACTTCGGTTTGATCCTTACTGGTTAACAACTCGTGGACGATCTTATCACACTTTCTATGTGCAACGGTATCAGAATGCGAAAGAACAAGAAAAAACGCCAATCCAGAACCAGCAATAAGACCCAACCAAATGACGTGAGATGTACTCATGTAGTGACACCAAAAGAAATGGCCCGAAAGGGGCTTCTCATCCTTCGGGCCAAGTTTATGTGGGGATAAAGACATGGGTTGAGACTTCAGCAGGGGGTCAACCTGGGGGGTTTTGCCTCGGTCCCAGTCACGTCAAAAGCGAGTAAATCACAAGTAATCTGCGGTGTCAATGACCTTCGTGGCTAGTCAATGACTATCGATGCGATTTTCTGCTTGACGAGACTGCGCACTGTGTCGCACTCTCAAAAACACCCGGAACCTTTCGGAACCGGGTGTTTAAGAGAACGGTTGACAGGCTTAACGCCCCGTTCTGGAAGAACGATGTCACTTTGCGAGGGCCATCGTTCTGAGACGCAAAATACTCGACTGAAACAGTCAAGTCAAGCGTCGCAGACATAGAGGCCATATCTCACTAGCCTCACCACTTTGCTTTGACCACCGCGGGTATGCGCGTTGACAGGCTGAACTCCCGGTGAAGTGTGAAGTCCAGCGTCGGAACGAGCTTCGGCTTAGAATAGGCGACTGGAATAGTGCGGAAGTCCGCACCAAAGCCCCGAACGCCTCGCGCGCACGCGCGACGTGTCGGTACAGGCACGGCCGTAACAAACGTGGTGCAGTTCATGCACCAATCGTTTAACTTTAGTTGCGTGAATGAAGAGAGTGTCGCGAAGCGACACACTCTGAATTCATGCAACAGTTGGCCGCGGTACGCGGCCAACTACTACGTGAAACAAGGTGTTTTCCAGTGCCCACCGGTTTTTCCATCGCCCCAAACCGAATGTTTAGTGTCGAGTGTCAGTAACACTACGTGTTTGCCAGGACTCTGTTCTCATGCGAGCGAACAAGCTCTATCGTTTCCGCTGGTGAACTAACCCCACAACCACAACCAAACCTGTATCGGGTGTAGAATCAGAAATAGAGCAAACGCCAGATAGAGGATAAAGATTATCCTTCCGAGATAGGGGACGATAAACATCATGAGTAACTACGGTGTCCGCTGGGAGAACGGGTACTGGGTAGTCCACCTCATGTGGATGTACTACGGGGGTGACCGACACTGGTGTACTAGTTCCCGTATGCTTCAGTGTCGTTCACGTTCACTACCCCGGCTCCTACACAAACTGGTTGGGGCCGAGGCAGTGATATTGTTCCCGTGTCTCTGACCTTGTGGTTCACTCAGCTTCTCTGGATCACTCCCGGTACTTGGTACTTACTCTGGTTCTCTGGATCACTCCCTGGATCTGGTACTTACTCTGGTTCTCTGGATCACTCAGCGCCTATGGTACTCTCCATTCTCATGGTTCACGCTCGGAACATGGTACTACTCTGTTTGTCTGGTTTACTCACGCGACATGGTACTCTCTATGGACGTGGTTCCCTCTCGTAACAGGGTACTACTCGGCATGAATGGGTCACTCTACGTATATGGTACTGCTCTGGTTACTTGGTTCACTGGTACTACACTTGCCGTTTGTCACTCTTCAGTTGTGGTACTCTCCACGTTTTTGGTTCACTCCATCTGTGTGGCACTCTCTACATCCACGGTTCACTCTCCACCTTTGGTACTTCTCCAGTGATGTGGTTATCACTTGCGTCTGGTGGTACTCTCCCATCCTTTGGTTCACTCGGGGATCATGGCCAGTTATGGCACCGATCGCGTGGTTTACTCTCATCAATTGGTACACTCACTTGTTATGGTTCACTCTCTTATTATGGTACTCTCTACACACGTGGTTTACGCTTGGATATTGGTACTCTAACCAAGGGCCTTTCTGCGGAGGACGGCGAGAGCAGCGCGCATCTTAAACAGTTCTTTATGCACAGAGCATTTCCCGCACTGATTGCATAAAAGCAATTGGCAACCTTTTTGCCAACAATACGCTCGTTCCATTGCCTCAATCGTCGCCTCATCTTCCGCCAGTAGCGCGCGGACGTGCTCGGTGAGTACGCCGCCGACCTGTTCTTTGATTGCATCCGCGCGCTGCCAGAATTCGCACAGACTGTCACGGCATTCCGGATAATCGCAGTCAGCATTCTTCGGAATAATATTCGGGCACATTCCACATTTGAGGATCGCTTCTACGATCTCTTCGGCTGCCCTCTCGCGCGGGGTCATCAGAACCTCCGTCATTCCAAAAGATTGTTGCGGATGGCAATAGCGAGTTCCGGCAAACCAGCATGACTAAGTATTGCCGCACACCGGTCGCGTTCCTCGGCGACCCTGCGGGCGGCGATATCAACGCGGATATATTCCGTCGCCGGCATACCTTCATCGCAATCAAATACGTTGTCCTGACACCAAAGGCGCCCCGTACCCGGATCGGCACAACAATCTGGCTGAAGCCAAATGTGCTCGGGACCGTCTGGCTCCTGCTCTTCCTGTGTACCGACCACGCTCGCAACGCTGGTGTCCTCGTTGGTCACTGGCGCAGCCGGGCGTTCGGTAATCTGTGATGGCTGTGGCTTGCTATTGTGTGGCATTGGATGGTTTTCCTTTAGTCCTTTATCTTCAACGATCCTACACTAAAGTCTGGTACTGCCTGCCCTCGAATAAGGGACATTCTCTCGCGGTGTTTTTTTCGGAGGCGTCGCATACCTTCTACTGAGCGTCGATTATGCGATGCTGGGTCTTTAGCTATGTATCGGCTTTTGCGAAGCTTGCGACATTCTCGACACCCCCAATAATTGTCGCTCCGGTAGTAAGTATTCTCAAGTGTCAGCGTATGACCGCGGTGACATGTCTTGGTCATTGCTTGGCGTCCTCGTTGGAAGTACTCTCAACTTAGGTGGTTCACGCTTTCGTCTTGGTACTCTCTACTTAGATGGTTCACTCAGCCCCCGTGGTACTCTCATTTGAGATGGTTAACTCGCGGTGATTGGTCCTCTTCCCACACGTGGTTCACTCTCGTCCCGTGGCACTCTCTTACGACTTGGTTCACTCCTACTTAATGGTACACTCTCCGCTCGCATGGTTAAAAACCCCCGCCACTTCCTGGAGGGGAATGCAGTGACGGGGGTCACAAAGTGACTCAGGTCAAAGGCATCACCTCCCTCCACAACTAAGTATCAAATCCTCCGGATGTTCGTCTACCAAGTGGCATCACCTCCCTTCACTGCTTGGGAAGGTCCGGGAGTAAAATGTTGATCAGTCTCTCTGTCATCGTCAGTGTCTCGGTAAAGGGATCAAAGAGAAAGTATCCTTCCATAATACCAGACATCACCGCTAAATTTATGTCCTGGTTCTCGGACTTGTCACGCACATAATAGGCAAAGGCATTTGCCATGGCAAGTCGGTCCATTACTTTATCACCTTCCAGCCACGTTCGTAACCTAGAGCATGACCCACCCACGTTAGCGTGTAGTTTTGTGGTTTCTTGGTCTTACCATTGAGCCAGTTGTAAATGGTATTAGGTGACACTCGAATTAAACCCTTTGTGGTACTAGACACTGACTCAACAATATCTTGCACCGACATCTCGGAATTGGAGATGATACCACACAACCACACCATGTCGGGGTCACGTTCCGTAAATCGGTACCCACGATCACGTCGGACATGTGACAGTTTATGCACGGTGGCTGTGTGCTTTGCCATCTTAATTCACTCCACGTGGTTCACTCTACCGCTATGGTACTACTCAACCCTCCTGGTTACCGTGGTAGCTTCTGATCCTCGCGAAGCTCGGGGTCAGGTATGTACTCATAGTGTGATAGTGTCGCCAGTGCCAGTAACTTGGCAGCCGCCTGTTTGGCAGTAATGGTGCCTCGTTCCAAACGTGTCGCCAGCTTCACCATCTCATGTTCCAGTTCGTGCATTCACGCTCTCCTACTGGTACTCTCTATACCCATGGTTCACTCTTCCAAGATGGTACTCTCTCACCTTATGGTTCACTCTACTATCCTGGTACTCTCAAGCCAGGTGGTTAACTCACCTATCGTGGGATTCTCAGCCCTTTTGGCTTTTGATTTCTTCACGTACCAGATAACAATAGGTCAGTATCCGATACCGTTGCTTAGTCGAGAGCTTTTTCCATAATTTCTTGATCTTCTTCTGCTGCTTTTTGTTCACTCGACACCCTTTCGTAACTAACTCTCGCTACATGGTACTCTCAGTATTCGTGGTTCGTTCTTCTAACCTGGTACTACTCCCGATCAATGACTCACGCATAATTCTTGGTACTCTCATTTCTGATGGTTCACTCCGATTATGTGGTACTTCTCATGTGGTCTGGTTACATTCCAAACACTAAGCTATTGAAATCATTGAATTGTCTGATAAGTATAAATCAGAGAGTTATCAGACACTCGTCTTAGGATGATTCAAACGCCAGAGACGTTTTTGTTCCGCAGCGGTCATTCGCTTTTCTCCAATTGGCGGTCGTCCATTCTGTGATTTCTTCTTCTTGATAACACCGTTGGAGTCAATCTCCTCCACCGACACTTGATGACTTGGACTAAACCACTGCGGCAACCACTCTGCAATGTCCTTGTCCACAACTACCAGTATGATATCACCCTTACCATTTGGATCACGCAGGTTCAGTCTCATCAATGCCTGATACACTTCATGACCCGTGCGCCCAAGACGCTGGTAGTGACTGTCGATACCCAAAACACTCTCCATCCAGCGTATGTCACTTGTGTATGAGTTCAGTGCAGCGCAGTGTATCAGTTGATGATAATGACGCCAACGATTTTGCCCGCGCACGTTATTTGGCATTACAACGGCTTTAGGAAACACTGCGGTGACAGTTCCAGGATTTGTCTCTGAACCATCATCCTTGTTCACGACCACACAAACCGGCTGTCGCGGATTAAGGATGTTGGACTCTTTGATCAAGTTTAGTATGTTGGTAATTCCTCCGGAACGATCACGCGTGCGCTTTGACCATCCTTCGTTCGACAGCCAGTATATCTTGAGCTTACGCTTACCAAGATCAGTGGTGGGCTGATTGACTGTCACCGTCTGTGACGGCACAAACTCGACACCGAGTTGCTGCCACACCTGATACAGCATGGTGTACTTAAACAACGCGGACATCACGGTGACACTCTTAAACGCCTTCAGAGAGTCCGGCCGTCGAAACCCGGTGATGGTAATCAACCCACGCAGATGACTCTTGTACGCTTCCGGATCGGTGGCTTGCGCTAAGTTCCACTGATTGGCATCGGTGAACAAAGCATTGCCTTGCAATAACCACTTGGCTATCGGGTCCAGATACGTGTAGATATCGTCTTGCTGTTTGGCATATTCATGTCGCTTCAACCAGTACAATGGGTCTTTTGTTTTGACGTTGTACTTGGGAATGATATGATAATAAAATGGCAGTGGTTCGACTTCTTTTTCCTTTTTACCTTTCCAAGCCTTGAGACTGACCACCTTATTATTCTGCGCTTTCTGCCGCTCAGCAATCGTGGCTGGCACTGGCACTGCATCGAGAAATCGGGTCAAAACCCAGTGATTGTCACGCAGCTTAAACGGCGCACGATTAAGAATGGTGTCCAAAACTTCGTCAATGTATAACTCGTAGTCCTTGGCTTCATCGGGCCACTTTGTGACCCGAAGCAAGCCTTCATGCGTGATGAACAGCAAGTGTCCATCCTTCACGCGCTCTACGTGTTTGCAAATGTGTTGGACAACATTGTTGCTTAAGCGGCTGGTTATTTCGTAGACCGGCACCTTACCATCTAGACGCGCGTGCGTGGTCATTTCATCGATCAGCTTGTGTGTCGGCATCGCAAAGATAATCCTGGCACCACGCCGCCTTGCGGCGATCAGTGCTTTCTCCACTGCCGTAAAAGTCTTGCGCGAACCGGCTGCCGAGTCCACAAACTCGATAGTTTGATTCGCGGGTCTAAATGGATCAAGTGACAACGTACTTACCTAGTTGATCTTGCTATGATAATCATAGCACAGCCCAGCCAGGCAGTCAAGGTTCCAAATGTCACTGACAGCTATTTGGTATTATGATTGAGTGTCACACTCTGAAAAATTTGGAATGTCACTGACATCGACTTAGCTGTTGACAGCATCTTTTTCTCTGCTATGACACAACAGTCGGGTGCCCTCCCCTCGGGGGGAGGCGGCCCCTCTCTTAAGAGGTCTTGATGACAGATGCTGATTAAAATAGACGAGGCTAATCTAGCCAGAAATCCTTACCGTGACTTTGCTGTCGATCCGATTGACGAGAACAATGTCGCGGAGTTGGTGAAATCCATTAAGTCACACAAGTTCTGGGGTGGATGCATCGTTCGCCTCAACCCCGATTGGCGTTCTGGTTCCAAGCTACCGAAGTATCAAATGGTTGCGGGTGAACATCGCCGTCAGGGGGCGCTTCAACACGGCATCACTGAAGCTGACTTGTTTGTCGGTGACTTTGATGATGACCAAGTGATTCACGCCTATGCAGTAGAAAACGCCACCCAGCGTGGCGCAACTTCACTATCAACCGCCGGTTCCGTTGCTGCCGCGTTACGACGTTGCTTGCGTGAAGAACTTCGCACACGCGAAATCGCGCGTGCGAATCTCGGGGGTCAACGTCGGGACGGTATCGGTACAAAAACCATCTATGAAAAACTCCACGATGTGCGCGGAATCGGTGAACACGTTGTTCGTGCGCAGATCGCCCATCTAAAGAGTAGTGGTGACTATGACCGTATCGAACGCGAGGAAATCGCACGATACGAAGCTGAACAGGAAGTTGAGCTTAAGCGTATTGCCGCTGCCGAGGCTGCTGCCAAGGAAGCAGAAGAACACCGTATCGCCGCTGAAGAACAGGCACAAAAACGCGCGGTGGAAGCTCAACGTCACCGTGAAGAAGTTAAAGCTGCCAAACGTGCCAAACAGGCTGCACAAGAAGAGAAACAACGCCGTGAAGCTGCCGCACGTGAAGCCTCGGCACGTCTGCATGCCGAGGAAGCTGAGACAAGACGCCAGGAAGCTGCACACCAAGCTGAACAACGACGTGTTGCAGCGGAGACTACCAAACGTGCGGCGGAAGTCGCTCGCGCGGCAAAACCAAAAGTCGAAGCTAATCAGACCAACGCTGCGGAACGTAAGGAACGTGTAGTAGCACGGGAAAAGGAAAAGCCACCGGCTTTTGACATGACCGGATGTGGTCGGGTTTTTATCGTACCCTCACATCTCGAAACGTTTCGTGAGTTGGTGACCAGCAACGCGATTAAAGCAGTACTGCCGGTTACTGCACAAGCCGGTATTGCCCGTGCCATTGTCCAACGCTTTAAAGATCAGACGATAGTCGGCGGCAAGAAACAGCGCGAGCTTACGTCCGACTGGATTACTGACACATTACGTGAGATGGTAGCTGGACCACGTATGTTGTCACATATCGCCGACGAGGCCGAAAGACGCCGTATTGCTGAAGAACTGGAACGCGAGAACTGGTCAAGTCGTTGGCATCGTGCCGAACGCGATATCGCGCGGTTTGCCTCCGCTGCACAAGTCACAGCGGACAAACTACAGACACTAAGCCGTGAGCGTCCGTCTGGTATTGAACTCGTTATGAGTGTCAATCACCAGGTGGCTAAAGCAAATCTTCGTCGCGCACTCCGCATTCTCGACGGTTTTACTGAGCCGACAACGATTGACCAACCGGCAATCGAAAATGGCAACGACATTCACGTGGACGCGTGAATAACCAGGGAAAGGAAAGTCTATGTTACTTGACAGTTACGGGCGCTTATTGGTGAGCGGGGCTTACCGTCTCATCGAACAAGGCAATCGTGATCCGACACTGGTCGAAATTGCTCACTCTGCACTAAACCGCCCACTACCCACTATCGATCCATGGCTCCCTACGGACGAACTGGGTCGCGAAGTGTATCAAGGGGTTTATTCGCGGTGTAACAAAATCCGTGAAGCCTTACAGGCTAACTACAACATCGTGTCACTGCCAGTGACAGCAACGTATTATGATACTGGTCAGCGCGGACGCGATGAACTGCCAACCGAGGAAGAGGTTTCCTGTTCTATCCCACGCGCGTATCACAAAACAGCGGGACTGCGCGTAATCAAGAACGATGATCACGACCTGTTTCTTCCGGTTTATCTCCAATCGATTGGGGAGCGGGCAGCATCAACACTAAAAAATGTCATGCGTAAGGCGGAACTGGCAATCGAGCAAAATGCCATCTCCAAGCCTGTTGGTCTGGCAGTGATGAAAAAGATTGATGACAAACAGGGTCCACGTCCACGTGCCCTGTTGCCAGACGCCATCGATGATGCGGCTGAATAACACGTAACACACACAAAACTTCGCCCCTGACCGGGATCAGCGGTCAGGGGCGATTTCTTCATCAACCCTCGGAAAAGGGATCAACAGCGTGTCACATAGCACGCGACAGGACACAAGAAAACACATTGATAAAACTTTTTCTCTTCTAAAAAGGAAAATTGAAGAAGCATTGGATCATGCCAAAAATGAGTTAATATTTGCGGCAACATTTACTGATCTAGAAACATGGGATCGCGAGGTGATCTGCGATATCATCAATCGCTTTATCGACAATCGACGCGCAGCAAATGCGCTAGTGTTAAGTCATGTCCAGCTTGAGCTGATCATCGCTTACAGACGCGCACTACTACCAGATAACACTGAACCACTGACTTATCTGCCGCCTTATTGCCCGTTGGATGAACCGCCAGGCTTTGCTATCAACACTAATACCGTGCCGGTCGCTAAAACTACCGTAGCGACCGACACTTGGTATGGTCCCGATGGATATTACACACTGTTAAAACAATGGTGGCAGGATGACACGTTACCCCTGCCTAGACCGCCTTATGAGTCACAACCGCATATTGTCACCATGCCGATTGTCAGTATACAACCATTAGCCGATGGATTTGCGTTAGTGCCAGTACCACAAAATGACGACGATGATGAACCTAGGGTTAGAGCCAGTTAACTATTATATGGCTCTTTCACCTTGGCGTGTTCTTCACCAACTAATTTTATGATCATCGCTCGAAATTCATCCGCGTCTTTGGTCATAAAATTGTCTTCCTGCATGTTCTTTATGAAATCGATATAACGATGGGCATTGGCACGTGGTAATTTCAGTATATCAAGTGTAAAACCGAACAGTTGCGCTACAATGGCTTCAATTGGCACTTTAAAATATTTACCAAATTCTTCGTCACTGGAAGAGATTGTTTGGAGAAGAATCCTCCAACGATCCTGCATATGTTTTTTGACGGCAATATGCAAAATGTCAACTTGGTTAAGATCATCAGTCATTTTTTAATCCGTTATAAGAGGTTCAAGAAACGCATCATATCTCGCTGATATAATCATGTCAATGACATTATTATACCCCGTCTTTCAGACCTATTGACAAGTCAAAGTCAAGCGCGCGATTGTCAGTGACTCACTGACAACTGTGAGTAAAGCCGATGAAGCCAACCAGCCAAATTGACCAAATAAAGGAAAGACTACGCCAAGCCGGGTTTGTCCAATCTACTAAAGCCTCCGAAGCCAAAGCCGAAAGGACTAAGCCAATGACCAGCCGTACCACGAAGAACAACACTGGATTGGAAGCCTACACCAACTCACAACTGACAGCCACCCTCGATAAGTCGAACACGATGCAGGAAGTGTATCGTTGTCATCTGGAACTGCAAAATCGCCTTCAGAAATATCGTGAGACACTTGGTCATATCGCGCTAGAAGTTCTGAACCGTCTGGAAGTGGAGTATCAGAAGTACAATCCCAATGGGTTTGAGTCAGAAGCAGAATTTTACGAAACGGAACCAAACCCGTTCTCACCTCCACCACCCCCACCGCCAGCGTCACTTACCTGGGAAATCTATCAATCGATAGAGGCAGATATCTGTCCTCACGGACCTTATATCATGGAGATATACGAGTCCGATTGGGACTACATCGACCGTCGCCCCAACAACATACACATGCAGGCGGATCAGTGGAAAGCCAAGGACTGGGTTCTCTCCCATCGAAGTGACTTTGGCAAAATCAGCGATCTATCCGAACAGCAAGCAAAGTTCATGTTGGTGCTCCTAAAAGCGTATTACTACCACAAGACGCACCCGTATGCACAAGCTGCCGCAAACAACGGTCCTCCACCACCATTCTAAATGAACCAATCCGAATTCGACGGTATCGTTGCCAAGATACCATCGATGACAAAGCAACAGATGACGGACCTACGCCGTCGTCTGTTGTTTTTCATTGGTTCCAACAACAGTACCACAAACGCTGATTGGCTACTGGATGGAATTCTAACCGTACTGCGCGAGCGCGGCATGGGTCACATGATTCCCCCAAACTTCCGTATCAGAAACAACAAGTCGTTTGCCGACTATGAGACACAAGCTGACCGCGTGCGCGAGCTTCTGTCCGATGCCATTCCCAATATGACACTTACCGAGCAACGCTCGCTTGGTGTCATTGCTGCGCGCGCACTCGCAGACTACATCACCAAATTTAGTGAAGTTGGACTTCACAGTATGTTGTTATACGTCGCAAGAATTCCAGAAGCACTCGACAATGCATTTCCAAGTTACTTGGAATCAGGCACAATGCATTTTCTGGTTAGACGCCACGCATAAGGCTATTGACACTATCAGTCATTTATGATAGTCTGGGTACTCCAAGGTTGGAGTAGTCCAGATGCGAGTTGAGAAAGACTTTCATCGACGGCTTAGACGATATTTGGATTCGATAGGGGCGACCCACATCGCCTTTAGTGTCACAGGTGGTACGCACATGCGCTGCAAGTTCAGACATCAAGATCATCCATTTAGTATGATCTGTAGTGCGTCACCCAGTGACTATCGAGCCGAAAAGCAAGCCAAGGGTGTTATTAAAAGATTAATTCGCCACGCAAAACCGATCAAGGAGAAGTTAGATGACCAACAAGTATGAAGGCGCTATGCCCGATAGACTGTTTCGCAAACTGACAACCACAGAAGAAGCGCAGTTTAGACAGCACGCACGTGACAACTGGACACCAGAAGTACCGGAGAACTTTTCGGTATTTCATCCGGTAGTGCGCGACGAATGGCGCAAGATCGATTTAGAGAAGGGAATAGTATAATGACTAACAACATTACCGGACGCGATAGCGTCATTATGCGAAAGGCTCTTGCCTACGCCATCGTTGCCATTAACCAACTCCCAAGCGAACAACGGGAGTGGTCTGACATGCGTGACATGCGTCGGTTGCTTGATCACCTCGTCGGTGCAAGTGCAGAAGGTGTCGAATTTTACCTGGATAATGCCATATCTCACCTCAATGGTTACGGGTTTGAGAAGTAATGAAACTCTATCACGGCACCAGTGGCGCATTTCTGAGTGACATACTCACAAATGGCATAAAGCCACGCGGTGCAAAGGGCACAAATAACTGGAAGCACACAGTTAACAGCAACCCCAAATGCGTCTATCTGACCGACAGCTACGCACCCTACTTTGCGTTCAATGCTGTGCAGGGAGACGCACGCTGCGCTGTAATCGAAGTTGACACCGACCTGCTAGACGATGACAACCTGTTTCCCGATGAAGACTTTCTGGAACAGGCTAACAGAGGCAGTGACGGTATAGATGGTAACATGAAGCAACGCACTCTTCACTATCGGAAGAAACAGTTCAGCTACAATTATATCCCTGGAACAATCCAGAAGGATCTAATCACTTGGTGGGAAGCTTCACTACGGTATCTTGGTACCTGTTCGCATCGTGGTGTCATTCCGGTTTCGGCAATCACCCGTGTCGTACACTGGCCCCATAAGTTAAACGCTCTGTTGTCACTTATCTGGGACCCCACAATCTGTATAATGAATCAGGAGATTATGGGCAACCAGTATCGTGAACTGACCCGCAAATTGTTTGCTGGTGAATTTGACACCAGGGAAGAGATTGAAGCCAAGCGCCGAGCCAATCCTTGGGCGGCGCTACTACCAGTGATCGAACAGTGGGAATTGGAAGTGATACGATGAAAGCCGTTTTTAAAGTCTTCCTTCCACGTTCTGTTTACGAACCAACCAACGGGATGCAAAAGACGTGGCAAGTGATATCTCGACGGGGTAAGGTTCAGGCACTCTGTCTGGACAAGCGACACGCGAAGAAGATCGCCCGCGCTTTACGGAGATGTAAATGACCGAATTTGATTTTGGCATGTGGGAGTCTAAGCCAAGCACTTCCGGCTCTTACTGTTGTAATAGACATGGACCACAAGAATCTGGTCTTCTAATGCGGGTAAACAACGTCAATCGCAAGTACTGCGCCGAGTGTCTGATTGAATTGCTGGACAAATACTGTTCACTAGTGGAGGAAACTCATGTTAGACCCGAAGACTGAAGCCTTTCTGACGAGAGGTGGTTGGAAGTACACCTACGTCAAGGTCATTCAAATTAAGGACATCGATCTTAAGGCATCGATGGAGAACCCGTCACGGCTGGAACAGAAACTCAACGATGAAAAATATCTCGACTACGCGATAAAGATGGAAGATGGGATTGAATTCCCCGCCATCATCTTACTGACAATCGACCCTGCGGAAAAGAGGCCATTCAAATACGAGATTGCCACTGGCTGTCACCGGATTGAGGCAGCAAACACGGCCAATAAAAAGGTCTTTGACGCCTACGTGGTCACTGAAGCAGACAACTACCGACGCGAAACCTTGTGTCGAATGGCGAACACCATTGAAGGTACCGCCCCTTCACACCGTGACACCTTAACCCAGATTTGTGAGATGCACATCCGCTACAAAAAGCCGTTGGCTGAGTTAGCCCGTGGCTGGAATGTCAAGCTCGCAGCCCTGAGTAGTTTCTGGACCGAAGAGCAAGCGATCCGGCGCGCGCGTAAGTACGGTTACGACAGCAACCGTCACAAAATCGGTCGCAAGGCTCTGGTTGCTTTAGCTGGTGTCCATTCGGAGGTGGTCTACGAGAAGGCGATAAAGACCGCACTAAACTACGGTTCCACCAACCAAGAAATTGAACAACTGGCACGTGACATCAAAAAGACCCGTGACGAAGCATCGTCAATTCACGTTATTGATGATTACGTTCAGGCCACGACCGACTCACGGATGAAGCAACAAGCCAAGCACGGACGGGCACAGCCAACAAAGGCAGTACGATTGCGGGGCTATGTAAAGAATGTGGTGAACCTGATTGACGAAGGTATGGATCATCTTCATCTGGCGGCGCTACCGCGTCTCGACATGTTCTTGGTGCTACTGGAAGAACTGTCGGAGAAAACCAAGTCGCTTCGTGCCGAAGTAGAACGTATCAATCGCATCAATAGTGCAACACCCGAACAGCCGAGGCTGGTTCATTGAGTTGGCAAACACTTGTCTACCAGAAGCTGCGTAGCCGTGACTGGTTTACGGTAGGTGTTCTGTTTGAAGAGATTGAAGAGGATATTCCGCTTCACAAAGCAACTAGGTGGTATCTCGCCCAACCACGTAATAAGGGTAAACCGATCCCATCTGGAAGTGAAGCGAGGTGGCGCTACTTTCGCTACGATCTGTCACGTATTGGTATAGAACGTAAATCTCACACCAGACATAGACTAGATTGGAACGATAGTATCCGGTTGGCTTATATCAATGGGAAGTCTTGCCCTGATTGTGGGGGTCCGGTGATCCGCAGTACGTGGAGTACTGCGCGACACACCGTCTGTCTAGCGTGTGAAACCGAGCAAATCACATCGGTGTTTAGCGTCACTTACACCATGTCACGGCCAATGACATTGGAACCAGTGACGTTTACACTTAAACCAGAACCGATACCCGAACCAGAACCGATACCAGAAACGATACCAATAAAATCGTCGCCGCAACCTCCTCCTGTTGTGAATTTGGCAGATAAAGGGTTTACCTCTTTGTCCGAATTACGAAAGCTATTTTTTAATGCATTGAATGAACGTTTACCGACGTTTCAATCAGACCCAAAATTGCGGAGATCACTACACCGTGCGCTAGAAGCAGGCATAATGGATGAATTTAGAAATATGACCATGTTTAGAGACAGTGAGTTAGTGTCACTCAAATATCGCCGGTTGAGTAACGGTGCTTTATTTATAGATACGACTGTTTTTAATATACGCGCAAAGAGATGGGTAGAACACGCTTTTACCGCACACCGTCGTAAGTATTGGACCGAAGTATTAGGTGAGGCGTATGGTTTTGGCGCGTTAGCAATCTTTCTCTTGTCGATAAACAATAGGTTAGAACCACTACATGGTGAAATCGTTAAGTTAATCGGACAAAACGCGCCGAAGATGAAAACACCCGGTGAAGTAAGACAACGATGGGGTTCACCGGTAAAGTCAGCTAGAAACGTTATTAGCCGGCTTTTTCACCGATAAAGCAACACTGGTAAATTACGCTGCGTATAGTAGAAATAGAGGGTCAATCGCACATTGACAGCGACACTGCTTCACTAGACTATCACTAGTCCAAGTTCTTTATTCCCGTGATCTTTAATCGGCAGGAGCCACTATGGCTGACGACGGGACTCTTGCCACCTCTTTACAAGAGTCCATCGTCACGGCACTGGTGTATGTCACAGATGACAACACCCGTTTACTGTCAACTTTAGTGTCACTGGATTGGTTCGAAGACCCGTATCGTGACATAACCGCTCGCTGTATCGAATACTGGCAGCGTTACAACAAGGCTCCCGAAGGCACACATGTCGATGACCACTTCGACTATGTGTTATCTGACACCAATCACAAGCAACACACACTGTACACGCGCATTTTGCGCGGCATGTTGTCCATCTCCAATACATTAAACACCGAGTATATCCGCAGTCGATTATTTGAATTTGCGCGGCGGCAGAACTTGAAACGTGCGATCTTCGAAGCTGGTACTATCTTAAGTCAAAGTCAAAGTCCCGAAGACTACGATAAATGCGAAGCAATACTATCACGTGTCAGTAATTTTCACGCCGATCAGAACGAACTTGGTTTTAATCTTGCCGATACCGCACGTTCTTTAGCCTTTCTGGATAAAGACCCCTCGGTGATGCGTCTGTCCTTGCAGATACCGGAACTGGATAAGGAAGGGATCAATCCAGGCATTGGTGAACTATTTCTCTTTATGGCACCACGTGGTCGCGGAAAATCAATGTGGATGCACCACGTGGGTAAAATTGCCATGAATACACCCGGTTGGACTGCTTTGCATATTACACTAGAGAATAGTGAAGACGCCACTGCGCAACGTTACATGCAGACCAACTTCAATTTGGCCAAACGTGCCACTAATGATGACATTACCGAATTTGATCGTGACAACATGGGGCGTGTGCTTGGTTTTGTGCGGCGAAAGAACCCAGCACAGAGTATGGCACCAAATGACAGTGAGAGTTACGACAGTGCCAATCAACGTGTAAAGAACTTTCTATACCGTGAAATTGACAAGTTCGAAGGACGCTACACCGAGCGGCGTCTGTCGCGCTTGTGGATCAAAGAGTTTCCGTCAGGTGATCTGACCTATGACAAGCTGGAAGCCTTTCTTGACCAATTGGAAATTGTTCATCGCTTTATCCCACGCATTATTCTATTAGACTACCCTGACCTAATGTCATACGATGACCGACATGACCCGCGTCACGCCATCTCGCGACTGATTATCAAGTTGCGTGGTTTAGCTAAGAAACGAAGTTTAGCTATGGTGATAGCGTCACAAACCAATCGAGCCGGTGAGAACGCCAAGCAAGTTGACACGGAACACACCGCAGAAGATATAAGCAAGATCGCCACCTGTGACTATGCACTGTTTTACTCCCAGACCAAGGCAGAGCATGAACTAAACATTGCTCGTCTGTTTGTGGGTAAGGCGCGTAACGAGCGCCAATGGTTCTCGGTGGTAATATCCCAGAATTACGCATCTGCTCAGTTCTGTATTGACTCGGTGCGAATGGGTAAGAGTAAAGACTACCACAAACTGGTCGATGACAATCAATCCAAAGTGGCGGCTGACTGATGGAAGATTTTACTGGAAAATCAGATGAATATCTTATAGATACTGTAAGGTATTTCCGAAAACAAATAGAGAATTTGAATAAAGCCATAGCAGAATTTGAAAAGAGCGAACGTAAATACTGTGCTGAACTGGTTCTAAGGGGGTACGAGAACGTCAAATGATAGGCAAATGGCACATCACAGTAATGGAGAACACAACGATGGAAGAATGGCAATCACGTGTTCTTGCGGAACGGGCACAATTAGAGGATCGATTAAAAAGACTGATCGACTTCTTCTCTAGTGGAAAAGCCTATAAGTTGAGTCATGACGAATACGCTTTATTGGCATCACAAGTCACTATCATGAAAGTCTATTTAGACATACTTCAGAAACGTATTACTCTTTGGGAGGAATGAGATGCGGATTCACATCTATGAAGAGGAAATGGGTGAAGGCATCGAACTGATTCAGAAGGATAACGTCAACGGCAACGAGACATTTTATGGTCTGCGTGTCTGGCTAAAGTCACCAAAAGAGATACTTGAACACTCGACACCGGAAGATGATGACCGTAGCGCCGTCACCTTCTGGGCCAGAGACAAGCAAACGTTACAAAGTATAATTGCAGTTATGGCTGTGGAACTAGACATGGAATTTCCTGAATGAGAAAGGGACTTCGAGTCATCATCTGTGGAGGCCGTGACTACAATAAACAACAGTTTCTGTTTAGGAAGCTGGATGAACTACAGATCGAACACGGTCCCTTTGACACAGTGATACACGGTGACGCACCGGGTGCTGATCGTCTCGCACACAACTGGGCATTGCTACGGGGTATTACGGTAGTACCTGTACCAGCGGAGTGGGACAGACACGGTAAAGCCGCTGGACCTATTCGCAACCGACGTATGTTGTCTGATTACGATCCCGATTTAGTCATTGCCTTCCCAGGACATGCAGGCACTGACGACATGATGCGACAAGCTGATGCAGCCGGTGTCGAAGTGATGGAAATCAAAGATGTCTGAACTTGCATTCGAAGACCCACGCGTCCAACAGACCTTCGCGCTCCTGATGCGTCACATGCAACGCTTTATTGGTGAACCTCTCAGTGGCGATATGGTAATTACCATTCAGTCTTTTATTGAAGACTTTCGTGCCAAATTCAAGTTGGACTACGGCTACGAGTTTCCAGCTTTAGTACCACTCATCTTACCAAGAAGTCAATTCATCGCTTGGTTCCGCGCCGATCTGGACAATCATGAAATTCGTCTTAAGTTGCTGAACCTATTGCGTGAATTTCACGTCAAACACATTCCGGTAAGTGAACTGGAACTGGCCCGAGCCATCAAACTGGCTTGGCCTCACTACGACCCCAATATCGAAGAGTACCGGAAAGCCGCACATGTGACACTGCTGCACTGAGGCAATGCCATGATCAATATTAAACCAAAGATACGAGAATTACCCAAAATCAGGCGGGTTATTAACGGTCTGGCCTATGATACCGAAACGGCGAGTGTTCTGTATCGTTATGATAGTGACGAGGATGACGGTACTGAATATTGTGGATTTCAATATGAAGTAGGATTATTGCAGAATGTTTGGGGTCATTACTTTAGCTATTCCTATGATGATACACAACCAGAAGAGGGTTACAGAGTAACCCCATTGACTAAAGAAGAAGCAATAAAGTGGGCAGAAAAACACTGCCCAATGCTTGTTGAGGATATATTTGGTAAACTCCATGAAGCGGGTGAAGGACCAGCTTACACACCTAAAGGGGTTGAATGATGGGACCACAGACTGAACCGGCTGATAGGTTGCACGGGATGAAGTATCGTTCACCTGGTGAAGACTTTCGAGAGTCGATGAACCGAGTGGCGTTTGGTCTAAAGGACTCGGACAATCACTATCACCAGTTTCGTGAAGTGATCATCGATCAACGTTTTCTCGGCGGCGGTCGCATACAATCGGCAGTGGGATCGTCCAAGCACGTGACGAGTCACAACTGCTTTGTCAGTGGCACCATTGCTGACTCTTATGTGGAAGGTCCAGGCTCGATTATGCATCGCGCGCACGAAGCTGCCGCAACGATGCGCATGGGAGGTGGTATTGGCTATGACTTTTCGTCTCTCCGCCCCCGTGGAGAATTGGTTGCTAAACTGCAATCCCAATCATCCGGCCCAGTCTCGTTTATGCATATATACGACGCGGTCTGCTTGGCCACTGCTAGTAGTGGACATCGACGCGGTGCTCAGATGGGGATACTCCGTATTGATCACCCAGACATTGAAGAGTTCATTCACGCTAAAAACAACCGTGACAAACTCATAGGTTTCAATATCAGTGTGGCAGTGACTGACGAGTTTATGGAAGCCGTAGAAACTGGTAGTGAATTTGCACTACGCTGGGGCGGCAAGAATTATCGCTATGTTGACGCCGCCGAACTATGGGAAAATCTGATGCGTTCGACCTGGGATTGGGCCGAACCTGGTGTGGTGTTTATCGACACCATAAATCGCATGAACAATTTGTACTACTGTGAAACCATCGCCAGTACCAATCCTTGCAGTGAACAACCACTACCACCGTTTGGTGCTTGTCTTTTAGGTTCATTCAATCTGGTGAAATATCTATCACGGCAGCCGGTACGTATTGGTCAAAATCCCTATTCGTTTGACTTTGATCATCTAAAGTCAGATGTCTGGCCGGTAGTTCGTGCCATGGATAATGTCATCGATAAGTCGCGCTATCCATTGGCGGAACAACGCGCCGAAGCTATCACCAAGCGTCGTATGGGACTTGGTATCACTGGTCTGGCTAATACCGGTGAAGCACTGGGCTTACCATATGGTAGTGACGATTTCTGTGAGTTCGAAGAAAGGGTTCTGGAAATCATCAACGACACAGCCTATCTCGCTTCATCAGCGTTGGCACAAGAGAAAGGTTCGTTTCCTCTGTTTGATGCCGAGCGTTACTTGGCTGGTGAATATGTCAAAACCCTGTCAGAGGAAGTGCGCTACGAAATCAAGAAATATGGTATTCGTAACTCGCACCTCACTTCTATTGCACCTACTGGTACAATTTCACTCTGCGCCGACAATGTGTCATCTTCAATCGAACCCGTGTTCGCCTATCGTCAGGAACGCCCGATAAACACCCCCACTGGTGCGGTAATCGAGGTGTTGGAAGACTACGGTATCAAGTTTCTCGATGTCAAAGGCAAGCTGGCAGCGGATGTCACCGCAGCGGAACATGTGAAGGTATTGCTGGCTGCGCAAAAGCATCTTGACTCGGCTGCCTCCAAAACCGTGAACATGGATGGGCGCAAAATGCCGTGGGCCGCCTTTAAAGGCATCTATCAGACAGTCTGGCAGAATGGTGGTAAAGGTTGTGCCACTTACAATATCGCTGGCAAACGCGGTTCACTGCTGAGTGACGCTGAAGACACGCCTGTGATCTTTGTCGAGGGAGACGCCTGTGACATCGATCCTCTCTCAGGCAGACGCAACTGCGAGTGACGTGAAACAGACGCACAGGTGACGCTCCCTGCGCTCTAGGATCGATCCTGATGAACACATGCGTCTTGCAGATACTTGAGCGCAAGGACGGGCAGTATTTCGAGGGTCTGTCCGGCATGTACATCCAGATGTATGATCCGCACATTGACCACGAACTAAACTTCACACTAACGGTTTGTGACACCCCCTCAGAAGCCAAGATATTTCTTGATCCAACTGAAGCCATGACTTACTACCGTATGATTAGTCCAAATTATCCTATACTGATTGATGGTTCACCAAATCGTCCATTGACTAGCTGGCGTGTTATCGTCGTTCCATTCGACACCAAGGGACAATGATGCAGAATACCAGTCACGCCGTGATGGCGCAGAGGACCGAACCTGCCGACAGCTTTGATGACTTCCCGACACCACCCTGGGCCACACGTGCGCTGATCGAACACGTGATTGGTGACCATTGGCAGAAGAACACCTGTCTTGAACCCGGCTGTGGTGCTGGGTATATGTCACGCACTCTGCGTGAGTACTTTGGTGAAGTAGACGCTTATGATGCACTGGATTTTGGTCACAACGAGACACGCGACTTTCTCACCTACGATTACAAGCCTGGACAATACGATTGGATTATCACTAACCCACCATTTAAGCGCGCTGAAGAGTTCTTAAACAAGAGCTTGACAATAGCGTCAGTGGGTGTATCTATATTCTCACGTACAGTGTTCGTTGAGAGTGTCGGTCGCTACAACAGGATTTTCCGAGAAAGACCCCCATCAATTCTGGCATTCTTTTCCGAACGTGTACCAATAAACAAGGGACGAGTAGCAGCCGATAACACCACTGCAACCAGTTATTCATGGCTTGTTTGGATGAAGTCGATTGCACCAAAGCCCCCAGTTTGGATACCACCGTGTCGGTCTACACTAGAACGACCAGAAGACTATGAAGTACCCGCAGGTTATAGACGCAGAGCAGTATTGTAACATGTTGAGAATGCAAGCAAAAGGCGTCCGTAATGGTAAGGAAGTGTCACTTCTAATTCTGGGATTGACACACAAAAACCTCGAAGAACTGAAGAAGGGACATCCCATCGCCATTCACGATGCTGTCAGAGATATACCAGGCATAGAGATATTCATCTTCTCCGGTGCGACCGAACAAGCCATGACACATGAAGTGCAGGAACTTATTGGTCCCGACACCAAGGTCAATATCGACCCGAGACTTCGCGACTAAAAATTTCATTTGGCAATTTGCCCAACAATAACAGGCTCGAAAGACAACAAGAAATCCAGGATCACCGTAGCCACTAACAGAATGCACCTTAATTCCCATAAGGGAAAACTTAGCTATGAAGACCTTGTTAACCACTGCGGCAGTAGGTGCCCTTCTCCTGGGGGTGTCACCTGCGGCCAATGCTAACCCTATCACGATTACCGGCACGGACGGTACCGCGACGGTAACTAACACGGGTACCAGCCCGGTCAATTTCGGCCCGACTACGGTCGGTAATTGGTCGGCACAAGGTACGGCTGCTGGTACGCCGCCTGCACCCAGCGGGACGTTGTTTAGCAACACCATCACGTTTAACACTACGGGTGCGGGAACCTTTACGCTGTGGGTCACGGAAACGGGGCTAACATCACCTCTCGGCTCTATCCCGTTTATTTCCTCGCTAACTACCAACCTCTTAACTGGTAGTATAACCAGCGTGGAACTGACCACATCGCTCCAGTCTAACGATGGCGTACCGCCGGGTGTCCCACTCGGTTCAATACTTGAAGACGCCACCTTTACGGCGAGCAACCAGACCCAAAGCCTCACTACCACTGTAGCTACCGGGGCTGGGCCGTACTCGTTGACGGAGCGTTACATCGTCCACGCTACCGGAGCGGGCGGTGCAGACCTTACCGAGGTTATTCAGGCACAAGTGCCAGAACCTGGAACCCTTGGTCTTTTGGGTACGGCGCTAGTTGGCTTCGGCTGGTTGCGTCGCCGCCGCAATGGCGTGAAGGGAGGGATGGCGAATGCATAAGTCAGCCCTTCTGGCTGGCGTTGCGATCCTGGGGCTTATGGCCCCAGGTATCGCCAACGCTGATGTCATCATCAATGGGATCGATTATATCGATCCCACGTCCTTTCACGTAACGGCTACAGGAGCCACAGGATCGGACCCAGTACTGCTGAACAACAACAAATCGTTCAGCATTCAGGACGTAGGCGGACAGAATATCAACACGCCTCTGACCGTCTACATTGCTACCCCGGTAGGAGCCCCCGTTCCGACTATCAGCAGTGCTTCTTATCTGTTTGATAGCCAACCGGCAACATCAGTGACTGTCACCGCAAACGGGTTGTTCTCAGGCACCCCGTTTCCGACAGGCTCCGCTTCCGACCTTTACACCTACGTCGGTTGCGTTGCATGTGACAACTCACTCAACGAAACTAACATCAACGCCGCGTACACCGCTGACGGTCTGTCCACGCCAGCGTCGTTGTCCGTGTACTCATTCACGGCCAACCACGCCTTCCAAGGCAAGGATGAGATCAACTTCACCGGTCTGTTCGCCAACGGTGATATCGTCTTCCCGTTCGCCCAAAACGTCGGGAACAACCAGGTGACAATCTTCGACACCTCATGGACAAACACGGGGTTCGTAGATTGTCCTCCGGGCGGGTCATGCGGTCCTTCACCGCCACCACCTCCGCCTCCTCCGCCTCCTCCGGTTCCGGAGCCGGCGAGTCTTGCCTTGCTGGGTACAGCCTTGTTGGGGCTAGGGTTGATACGCCGTTGTCAGCGTAGCTAACCTTTCTATCACTTAAACTGGGGAGGGCTTCGGTCCTCCCCACCTTTTTGGTATAAGGTGACTAAATGATTGAGATACACTTGCGTAGCTTACCTGACAGAAGTTGGCACGCCTGGACAGTCATTAATGGTCGTCGGTATCAAACAAATGCCCCAGCCGCTGCCGGGAATAAACTCGCGAAAATACTAAGACAGCGCGGCATCCTCGATCAGGAAATGGCGCTTATCAATCCAACAGGTAATGAAGCCCTACAAACTACACTGTATGCGTGGGCTGACTTCCGTCTCAAGAGACAATAATGATTTCTCGAAGCGCAGTAAGCCAATACTTGGCCAGACCGGCCGAGAATTTTGTCTGGATGAAAAGTCTGTCTGAACAGGAACTGGATGAAATGCTGTCGGAGATACGTCCGTCAGTGCATCCCAATGTGTACACGCTGAACACGGCACAGAAGGTGTGCTTTATTCTCGGTGTAGCTTATGGACAGTTTGTTTTTCATCTCAGTATGGGTGTCGGTAAGACCCGACTGACACTTGAGCTTCTCCGTTGGTACATCAAAGCCAACAAGATGAAGTGCGGTATCATTCTCGCCAACACCGATGAAGTGGTGGGTGGTTGGGAAGATGAAATCATCAAGTGGCAGATCGATATACCCTATAAGCTGCTTCTTGGTTCCAATCGTGAAAAGTGGTATTTACTGGATAAACTTGACACCGGACTGGCGATTGCGACACACACAGGCTTCGCCACTATGTCCAGTAGCAAGGTGACACGCGAGAAGCTGACACCAACTGGTGAAAAGAAACCAGTCACACACTTTGAACCCGAGCGCGAGCGTATCGACTATCTGTCAAGCAAGTTTGACGCCTTCGTCTGGGACGAAAGCACCAAAGCCATTGGTAAGTTGTTCTACAAAGTGTCACGTACTGCATCGACAAAGGCACCAATACGCTTTGCACTAGCAGGACGCTTGTTTGGTCGCGACCCAATGCCGGTTTGGCCGCAGTTTAATCTGGTCGACCATGGTGAAAGTTTTGGTAACACACTCGGGCTGTTTCGTGAAGTGTTCTTCAAGGCGAAGCGTGGCTATTTTGGTGGAATGGAATACACCTTTGATAAGAAACGTGAACCGGAGTTCCAGAAGTTTCTCGGTCATCGTTCGATCTACTACGATGTAGACGAGGTGATGGACCTACCAGAACTGACACGTATACCAAAATACTGTTCGATGCCTGGTAATACCGTAACATACTATCAGCAGTGCATCGATGAAATCATTCGCGCCAAAAAGAACCATCGTGTGATCGCCAATTCGTTTATTCGTATGCGACAGATTTCATCCGGCTTTGTGGGACTGATCGATGAAGACAACGACAGTGAACGCTCTATCATTGAGTTTGATCAAAACCCCAAACTCGACTTGCTGATGGATTTGCTGTCTGATCTACCAGATAATCGTAAGTGCGTAATTTTTCATGAATTTACTTGGTCTGGTCAACAAATTTGCAACGCACTGACCAAAGCGAAAATCCAATACGGTTGGCTACACGGCGGCACCAAAGATTGGGATAGCATCAAAAACAAGTTCAACAACAACCCATCGTTTCGTCACTTAGTCGTCGGTTGGAGAAAAGGTGGTTACGGACTCAATCTACAAGCCGCTAACTACGGGTTCTTTTATGAGTCACCCGTCAGTGTAATTGACCGTGAACAGTGCGAGCGGCGTCTGTCACGCCAGGGACAACGCTGGCCGGTATTTCTGTTTGATCTGATGATGCGTAAGACGGTTGATCCAAAGATACTCGACTTTCACCGTGAAGGTCGCGATATTTTTCAGTCACTGGCGAAAGACCCTAGTCAACTGCTTCTAGATTTGGAAGCGGCTGACTAGGAGACTTTGGTGATCGTGGCGAAGTGGTAAACGCGACCGGTTGTGATCCGGTTATTCGAGGGTTCGATTCCCTCCGATCACCCCATCTCACAAAATCAGATAGCCGGTGCGGATGGCGAACTCTAACATCTGCGGTAGTGCAGCGATTGGAAGTTCACCGCCGCGACAGGCTTTACCATTCTTATCGAACCAAGTGTACTTGGCTGACTTTTCGGTACCAGTGCCGTCGTCCCACGACGCGATACCAATACGTAGCTCGCAATTGGGGTCCATTCTGGCTGGCTCAGAGAATGCAGCAATCATGACAACCTCTCTCTAGTCACTGTGTAGGTGAGTGTCACATGAGTGACTCACACAGTCAAGTCTCTATCGAGGTAACACAAAAGTGAAAGCCCCCGTTAGGGGGCTTTCACGTTCTCACTTCCTGGTACTCTCGTTGGAACTTGACTCGTTCTTTCCTTTTGGCACTCTCTCGCAAGATGACTCATTCGCTCTGTTTGGTCCTCTCAACTCTGGTGATTATTCTTAGAAGGGAACGATTAGCTGCAAATGGTGAAGCAGCAAATATATGCCGCCACCTCCAACCATCATTCCGAATACAAAGTATAGGCCACCCATCAATCAACCCTTCTTCACTGGTGACGGAATGACATGCACGTGTCCTAAGTGCGAGATTGGATATGGAGCAGGTGCAGGTTTACCGGTGTTACGCTCGTACCATTCACCATGCAAGTGTGCCAGAAACAGCTTCACAGCCCAGCGTCTTGCACGCGCGTCGATATGGGCAGGAGGCAACTTGCCTTGAATGTAGTACTTGTACGCATCGGTGTACTTGTCAACACGTGCAGCACCAAGAGCAGCTTGCGCTGCTAAGTCCCCACGTTCGTTACGCGCAATCTCGTACTCTTTGCGCTTGCGATATTCAACACCGTAAAAGCACTTTGGATTGTTGCTGAGTTTGAGAAACGATTGACCAGCTTTCCAACACAGCACCCTGAACTTGGCATTGAAAGGTCGTTTCTCACCCTTCTCCCACGCCTTTTGACCGTCAGAAGCCCACCCAGCAAATGACCAAATGTGACCAACTGTCGGACAAGAATACTCTGGGATAAAATCATGCTTTTCGATGGTTTTGTTTTTGTCCTTCTCCTGCAACTTCACACACTTCTCAGCATCGTGCGCATGACAGACACTGCACCACTCACCCATATAGATATGCGCGAGAAGTCCGGCGCTAAGAACGGGACCAATGCCGGTTATTTGTCGCATCCAGCTACCCATAACGTGACTTTCGGAGTACACGTCCAGTGCCGACTTGATCTGATTTTCCAACGTGCTTGACTGGTTGTAAATCCAGTTTATCACCGAGTGAGGTTCACCCGAACTGGTGAGTGCGCGTTGCTGCCCAGCGGCACGCTTGCGATCTTCCTGCATGATGTAGTAAGAGTCTACCAGATGCCGTGCTTCCCTATCACCAAGTGTCGCTGCCGCAAGTTTCATATCACGCGACATGCGCTTGACAGGTTCCAAAAACTCTACCCACACGTCCTTGGGATCACCTTCCCAACTGTCTTCTGGTTCATCGTAATCATCAGTCATCACTAAGTTCTCCAAAAAAAAGAGAGGCGAGGTTGCCCCCACCTCTCTTTGAGAGTATACAGGTTTTACGCTGCGTTGGCAAAGTCCATCGCCAGGTCAAGTGCGCGACGCTTGAGCGTTGCCCCGGAACCGAGCCAGGTATTCGCCAGACGGTTCTCGTCACGTCCAAGAATGTGATCGGCAACGTAAGTCACTGCATTGTACGCGCCCCACACAGTGCCTTCTGCCGTCTTGAGGTTCTGACCCGGTGCCATATCAATCGCTTCCAACAGCGTCTTGATGGTACGCGTGAACTTCTCCGGATCGTCCTGACCCTCTTCAATGTCGGTGTTGGCGACATTGTGAAAGTAGGTGATCAACTCGTCTTGATTGATCCGGGTATTCGACAGCACGTCGGCAGCTTCCTGCAACTGCTGCATGCCAACCTTGGCAAGACCGAGTGCCTGTTCAGCGGCTAACTTCACCTCGTCATCAAAGGCGCGCGAGTGCGGCATACGAAACACGCCCGCGTTGCTCTTGCCCTTGAGACTTTCACCCAACGCCATGCGCATCGTGTTCATGCACACAACGCGAACAGGCGTCAGTGCGGCAACCATGGAAAAACCAAAGCGATGCGGTTGCGTCAGCAACAGATACCCCCTGATTTCGTCCTCTTCGTTGTTGCCAACAAAGAACGACTCCTGAATTTTTGCGAGACCCCAAACGAACTGACCCCCACGGAGAGAACCGGCGGTTTCCATCTTCATGCCGCCAGCGTCCACAAAACGCTTGAAGAAAGTGAACGCGTCCTGATTCTGGACCGGCTTGTAGTTATCACCAACGATATCGAGCATCGACTCGTCACTGTCGCGCGTTAGCGCGAACTTGTTGGGGATAAGCTTAAGCTCGACTTGCTCGGTGTTCTTCTTGGGGAAGTACACCGGACGCTTACTGACAGTCCAGTCAAGACCGGCAGCAACCAGCATTTCGTCAGCCGTCAGATCGTCTGACACTTCAAAACCCAGACCATGCCAAGGCTTCTCGGCATTCCAGGCCATCGTTTCCACTTCGTGTGACATTGCTTTTTAACTCCTCGTTCCAAAACGTCATCTCAATGACACTGTGAATGTAGGCGCTCCCACGATGGGTGTCAACAAGTTTTTTTGTTTGCGCCACATTTGGAATTAGTCGCACCGTTCGACAAAAACTGGTGGCCAGACTTGGCAATCGAGAATGGTTGGCATGGAACCGCTGCCGCCAGTACCGCTTTGCAGGCACTGTTCCATAAGATCGTTGGTTATATTTACTTCGTGACATTGCGGCTGGTGTCGAGGTACGAAAATGGTCGATTGTACCGGCCGGACAGTCAACGGGGCGTCGTTTGTTCCTCTGGTACACCAAGTTCCCGGCTTGGCATTCCGGCAGTCTGTGGCTAGTGCAGGCGTCGCGATCAGCATGGCGACACTAGCAATCGTTATAAGCTTAAGCATTTTCCTATCTCCTACGTCTTAGCTGCGTTACTCCGGAATATCTTCAGTATGGTAGCGTCGCCTTCCGCACCTTCATGCGGCAAACACAGCCAACCAGCAAACATCGAGTCCGAGTAATCAGACCAGAACTTTTCGGCCTCTTCCTCGGTGATGTTCAACACGCGCGCGATGCGCGCAACATCTTCTGGAAAATCAAACATCGTGGTAACCCTCCGTTTCAACGCACCATATATAAGCCTTCATGCTGTCAATGACAAGGGAAAAGTTTTGGAATTTCCACAAAAAATAAGCGCCTCCAGAGTTAACTGGAGACGCTCGCTAAGTGATTGTTATTATTACTTGTTCAGCGCCGGAAGCGGCGGGATCACGTCATCACCGTGCTTCTCGCAGATGATCTTATAAACGCTACGAAGCTGGATTTCATAATACCCCAACATCGCCTCGGTCACGTCCGCGATAACCGCCTGTTGTGCAACAGTTTTATCGGGGTTCTCGATAATCGCGCGAAACGCGCGTGCCAGCCGATTGTCGCGATGCTTGCGCTCTTTCACGATCTTAGGCTTGCGCACCTTCATTCCGGTGTTGTCCAGAATGACGTTTGTCAACGTCTGTCTGGTCGCCGTCATCTCCTCCGGAGTGAGAGCGGCGCGACGCGTCGGAGTCGGCGCAGTCTCGACAACCTCGATAATCTCCGGCTCGACATCAACCACCGGCGGCTCCGGCTCCACCCCATTACGCGCGTCTTGCTCGGCGCGAGCTTTGGCGATCATCGCGTTAAGATCGGTGCCAACGTGACGCGGCAGCTTCTCCTTACGCTTGACCAAGATCGGATCACGATCAGTGACCGTGAATTCTTCACCCTTCTGGCGAACCGTGAGATTGAACTTCTCGCAAATCGAACGCTGTATGTCGTTCATCTGAACCTCTTGATTTTCCACGTCCTTTTCTCCTAGAAATGTCGAACAACGCATGATACGCTGTCAACGACACGTAAGATAATCCGGCTTCCACAAACTTGCAAGGATTTTTTTCAGATTTTGGGGAAAAAAGTTTTTCGCACAATCACCATTTTCAGCCTTGGCATTCCATCTCACTGACACCATATATATCGTGTTGAAACGGAAAACCCACGCGAAAGACGAGATTATGACCGAGAATATCAACATCCTGGTAGACGCGCTTCCTCTCCTTAAGGATAAGGACCAGGGTTTTGCAGCTTCGCTGATTTCCCAACACGGCAAGAAGGGCTTGTCCCCGAAACAGTGGTACTGGGTCAACGAGTTAGCGAACCGTGCCAATGGCACCGTCGCCCCCGCACCCACGACGCAAGTCGGCAACGTCTCTGCAATCGTGGAATTGTTGAACCACGCGAAAAAGCATCTGAAGTTTCCGGCGATCTTGGTTCGCGCCGAGAACACCGATCTTCGGCTGAACATCGCCGGCAAGATGGCAAAAGTGCCGGGTTCGATCAACGTGTGTGGTTCTGAGAAGGACAGCACTGGGCAGCGTCCATGGTACGGTCGTGTAACCGAGAGTGGTGAATTCCAAGCTTCTCGTAAGTTTGCCCCCGAGACGCAAACCGCCGTCGCAAGCGCGTTGGTCGCGCTGGCGAGCGATCCCGCGAAAGCCGCTGCCGATTATGGGCATATGACTGGCGTTTGCTGCTTCTGTTCGCATCCTCTGACGGATGATCGTTCAACTTCAGTGGGTTACGGTCCGATCTGCGCAAAGCACTTTGGACTTCCCTGGGGCGATATCACCGACGATTAAGAGGGGCGAAAGCCCCTCCCTTTTTTCTAAGGATATCAACATGTTCCGAACTTATGACGATTGGAAGACCACCGATCCTCGCGACCGCGAACGTGCCTTTGTGCGCTGTCCGCTCTGCAAATCTCGACACTGGGAAGACGAAGATTGTGGCGAGGCGGAGTGCTGGGAGCCAGACTACGAACCTGATAACATTGACTAATTTTGCGGACTTAGCGCGGTTTTCCGCGCTATTTTTTTATTCTGGTGTTGACAAATGACTGTCAATGACCTATATATAGCGCAGGTGGGTGGTTCCACTGGACTTTTTAACAGAGGAAATTCAGATGAAAACGATCCTTGTCGCTGGGGCATTGGCAATGTCCGTTCTTGGCAGCGGTGTTGCCGAAGCGCGTACATGGTGGTCCATCGATGCCAGCAAAGCGACCTGTAGTCACGCCGAGGTTAGTCCCGATCAGATGATCCAGTACATGCGTTCTTCTAAGGAATTTAGGGGACCTCCTGACGTGAAGACCTTTCCCGAGGAAAGCCGCGAAGTAAAAGGAGTCATGGTAACAGGGACATACACCACTGGCAATTCAACAAGCCTCTTTTTCTTCGATACGCGGCAATACTGCGAAAACGTGTTAGACAGAGCGAAAACAGAGGGTCTTATACACGACCGGAGCCAACTGCAATAACTCTTTGATAATGCTGATTAATCAGGTCTGGAAAAAGTGCGAGAAATCGCACTTTTTCATATCCTCCACAATTTTGGCATTGACAAATGCTGTCAGTGACCTTATATATAGCATGTTCGAAACGAGGAATATCCGATGTTTGCAAATGCCAAAAAAATCGCCTCAGTCGCCGCACCCGCGAAGGGTAAGCCGACCAAGATCACCGAAACGCTCCCAGGTTTGGAGGCGGTCGCGGCACTCGACGCGTGCGCCAAGGCGATCAAGGGACTCCTTGATCTGACCAAGGCAGAAGCGAAAGAGCTTGCAACCACGCGTCTGATCGATAAGGGTTTGGAGCGCCACGCGCGTCCCGACACAATGCACGTGGAAGACGGCGCGTTTGCCTCTGGTCGCGCGACTGTCGTCAAGCGTTCCGAGCGTTCCCCTCTGTCGGCTGATGAACTGGAAGTTCTCGCAACCGTGCTGCCTGTTGAGCGCGACGATGACAACAACATTGTCAGCGTCCCAGGTTTCGCCGAGACTTTGGACAGTTATCCCGCGATGCTGGCAGTCAATCCCGCCTATGCCAATGACGAGGAATTGTTGAAGAAAATCGACAAGGCACTGTCAGGCATCAAGGGCATTCCCGAGGATTTCATCATTCACCAGGCTGCTACTTCCAAAGTTGTGGTGTCTGAAGGCGCAACCAATGCAGTGTTTCGGTTGAAGGCTGACGAAGCGGAACAAGTGTTCCCCATCGTCGCAAATGTCACACTCGGCACAGTGTTCAGCGATATTTCCAAAGCTTGGGATATCGTCAAGCCCATGTTGCTGCCGGATGTGAAAGCTTCTCTTGGCAAGATGCTGAAGGCATCGTTGAAGGCATGAAATACCCAACTTACCAATACCTCTACCCGCCACGGCCAGAAACGGCCGTGGCACCCAACACCTTGAAACTCTACGAGGATCGAGGTTGGGTCGCTCAGGCAAAGATGAACGGAACTTGTTGCACGATCTATGTGCCATCAATTACCGAAGGTCCAAGTTTCGCGATGGGGCGTCACGGACCCGATAACGAGTTGCAATGGCAACCTGGCAATAGATGGCAGGAGTTTCAACAACACCTGCCTGGAAAAGGTTGGTACGTGTTTGTCGGCGAGTTGTTGCATTCCAAAGGTGTTGGAGTGCGTGACACGATCTATCTACACGATTTGCTGGTTGACGATGGTGAGTACCTAATCGGCAAGACTTACGCTGATCGCTACGAATGTCTATCACGTCTCTGCGCTGGCGGACTGAACATGTACGAGGACACGCACACTATCGTTTTTCCCGGTGTTTGGTTAGCTGCTAATCACGATGGTTTTTTCCAAGATTGGTACAACGAAATCAACGGTATGTCGGGCAACACGGCAATCGAAGGACTCGTATTTAAGAATCCCACTGCAAAGTTACGACCTTGCACTGCCCGAGGCAATGCCAATGGGCAGTACAAGTGCCGTCGCACCACCAGAAATCTGAGTTTCTAGTTTAACTATAAAAGATTCTGGAAACCAGAAAAATCCTTGAAATATGCTGTCAATGACCCCATATTATAGATGTTCGAAACGAAGGAATATCCCGATGTATCGCGTAAAGTTTTGGAATCCCGAGACTGGCAAGGGCTTTATCGAAGGCTATCGTCTTGCGCGCAATGCCAAGGATGCCGTGAAAGCTTATAACAATCTCTACGACAGAGATGGTTATGGAATTCGCGCCGAGTATCTCGGCAAGAAAACCACAAGTGCGGAGTAACACGCGATGAAAAAGCTCACACTCACCAGAGGTAAGGCATCTTACACCTCGCGCGGTTTGGACACCCAGGTAGAACGCGAACAGGCGATGCAGGAAGACTGCGTAGCTGCCATCAAGGCATTTCTCGCGGGATCGAAGGTGTCTAAGATGGAAGCCGAGAAAGCGAGCAAGATGGTTCTTGCTGCCTCCGCTGCCGTTCACTCTGACTTGGAGCGCATCCTGCGCAATCAGGGTAAGAAGACGGAGGAAGTCCAGTGATCAAGACATTAATTTCACTGGCTCCACCGCTTATCGGTGCGTCACTGCTGCTATCATCCATGCAGGAAAAGGAAGAGCCGTATTCCTGCAAGATGTATCACGAAGCGGAGCGTAAGTGTTCTTACAACACCATTGGCAAGTGCTACCTCCAAAGCGAGGTGGACCGCTTGCGTCAGCAATGCTTACGTGAGGGAGGACGCACGTGACTACACGTCGCCCCGCGCGCATCAATTGGCATATGACCAAGCAAATGCGCGAGATGTATGCCATGCTGCCGCTGCTGGTGACAAACGTACCGAGAAACGTCGCTGTTTATGCAGTGAACCAGCGTTGTGGACGTGCGTACTTTAAGAAGCGGATGATCACCATTCCATTTCACGCGATAAATCGGCCCAAAGGTGACGGCTACACGCTGTACTATCTGGCGCACGAATTGGCACACATTGCCGATGATGACGCTGGTACGCGTGATCGTTCCAAACCTCACGGTCCGAGCTTTATGCAACAACTAAAGCGGTTGTGTCCGCCAGAGTACTGGCACTGGGAACTTGGCTACAAGCCACGTAACGCAGCCGCTGCCGGAATTTGGAGGTAGTATGCATGACAACCAACTAGAAGATCATTCAGAAGAGGTATTCTTATGGGAAGCCAAGTGTGGCGTCTGCTACGCTTGGTTTGACCATCCAGTACCATCTGAAGATAACCCGTATCCGCATGGCGCATTTTGTCCAGTATGTCGGAATAATGGACTAATGGCACCTGGTGTGCTTCACTTCAAACCAAAACTAGAAAGACAGCTATGAACACTAAGTGGAAGAAACTTATACCAGCCAATCTGGTGAAAACACTAACTCGCGAGACGGTACTCGAAGCGATGCAGTACACAAAGCTTGACTTCGACGACACCAAACGTCAGTTAGAAGAGGAAGTTTGGGGCGTGGAGTACTTCATCAACGATCTTTATCAGGTCGCCAAACGTCAGATTAAGACAAAAGACGGCACTCCCGTGCCAATGGTGCAACTCAACATTCGGCGACGTGACGGCAAACCAATATTCCGAGATTGGCGTCACTTTCAGTGGATCAAGAATGAGTTAGTTGGTGAAGAGTGTGAGGCAGTCGAACTTTACCCGGCTGAGTCACGTCTGGTAGACACTTCCAACAAATATCATTTGTGGTGTTTTACTGACCCAACTTACCGTCTGCCTTTCGGAATGCAGGAACGAGATGTCATTGAAAATGACCATGCTAAGAAGCCAGGGCATCGTCAACGGAGAATATGAACATGAGTGTCATTGTCAAGGTCATTGGTGCTTCAAGTGGTATAGTTACACCACATGACGGACGATGGGTGGTTGAATGGAACCCCCACGTCACCTTTGGTACATTGGCACTGACTTCGACCGATGACCCAGCCAAGGCTAAACGTTTTCCCTCTATTGCTGATGTCATGCGTCAGCGACAGACAGTCAGTCGTATGCAGACTTATCGTCCCGATGGTCAACCAAATCGTCCACTTAGTGGCATTGATATCGAAATCGAAAATGCACCATGAAGTCTAAACAACGTGTACACTTTCGTCTGATACACATGCCGTGTTGCGGACAGATGTTGTGTTGGGTGAATCCAAGATTACCAACTCACTGCCCCGAGTGCGGTGTGTCAGTCTACAGAAAGCTCAAATTTGATGGCAGTATGATACTGGTGAATGATGAGGACGCGTGGTTACACTTGTCGGGGGATGTGAGTGACCTTTGACTGGCCAAACTTTCTGACACAACACAACATTCCGTATATCACCACGGGTAAGGTCGGACGTGACGATATCGGCTGTCAGTGTCCATTCTGTGGGAACGCAGACTCCGGATATAACATGTCGATATCGTTACTTGATCGTGGTTGGTATTGCTGGAAGCAGCCTGATGGACACAGAGGCAAAACGCCACATCGTCTAATACAAGCACTACTCGGCTGCTCGTTTCTCGACGCCGAGTCAATCGTTAAAAGTGGTGACAGTATACCAGATGACGTTCTTGGTAATTTAACTGTAATACTTAAACACAAACCATATCCTTGGCAGCCGCCACCACTTATATCCAAACCAATAGTGCGACCCCCACTTAGAGTGCCAGAAGAATTTCGACCTATCGAGAATATTGGTAAGGGTCGAATGTTCGTGTCGTATTTGGAGAAACGAGGATTTGACTTTGACGATATTCCATATCTGGTGAAGAACTTCAATCTACGCTACTGTGTCAGTAATTTTCTGGACGGGGCTTACGACAATCGTCTGATCTTTCTGATTACCATGGAACACCAATTGGTAAGCTGGACCGGACGTCACATTGGTCAATCACGACTACGCTACAATTCTCTCTCCGTTGAGAATCCAATACTACCAGCACGTCTGTCACTAAAGGACACTGTGCTGTGGTATGACTGGTTGCGCCAAGTAGACGGTGGGACACTGGTGGTCAATGAAGGCCCGTTTGATTCACTCAAATTAAACTATCTTGGAAATCCTCACGGTATTTACGCGACCTGCGTATACGGCAGTACAATTTCGGACATCCAACTAGATTTACTTACATCGCTTAATCAATTCAAGAACAAGTTGATATTACTTGACGCTGAAGCTGCTATCCGTTATGAATGCAACTTTCACGGCTTAATTGGACCACTTGAAGGACTTGGATTTAAGACACTTGTTCTTCCTGATACTGTAAAAGACCCAGGAGAACTGAACACTTCGTCATTTACGCAAATATTTGGTTGTTGATTTCTCTGACCTGACGAGTATCATGGGTCTGTTGTCGATGACTCGTCTAATGGGGACCTAGACTTGCAGCGTCGGCATGGGCTAGTGGTCGCGCCCGTTGGGGTACTATTTCCCCCTCCTAGAAGTGTACTCTGCTGGGGAGGTATGCGTAAGTCTTCCATAAAAATCCCCAGCACTTTTATTCCGGTGAATTTAATGGATGATCTTGGTAAAATGATTGGTAGTATGATCTTTGTCGGGTTGGTGTTTGGCACGGCTATGTTCATGGGGCAATCCAAACCACGCACCGCTTGGACTTATCTGAACTGTTTTTTCTCAGCCATCGTAGGTTCACTCATTCTCGGAGCTATCTGGTACTGGATTGGTCACTTAGCTGGATATAACTAAGTCACGGGGGAAACGATGCCGGATAAACTTAAGCCAAAAGCGACACTCAGCGATCAGTTAAAAATGCTGGGGCAACTGGCCTACACCTTGGAACAAAGTCCACACAATATAAGAGACACCATCGCACAACACTTCAACTTAAATTCCGAACAGTATCGTGCCTTTATGTCAGCCTACAGAAAATCTGGTGATGATCCATTGGAAGTGTAGGGGGCATCTGATCCGGCCAACATGAGGTGAAACTGATGAGTGATTTTCATCGGGGGTTCCATGCTGGGTGGCAGTCCTTGGGGCTGCTCATTGTGTTGCTGCACATGTTTGGGATCGGCTTGTAATTAGGTGAGTGACTATGGCACAGACCCAACGCAGTAAGTCGGTGAAGATCAATGTACCAGAGTTGAACGATTCTGTCATCGGGTGGATATACAACACCTCCAGACGCTACGTATACCGTGTCAATAAGTGGTACGATTTTGAAGATTTGGTACAAGATGGTTTGATGATCGCCCTAAAATGTCGCGCTCGCTACGGATACGAAATTGACCCACCACACTTTACTGCATTGGTGAAAACTTCCTTCACCAATCACCTCGTAAGCTTGCAGCGAAAAACCAATTACAACAACGAATTATATATTGCGGAACTGGAGGATGTAAAAACCGGCGAAGAGATTGATAACATTCTCGATACCTTATACGAACTGCCCGAACAGGAGTTTGCTTGTACACTCAATGAACTACCGGAACCGATCAAAGCCGTTCTGCGACTGTTTCTATCAGTTGACACCTTGCGCAAAATGCGCCTACCGCTCCGTGAGACATTGAGTGACAGTGAGACACCCGCTAAACGTTTGAAACGTCTTGCCGGTTGGCCCGAAAATAGAGATTTCGAAAATGAACTCGAAAAACTGCTGTTTCCCGGTTGATTGTAATGGTCAATTAGGCTATATTTCAAAAATAGCGTGATCGCAAATCTGCGACACGTGGTTAATCTTTAAAGGAAGAATTATGTCCGATCCGCATGTAACAACTGTTCCACCCGAGCCGAAGCCCGCAGTGCAAGAGCCAGAAGATCAAGAATCCGAGGAAGAGAACGGCGAAACTGAAGCTGATGAGCAAGAGGCGTCTTCACTCTACGAACATATTTGTGAAGCACTTGACACCATCCGCGCTGAAGACGAGTCCGTTGATGAATTCAAGGTTCGTGTAATCCAGGCTTTTTCTAATATGGAAGTCTGGACTGATGATCGTTACGAAACCTTGGACAAGGACGTGCAGGATTGGGTGTATGACGCCACCATCACTCACAAGGCAAACATCACCAAAAAGCGCAAGAAGGCACTTCCTCTTCTTCCCGGTTTGGACCAGAAGAAGACAAAGGAAACTAAGCGTCGCGGACGTGCCAGTCTGAATGATGCCGAAGAGCCGAAAGTGCGTGGTCGCGGTCGTACCAGTGGGAATGACTGTCTGACCCGTACCATGAAGGAACTGGTTGTCAGTGCCAATCCTGGTGATATGAAGGCGATGGATTTGGTGACTACGCTTCAGACCAAGTATGGCAAGGAATATTCCATTGCCGCGGTGCGCTACGCGCAACAGGCATTCGCAACAGCGAGTCGACTGATCAAGGAACACGCAGCGTCTTAACTCGCGCGTTCTGAGCGTTGCTAGAGAGGGGGAAGCATCTTCCCCCTCTCTTTGTGTCTAGACTGTCTTCACTACACTGTAAACGCACCAGAATCACCCGCGCGTATAGTAAAGTATGAACATCAATCGCACGCTTCTACTCTCCGCATTGGACACCTGTAAACCAGCACTAGCTACTGCCACCAATCGGGCAGTGGAACTATCGCATTTCTGGCTGGACGGTGATTTCATTTCGGCTTATAATGGTCGTCTTGGAATTGTCTATCCCTTTGACTCTGAAATAAAAGGTGGTGTTCCCGCGACACTACAGGCATGGCTGGAAAAGACGGTAGGTGACACTGCGGAACTGACCACAAAAGGTAAGGAACTGATCATCAAGGTTGGTGACTCACACGCCACCTTTGCTATGTTGGAAGCTCAGAAACAGATACTGACACCCAGTGTCGATTTGATCGATGGCGAAGGTGTCGAACTGGATGAAGCTCTGATCACTGGTCTTAAAAATATTCTGGTGTCACTTGACCCGAAGTCGGCAACACCGGCGCGCATGGGCGCGTTTCTGGCACCAGTTGGTGACCATCTCGACATCTACGCGACCGATGACAACTCACTTTCCTGGCTGCGAGTGACACTACCAAAGAACTACACTCTGACACAGCACATCGTTGTTCCAACTGGATTTATCGAACAGGTTTTAAAGATACTGCCAGAAGGTGGACGTGACGCTCTGTTTGTGCATCAACACGCCATCGTCGCCGTCAACAATCAGGGTGTAATGATCATTGGCAATCTAATCGACTGCCCCATGATGCCCGACTTTTCTGTCACTCTGTCACCATACCAGCAACAACACCAAAACGACACTGCCGTACCAGAGGTGTTGAGCGGGGCATTGGATCGTGTTATGCTGATCCCAAATAACGCCACCGAATTTGCTGTTGAGAACAACATTTTGTACATTATTTCCAACATTAAAAACACCACTCACTTTGAAGAAGCCATGACCTTTAATCACCCCAACGTAATCGAATTCTTTGATCCCGAACTTATTCATCGCGCTTTATCGGGTAGAACCAGTCTTCGTATCGACAGAGGCAGTCTCTGTCTCAAAGGACCAGCCGGATTTATTCACTTGATCGCTGCCACACAACGCTAAGGTTACGATGGCTGAGTGTCGTTGGTCAGGCTGGCCGGGTGCATGGTGTCTTGACTGTGGTCGCTCCGACCCACGCGAGGACATGCTTGGTGAGAGTAAAGTTGATTTTACTTGTGATCTAAAAGTATGTGAATGTGGTTATCCCAATAGTGACTGTGATCATTTTCACATCCATTTTCATGAACCGTTTAATCTTGAATGTTCCGAATCCGGTAGTAATCGTCACAACCCTTACCAAAAATAGGGAACCAGATCATGGGGTTTTTCAATCTGGCGAACGAACGTTTAGACAGAAATAAACCCCCGACAGAATTACTTCACCAAAGAGGCTGTCAGATGTGTACTCTCGACAGAGAGGAACGCTATCTGAAGAGTCCGAAGATGCCCGGGTCCGGTGCAAGAAATCCCATTGTTTACTTTCTCGGTGAAGCCCCTGGTAAACAGGAAGATGAACTTGGTAGACAGTTCATTGGGGCACCCGGTGCGTTACTGCGTGAGAACATTCCCAAAGAACTTCTTGATTATATTCGTTGGAACAACACCATAAACTGTCACCCCGAGAATGATCGTGATCCTACATCACTCGAAATCGAGTGCTGCCGACCTAGACTGGTCGATGATATCGAAGTCACCAAACCAAAAGCCATATTTGGTATGGGTGGCGCGTCATTAACGTGGGCTGATCGTTCCAACACCTTTGCCTGGCGTGGTAGACGCTTCCCTATTCAAGTCGGCTCGCATCGCTGTTGGTTTTATGCATTTCACCACCCAGCCTATCTGCTACACCTGAGAAGTCAGAACGAGGGGCGACCATCCAACTATGAACTGGCATTCAAGATCGATCTGAAGCGTGCTTTTCAGGAAGTGAAAGAAGGACTACCTGTACCAGACATACACACCGAAGCCTTTGCGCGTGAAGGCACCAATCACTACATCACCGGCACTGGCAAGAGCAATCTGAAAGAGGTGACAGACTTTCTTCTTCGTGCCGCCAAAGAGAGTCACTGTGGTGTCGATTACGAGACACAGGGACTGCGCCCCTACACTGCGGATGCAGCGATCCTGTCTGTGGCTGTCTCTACCTGGGATGAAACACTAGCCTTTGCTCTAGATCATCCTCACGCCGGTTGGTCAAAAAATGATCGCAACATCTTGCATCAGTGCTGGAAGCACTTTCTTCTGTCAAAGACCAAAAAATGTGTTCACTCCCTACACTTCGAAATGGAGTGGAGTGCGTATTTCTTTGGTCGTGAGACACTACGCACAGGCTGGGAAGACTCATTGACACAAGCCTACGTGCTAGACGAGCGCAAGGATTGTCTGTCACTAGAATTTCTCACACAGCTACACTTTGGTTTAAATCTCAAGAAGCTCACCCCCGGACTGAACAAGACCAACATGAAGAGTGAGTCACTTACCAAGTTGCTGCCCTATAATGCGATGGATGCCAAGTATCATCTTTACACCTTTGCCGCACAAGATGAACTCATCGAGAAACAGGGACTACGTACGGTCTATGAAGAAAAATTGCGCCAAGTCCCGACCTGCGTACTGACACAACTAGAAGGGCTGCCGGTCGATTATGACGAAGTGAATCGGCAACGTGCGAATCTCCAAGAAAAGATACAGTATATAGAGTCACAAATCTTTGCCTTACCAGAAATAGACGAGTTCAAGAAGCGCACGGGAGCCGATATTAATCTTGGCTCAGAACCCGATGTATTATTCTTTCTAAAGGAAATACTAGGCCACAAAGTGAATTCTACGGACAAGAAAGTATTAGAGACAATAAAGCATCCGTTTGGCCAGCTTCAAATATTATGGCGTAACGCCACCAAGATGTTGTCTACCTATGTTGAACGGTTACGTGAAGAAAACGCCTACCCCGACAAAAAGTACCACCCAACATTTGGAACTTGTTTCACTGACACGGGTAGGCTAAACTCTGACTTTCAAAATTGGCCAAAACGTGATGACAAGGACAAGGAACTACGCCGTCAGATCGCCGCAAAAGGTAAGGGACTGTTTGCTTCACTTGATTATGGTCAAATTGAAGCACGGTTAATTTGCTGTAGTTCACGCGACCCCGCCTACTCTAAAGCGACTTGGGACGGACTCGATGTTCACGGTTACTGGGCAAGACGCATTGCACACCGCTATCCCTCAGCAATTGGTGGACGCGAATATCTTGATGACGAAAAGGTCATGGAGAAGTTTCGTGATCGTGTCAAAAACAAATGGACGTTTCCCTGTTTCTTCACTGCGGTACTGAAATCTGTTGCAGGATATATGGAAATCCCCGCTGAGGTACTATCACCTGAATACGATGCGTTCTGGCGTGAGTACTCTGGTGTAAAGAAGTGGCACGAACGCGTGATCAACCAGTTTAAAGACCTTGGTTACACCGAGTGTCTGAACGGCAGACGCCGCCGAGCGCCACTTGGTTTAGGACAGATCATCAACTCCGCTATTCAAGGCTCAGCCGCGGATATCGTCATGGACGCGATGAACCGTCTGTCAGAAAAAGACATACCACAACTACAACCTAAGCTGAACATTCATGACGATCTGACCTTCTGGTTCGCCAGTGAAAATGAACTGTGTGATCATATCGACACCATTCTAGACGAGATGCTGAACGTACAGTTTCCCTGGATTTGTGTACCACTCACAGTCGATTTGTCAGTCGGCCCAAACTGGTACGACATGGAAAAGATTGAAACCTTTTCGAGTGACAAGAGATTAGGTTGGCCAACAAGAGCAGCAGAATTTACATGATAACCAAACGAGTTGAGAGTACCAAATACCGCCAGTGAACCATTCCTGATTGAGAGAACCATAAACCGGGAAAGACTAATGACTGAACCCTTCATCAACAAATACCGGCCAGTCAAGTGGGATGAAGTTATTGGTAATGAAGAGACGGTACGATCACTGTGCAAGGTTCTGACTGAAGACTCCAGTCATGCCTTTCTGTTCACGGGTCCAAGTGGCACAGGAAAGACCACTGTTGCTCGACTTGGTGCTAAGGAAGTTGGCACAACTGATGCCAATATAATCGAAATCGATGCCGCCACTTACAATGGCATTGACGAAATGCGGGGGATTACTGAACAGCTAATCTATCGTCCACTTGGTGCCAGTAACATTAAATCAGTCATCATGGACGAGTGTCACGCGCTTACCCGACAGGCTTGGCAGTCACTGTTAAAGATGGTGGAAGAGCCACCAACGGGAGTGTATTGGTTCTTCTGCACCACTGACATTACCCGAGTACCAGAAACGATACAAACCCGTTGCTCAGTCTACACCCTGCATCTTCTCAATCTTCGTCAGTTAACCGTGCTACTTAATTGGGTACTTGCTTGTGAATCCAGAGAGTTAGACCCCAGCATTATCGATCTGTGTACAAAGGAAGCACAGGGTTCACCACGTCGCGCCTTAGCTTATCTCGGACAGACCATCAACTGCACGTCACGTGAAGAAGCCTACGCGTCACTCGGACACATACCCGATGAAGCCGACCAACCAGTGGCACTAGCACGTGCTTTGGTCAATGGTGCCAAATGGCCAGTGATACAAGCGATTCTCATCGAACTTCGCAACGAGAACCCAGAAAGCATTCGTAAGATAGTTTTGAGTTATGTCACCAAAGTGATACTCGACAATAAGGATGAAAGCACACTCTGGAGCTATTTACCAATACTGGACGAATTTTCACAACCAATAAATTACTCAGACGGTATTTCACCCATCGTACTCGCCTGCACCAGGATCGTGTTTGCGACGCGCGTATAATAGAGGTAGAGGCAGGTGATCGCATGGACGCGTCTGAAGAGACGTTAAACGAACTGGCTGATAAGATAAAGATCGATCCGGACTCACTGGATACCGAGTTTATCAATCAGACCAATTGGTACTACCATGCAGCGACCGGTTACGCAATGGCAGTGTCACTTCGTGATCAAGCTAAAAACGATTTGGACACTACCGAAGCTGAACTGTATTTGTCCTTTCGCAACGGAACCAGAGATAAACCAACCGAAGCTCAGTTAAAAGCAATGGTAGAGGCCGATGATGTTCGTCGCGAATATCTTGCCTTGTACACACAAGCAAAACAACTTGCAGATAGATGGCTTGCACTTCGTGACTCGTTTACCCAAAAGGGACATGCTCTACGAGAGCTTGCAGAATTGTATAAATTGAACTATTTTGGGGAACGACCGTTATCTGCCGCAGAACGTCAGGAGGCAGAGAATCGTGTCAGAACTCGTACAACTGGCAATGACTGATATCTTACACTTGGTTGTTGCTTTACTCATAGCCGGTATTGTCTCTTATATCTCAGGTTGGTTATTTAGTGCCGGTTATCATCAGAGAAAACATCAGGACACCAAGCGGCTGATACAACTTCTTCGTGAAGGAAACTCCCAAGATGAATCGCACTCGACGCGCGTTTGACTACAAACCACCTACATATGAAGAAGCGCAAGCACTGTCACAACGCCGTGGCGGTATGTTTGATGGCTTGATCAAACAGGGAGGACCAAAATTCTTCAAGCCAAAAGCTGGTGACAATTTTGTTCGCATACTACCGCCTACTTGGGAGGACGCGCGTCACTACGCACTAGAAGTGAAGATTCACCGCAATATCGGAGTGGATAATCAGTCCTATCTGTGTTTGATGGAAAATGAATCTTCACAAGAAAAGAATTGTCCGATCTGTCAAGAACGACAGGAACTGGCACGTAATCGTGCCAAGCAAGAAGAAATGGACGCGCTACGCGCCAATCCAACACTTCTAGTTTATCTAATTGATCGTAGTGACGAGAAGAGCGGCCCAATGTTGTGGGGCATGTCGAACCGCTCGAATACCGAGATACTGTCACAAAGTCTGGAAAAACGTCAGCAAATCTATTTGCCTGTGGCACATCCTATCGACGGGTTTGATATCGAATTCACCCGTGAAGGTGAAGGTCTGTTGACACGTTATCGCGGCTTTAAAGTCGCGCGTCAGTCCAGTCCAATCACTGATGATCCAGAACGCTTTGAAGAATGGTTGAACTACATCGAGGATCATCCCATCCCAGATCAGTTACAGTTCTTTCCTGCCGAGCGTATTAAACTGGTGTTTTACGGCAAAGCTGACACCACTGAAGAAACACCACCGACACGTCTGCGTGAAGAGCGCAGTGTACCCCCAGACCGTATGCGTGAAGCTGCACGTCCTGCCAATGGTCACGATGACCCCCCATTTGATACGACACCAAAAACACCCACGTATCAAGAAGTTATACCACCACCGCCACGTCGCGCTCCTCTGGAAGAGCGTCCGGTTCCTCGTGAGGCAGAACCTGCACCAGAGCGGCGACGCGCAACTCTACAGCCAGAAAGTGGTAGTGCTACCCCCGATGAAGTAAAGGATCGTCTGCGCTCGAAACTGGCACAACGTGGGCAGTAACCAATGCGCGCCGTATTGTCCGAGGCAGAAACGACCGTCACAAATGGCGGTCGTTACTACGAAGCCCCCGCCCCACTAAAATTTATCAGTACCGGATCAACACTGCTTGATAGTGCGATTGGTGGTGGTTGGCCACTGACACGTATATCAAATATTGTTGGTGACAAATCTACCGGCAAAACTCTACTCGCCATTGAAGCGACCAACAGTTTTGTCAAAGCCTTCCCAGAGGCTACTCCACGTTATCGTGAGTCAGAAGCGGCATTTGATCAGACCTTTGCGGCTTCCATTGGGATGCCAGTAGAACAAATCGATTTTGGTGACGAAGAATTAAACACGGTCGAAGACTTTTATGACGATTTGAACGACTACATCAAGACCCTCAAAAAACACCCAGGTTTATACATACTTGACAGTCTTGATGCTCTGACCAGTACAGATGAAATAGACCGTAAGTTTGGTGAAGGTTCCTATGGCACTGGTAAAGCCAAGGACATGGGCAAGTTATTACGTATGCTTGTGCGCGATGTTAAACGCTCACGAACACATCTGATGATCATATCACAGGAACGAGACAATATTGGTGTCACATTTGGCAAGCGTTCGACACGTTCTGGTGGACGCGCGCTAGATTTCTATGCGTCACAAGTGATCTGGTTGGCAAAGACCGGCACCACAGAAATCACTCGTGGTGGTGTAAAACGTCCTATCGGTGTCGAAATCAGAGCCAAGTGCGAAAAGAACAAGATCGCCATTCCCTTACGTCAGTGTGACTTCAATATTCGCTTTAGCTTTGGTATCGATAACATGTCCTCTTGTCTGGATTGGCTAGAGTCAGTAAAGATGCTGGATACCGTAACATCACTCAAACGTGATGACTATGACAAATTTTTGGCTAATTTGACCGATGAAGAATACTGGCAAAAGGTGAAAGAAGTTGGTGTCATAGCGGCTGACGTGTGGCAGAAGGTCGAAGACCGTTTCGCACCGGAGAGAAAGCGTGTATAAGGATGAACTCCGCCGGTTCAAAAAATAAAGGAAGCGCCTTTGAACGCCAGGTGTGTCGCAAACTGTCACTACTCGTTTCTGAAGGTAAAAGGACAGATTGCTTCTGGCGTTCTGCCATGTCGGGCGGACGCGCGAGACTGCAATTCAACAAAGACCTGTTCATAAACCAAACACAGTCTGGGGATATTTCCAGTATCAGTGAACTTGGTTTCTGGCTGATAAACACTTACACTATCGAAGTAAAACACTACAAAGATTTGCAACTTGCTTCTGGTTTCTTGAATGAATCTGGTTTTCTTTACACGTTCTGGAAGAGTTTACGAGATGACTGCCGTGCCACCGGCAAACTACCACTGATGATCGCCAAACAGAATAATCGTCCGATCATCATGCTAACTTTGCCTGGACGGTCACCAACAAGACTACCACCTGTCATTACACTACACGAATGGCCGGCTGAACTGAGACTCTTTGACTCTCTAGAACAGGTGATAAATGTCAGCAATTCTGACAGCGGACACACACTGGAACGACAACCCACGCGACGAGTTACGTTGGGGCCTACTGACTTGGCTCGCGGAACAACAGGCTGATGAACTGATCATTCTTGGTGATCTAACACAAGCCAAGAACAATCATCCGGCACGTATGGTCAACCGTTTAATCGACGCATTTATGACACTGACCACAGTGTACAAGAAAATCTACATCCTCAAGGGTAACCATGACTATATCGATCCAAATTGTCCGTTCTTTGGCTTTCTCAATCACTTTAGCGAGAACATCATATTTATACTCATGCCAATGATACTAGACCTGACAATTGGGCAACGAGTGTTCATGCCGGCTGGTACTGATTGGATTGACAACGTTGGTCTTATCGAAGGCAAGTCAGTATTTGCCCACGTCACTTTCGATGGTGCAGTGTCAGAGTCAGGTTTTCAGTTAACTGGTGTCGATCCCAATATCGTACTGGAAGCTGGTGCCACTGTCATCTCAGGTGACATACACAAACGGCAGGTAGTAGCAGGCGGTGCCATCGAATACGTTGGCGCACCCTATCACATAAACTTTGGTGACGATTACATACCACGTATTTTGCTCATCAATGATGATGGCAGTAGAGTCAATCTACATTATCCGTCACCAGCTAAACACACACAGATAATCAAGTCACTAGATGAACTCTATCGCATCAAGATCAAACCAGGTGATCAGATAAAGATCATCGCGCAACTGCGACGTGCTGATTTACCAGAGTGGAAGTCCTGGCGTGACGCGATCAAAGAGCAGGCAGAAACAGAAGGCTGGCAGTTGTTTGGTCCGGAACTAAGACTGCAAAGTGACACCGCCCCAGATAAAGCAAGTGTCACGACTCATCTGTCAAACAATGAACTGGTGCGCGACTACGCGCTGCGACAAAGTGTTGGTGAAGACTATATCACTGTCGGCCAGGAATTGTTAAACTCAACTCGATAGTTGGACATTGCGACAGACAATCGAGAGAGATATACTGTCAATGAATGAGAGTTACATAGGTAAATGGTTTCTTGAAGACATAGGAATACGTTGGGAATCTCATCAATGGCGGGCATTCAATATTGGCAAACCTAAAGTTAACTGTAGCAAAGATTGGTCTACTGGACTTGGACCGATTGACTTGGAAGAGGCTCTTGCATTGTTTCGTCATTCAAACATTACAATATTCCCGGTTTCTCAGCAAGGTGGAGGATTAGATCGATGAATGAAGATACCCGCGCTGTCTTCCGAGCACGTATCGGTGCGGGGCTGCTCAGTGTTCAGCGCGACTACATGGCAACACATCCACCTGAGGAAGTACTGCCCGAGTTTATCGCTGCATTGCTTAGCCTCGCAGCGTTTATCGCTCACAACAATGCGAACCTTAAGCCGTTGGACTTTATGCATGTCGCGGTCCAGACCGCAATAAAAGAATGGGAGAAGAAGCTGGCAAATGACACTTAGTCTGAAACAACTGTCACTACGCAACTTTCGTGGTATTCACGGAACATTGACATGGCAGTTTCACAATCAACCCGGTTTCTATTTCATTCAGGGTAAGAACCTCAAGGAACCAGAACTTGGTGCCAATGGGGCGGGCAAGTCAACGATCTTTCTTGACGGACCCTATTGGGTGTTGACCGGCAAGACCATTATGTCACAACGTCCTGGCAGTTCCATCGAGAACTGGTCACTAGAAAAGGCGTCGGTACTTGGTGAACTAACACTGGTAGTTGATGGTGACGAATACGTCATCGAACGCGGACGCAGCCCGTCAGTGTTGACCATCAATGGTCGCACGGTCGAACAAGTCGAAATCGACAAGTTGATCCCCATGTCAGACTCGGCGTTGCGCCGCACGCTGTTACTGGGTCAACGTTCACAAATGTTTCTGGACTTGCGACCAGAAGAAAAATCACGATTGTTTTCCGAAACACTTGATCTTGATGTTTTATTGCGAGCGGCAGACAACGCTGGTATAGAATTACGCAAGAAGGAACTGGAACTAAACAAGTGGACCAATCTCTACACCAGTATCACCGGATCAATGAACGAGGTACGTGATCAACACGAATCCGCCATCAAAAAGGAAGCAGAATTCGCCAGACAACAGGCAGCGCAGCTTGCTGAAGTCAAAGCAATTGCACAGCGTGAAGCTGCACAACACGACACGCTGAAAAACACGCTGCAAGAGGCGCAGACGCGTCTAAACGAAATCAGCGAGAGGGACACGTCAGAAGACGAATTGCGTGCTGTACGCGCACGGGAGCGCACCTCTCGCGATGCTGTCGTTTCACTCAAGACTGAACAGCGACAAGTGCTGCTCGACAACGACAGATTGAAGCGACAATTCACCTCCTATACCGATGCCAAAGTCTGTCCAGAGTGCGGCCAGTCCGTCAGTGACGAACACGCAGACACCAGAAAAGGTCAACTGGCTCACGAAATAAATCGTCTCGGCAGTCGTATCTTACAAATAACATTGGAAATCGCGGAGCATGAATTATCAACAGTTGGGATAGTTTCTGAGATTTCCCAGTTGGAAGAAAAGAACAAAACCATTCTGGAACTGACTGGTAATGTCAAAACACTGCAACAACAAGTTCTCTCACAAGAACGTCTCTTTATCCGCACCATGCAGGATGTCAAAAGAGTAGAGACAACGGTCAACCCGTTCTCGGCCATGCTCGACAAACTGGAAGTGCGGTATCAGGAACTGAAGGAGCAGCGTGATTCACTGTTAGAACAAGAAACCGCACTGAACATGCAAATTGAAATTTTAAAGTTCTGGCAGAAGGGCTTTCGTGACATACGTCTAGAGCAAATCGACACCACACTATTGGAACTGGAAGTGGCGACCAATAGAAACGCCACTGCATTAGGTTTAGAGAATTGGGAGATACAGTTTGCTACCGAACGTGAAACCAAGTCGGGTACTGTATCACACGCCTTTTCGATCTTTCTCTTTCCACCAGGACAGAACAGCCCCATCCCTTGGGAAAATTACTCAGGGGGTGAAGCACAACGCTGGCAACTGGCAGTGACATTCGGCCTATCGGAAGTATTACTGACACGTGCCGGTATTACTCCAGACTTCGAAATACTTGATGAACCCACCACTTTCTTGTCACAAGAAGGCATTGACAGCCTACTAGAAGTTCTGCATGATCGCGCGCACGAACTACAGCGACGCATCTATCTGATCGATCATCGATCACTTGATCGTGGCGCATTTGACGGCATTGTTACTGTGGTTAAAGACGACACTGGTGTACGGATCGATGCGTAGAGCAATATACACCGAAGAAGATGAGCGTCTAAGACGTTTATATTTGGTACAGTTCACCAAATATTGTGCAGACTGCGATAGCGTGGCATTGACAAACCACAAAAGGAAATACTGTGACAAGTGTAAAAAAGAACGACAGTTAAACCAACGAAAAAACAAGAGTGATTATACCCCAAAAGAGTGGCAAAAAAAATCAGACTACTGGCTCGTAAAAAATAACCGAGTGAATAGAGTTTTCAGAATAGCACGTGAAAAATTTCCCAGTTTAACTAACAACAAACCAGAAGGCATCACAGACTGTGCCCACAGGTGGTCAGTATGGCGGACCATGATCAAACTCTCACCTAATCTCAGGAGCAAACTATGACGGTACTAGACCTTGGCGTTACCGCTGCAAAGCGTGGTAATCATGACCGACTTTTATCCATTATGAGAAATATTATAAGAAAAAATCCTGATCTTGATTACGAAGATTGGGCAGACCTTTACTGGAACGCACTTAATAACCACGAAGATGCTGACTTATTAATAAAACAGGCCGTATTTAACTGTGCCTACAATATTATAACTCGCTGTATCCCTAAAAAACCAAAACAAAGCAAAGCAGAGAGAGATAAAACTGATAAGGTGGTAGGCGATACCATAGACAACGATATAAGAATAAAGTGGGCAGACTATCTACTGCCACATGGGAAAATAATCTGGGAATCCACATTTGCTGAAGTAGCAAAATACGGTAAAGCCGTGGGTCAAGTTTCATCACGTCTCGCCCAATTTGGCGAATCAGGTGATGCATTAGTCATGCACTCGTTTAAAGACAAGGATGAATTTCAAGAACACTGCAATAAGTGGCACAAATAAGGAGATAAAAAATGTCTAATACAGTTGGGCTTGAATTTCGTCTTAGTGGTGGACAACTCGCACGGATGAATGAAGGCACCATAGAAACAATCACATCATCACAACCATCAGAAAATAAACCATTCTACTTTCGCATGACAGTAACCCACAAGAACGATCTAGGTAAGACACGACCACTTTACGACGCCAATGGTAATCTGCGCCGACCAACACAAGTGTCCTGTGCCGATTATGATTCGCTGATCGGATTTCTCAAACAGCTTGAGTCACTCGACTATATGCTGACTAATATCGAACGTATTACCGGAGAGATTACGCGCCCATAGGGAAGCGATGACACATTGGCGAAGCCCGAGAAATCGCCCGACACGTACACACCGGCAGCAAACTGTCGGTGTCAGGCTCGCCACCAATAGAACACAATTAATATCACTGGAAAATTATGACAAGACCCCAAAACGTTGGGTCATTCCCTGGTATGTACAAGTGATACTCTATCTTTTTGCAGCTTATGGGTTGTACAGAGTCATCAACTTTATTCTATACTACATCGTAACCCACTATTGGGGAACTTACTGGAAATTCCTCTGAGGTAAAACATGAACGACAAACCAATTCTGGCAATTGCCTTTGAAGAATGTGTAGCACAGAACTACGCAAAAGAAGGTTTTATTGTCGCGGGATTTTTTGACTGGGCGGTCGAAGCCTTCAAGAAGTTCAGATTGGTGATATACTCGAATGATGTTTCCTCGGAAACGATGGACTCCTTTGTCAGAAACTTTCTAATTCCTTGGCGTCACCAGAAGCTGGCAGCGCAACACCCCAACTCAAAAGACGAACTTAAGTTTGAGTTTGTTCAATCTAATGAAAAACCAGTACCATTCTTGACGATTGACGCTAAATCTGTCACATTTACTGGTAGGTGGGACCTACCATTTCTCAATCCAGAAGAACTGGAAAAGTTTAAGCCAGGAATTGACCCACAAGTACTCTATAAACTACCAGAAGACTTGGGGAGGCCAGACGCAGCACAAAGAGCAGCGACTGCCGCTCCCCCACCGGATGCCATACGCAAATGTCCACGTCATCCTTGGATGACCAGACAGAACAACGACGGGTCACGTGATTGTATGGTATCAAGTTGTGGCTGGAAGTCACCCGCACCGAGGATTTGACCATGAATCTAGTGGAAGTAAGTCAACACCTCTGCGATAATTTGCTGGTGTTAACTGACGATAACCCCACTATGGAAGTCGTTATCTTGATTCATAGTGTGAATAGCGACATATCCATGATATCCAACACCACAAAAGAATCAGTCACTTTTGAGGTTCTGTCACGTGGTATGGCATCTTGCTTTGATCCCCAACACAAAGGCATATTTAATGACATGTGTCACAAGTATCTCGATGTCATAAAACCCACTGTCGCTGCACTAGGTAATGCCGAGAGTATCGTCTGTTTCTGGGATAAAAAGATGCGTAAATCGTCACTGGTATCATCACTAACTGACAGTTCTGTCGTCATCGCCATTATCTGCGAACACATGATCCGCACACTCACCGCCCCCCATTTTCACGAAGTACACCTGGATTCGTCTCGGGTGTTACATTAAACCGGGATAGCAGTAAACGTCAGTGATGCCGTACCTTCGACCCAGCCGCTGCGAATTGCCTGCAACAAACACCCCACAAAATCATCAGGGGACGGCACATTAAATGTCGCCTGCCCGATAACCTGTCCGTTGGCATCGCAAAAGTTAAGCTGGTAAATCATTGAGTCCTCCATCATGTTGGGTTGTGGTAGTGTCACCATACCGCGTATCGGCCACGGCAACAGCGTCAGTCACAGGAACGGTGTCAGTGGTTTCCTGAATAAACCGATAAATATCTTCCGACACCACGCGATCCTGCATCCAAGCCAGAAAAGCCGACCCAGTAGAAGTGATGCCCTTGGCATCCATCATCTCCTGATCAGTCAGGAAAGTGGTTAGTGCCTCGGTATCCCCCGCGTGCCACAGCGCCAACAATTCTGCCTGTATCTCATCTCTGGTCATTATTCACTCCAAATCATCGCGCGCGGCGCGCTGACAGATAACCCGTGGCGAGCACGGTCGCGGAGCCGTTAAAAGACGTTTGCCCAACAAGATAAAGCGTCGTTGGATCAGCAGAATTGGAGCGACACTGCCCAGTCATCAACATCTGTCGCTGACCCGAACTGAGTGCGGTCGTCCACAGCATGTTGAGGATACCGACACCAGTCATCAGATCGTCATCCGTGGGTAAGTCACTGGGATAAAGACTCACACTCGCAGCGATCATATTCGGACTAACATTGCCGGGTGGCAGGAAGTTGATCGCCCCCCAGACTTCCCAATCACCCGGCGGCAAGGAGAGAGAACACACACCATCCGCGTCCATCGATACGAGATTAATGCCGGTCATATTACTGGCAACCATATATTCGCCAAGCTCACCAGGGTTCGCTTCGCTACCTGATACATCACCCAGAAGACGTGAAGTGTTAGGAACCAGCATCAAGCCGTCACTACCCAACTCGGCAAGATTACCGGTATCAACACTAACTGCCATCGGACCAACCGGGCCTTGTTCACCCTGCGGGCCGATTGGACCCTGTGAACCCTGCGGGCCGGGTTCACCCTGCGGACCGGGGGGACCAGTTTCACCTTGTGGACCCGGCGGTCCCGGTGGTCCTGCAACAACGACGGTGTAAGCCTGTATAAACGAATCCTGTGGCTCCCAGCCAATCGAAATAGGCACTAACCTTGTGACGGTGTTGTAAGTGCCGTTGGGGTCCGGGTAGTAACACAAATAATCACCAACCGCTGGTGTTCCGCTGGCAAAGAAGTCGTCTGTCACATCGATTAGTACCGTACCACTATCAATTGTCACCGTGACATAAGGCGGATCAACACTAACACTGGTAATCTGCGACCCCTGAATCAACCGGTAAGTCTGATAAAACTCAGGAAGATCGGGAAGCGGATCGGCCATGGTTCAACCTCGCGATCAGGATTGGAAGGCAGATCGGCTACGGCTGGACCTCGACTGTTGTACGTCATCAGTATAACCCTGCGCGACCAGTTGTTGGGTGATAGTGTCGGCGCGCATCTGAAGTGCCTGGGTCAACACCACAATCGTCTCGGGATCGCTGATCGGTGGTTCCAGGACAATCGTAGTCGGCGGGACAAATACCGGAGGAGGCGGGGGTGTATCTCCCATTGCTGGTGGCACGGGTGGTGGTTCCGTGTCAACAACCGGTGGTGAACTAATAGTCATGTGAGTGACTGTCGCTCCGCTCCCCAACGAGGCTATGGCGTCGTTAACCGCGTCAAGCTGCGCGTGCAGCGTGTTGGCGTCCGGGATTTGACTGATGGCTGGCATGGTTACTTCCTTTTCAAAGCGTCGAGTTGCGCGGCTAGTTCCTGCACAGCGTTGATTAGGGCATATGTCAACGCAGTTGCGTTCATCATATAAAACGGGGTGCCTCCGTCATCTTTTGAGTCGAGCCTAACTTCTTCCTCAAAGACCATCTCTGGCATGACTTTCAGCACATCCTGCGCCACCAATCCGTGATAACGCACACCGTCATCCTTCGTTTTGCCTAATCCGTTGTAACAATAAGAAACCGGGCGCAGTTTACAGATCGCATCAAGTCCTTGAGTGTATGGTTCAATATCCTTTTTGAGACGCGCATCCGACGAATCTAACCAAAACCCGCCTCCCGGTTGGTATCCACGACCGTTAAAGATTCTAATATTGCCATAAGCCCACAGTGAATCAAGTTGACCAGACATAGCCTGGACGATCATGCCACCATAAAAGTTAGTCCCACCTTGTGGTCCTTGAAATTCCCAGCCGTTGAACTGAATGTTACCGTTAATCCAGAGGGCATCTTGCTGGCCACCTGCGGGGTACACAACCGCACCACCGGTAATAACAATGTTGTTATTACCTTGACCTCCATTAAGAACCGGTGTCGTTATAGTACCAGCAAAATAAGCGCCGCCGTTCTGCACATGAAGATCACCAGTCATGACATAGAGGTGGTTCCACACCTGGGCTTGGTTACTGACAAAGAGTGTATTGTTACAAGTAATGTTCCCGCCCGCAACCAGCGAACCTGCGATATTGCCGTTGCCGCTAGCGACATTAAGCCCATTGTAGACCGTCAACCCACCGTTGATTTGTCCATTAGCAGCTACACCTAGTCCTCCGCTAGCCACGTTGATACCGTTGTAGACCGTCAAACCGCCATTGACTTGTCCCGCCCCGAGTATGGTCAGCCCACCGAGGCTCACGGTGCCATTGACTGTTGCCCCACCATTCACTTGAAGGGAATTGAAGCAGATCAGCGTGCCATTAAAATCGACTTGCAAACGGAGCGCGTGCGCGCTCTCATCAGCTAGTGCCCAAGTGCCGTTGGAGAGCGCACCTTCACTCCAGTCACGCAGACCGCCGATTACGTAGTGCAGCCGCGAATAGTAACCGTTATCGGCATAAATCTGTAACGGATCATTGCCACCAGGGATGTAGCACCGCGCACCTCCCTGACTGTAGAGGTAACCGTTCACATTGAACTGACCGTAAGCAACAGTCGTATTGTGCAGGTAGATGTTTCCGGGACCATAAATATCGGTCGTGCCGGTCGCGCCGGCACCGACCAAGAGCGAGTTGCCGTTATTGATGCCGATAATATTGCGGGGTGTCCCGCCCGTGTCCCTGGCGTAGTACCAATTATTGTTGGGAATGACGATGTTGCTATTCGTCCAGACCGAGCCGCCGCTAGAACAATCCATATAGATATGTCCAGGCCCTGCGGTGTTCGCGATATGGGTGTTATTGTCACTCAGCAGGCCGATAATCGCGTGCTCGGTGCCGCTAGTGTCTTTACCACCCCATGACACGCCGTTGTCAACAGACGGAGAGCCGTGGAAGAACACATAGGTCGAAGAACCGTCGTTGATGTAGATGTTATTGTCACTACCCTTGACGATCAGTCCGCGCGCTTGTCCTCCGGTGTCTCTTCCAAAATACCAAGTGTTGTTCGCGAGAATCGTGCTGACACCAGTCTGGAATTGGATGTTACCGACCATAGTGCCACCCGCCAATGGCAGGTAAGCCCCGAGATTTGGACCAGGTGGTAAAACACTCAAGATAAAATCAGCCAATGCCTGATTATATAGCCCCATCCAATTAATCTGGTTCCCATCGTCTGGCACGTACACTTGGGTTTGGTCACTAATCCACAAACACAGACTACTGGCAACAAATGTACCCTGACGCAGCGCGCGGTTATTAAACGCGCTAATCGCGACCCCAGGTAGATTACCAGTTTGTAGCAGTGGATCAGTAAAGTAGGTCGGCAACGGTTCGAGATTAGCTCCCACACCAAGCGCCACCGGTTTGAAGTCAGTACCAGCCGGCGTGAAGGTGGTAGGAAAATCGAACGGCAAAACGACGCCGCCATTTGTGCCGTTTACCGGCGCTGCCGAAGTGTCACTCATACCCAATCCTTCCCTCGAAAGGAGTTAAGGTAACAGAGGCGGGAATGCTGAACCGGGAGGAACCATAATCCCCCACGAACCACTATCCCAACCCTGTACCGCATCACTATGCGAATCCCAAGCAAAAAACGGTATGCCAGGTTCCGCTTGCAAAGCATAAGCGATCAACTCGACACCTTCGGGACGCAAATCCATCTGCCCACTGAGAAATAGTGACGTAAGCACAAGGTCTAAATTCCCATCCGATAACATACCATAAAGCATGGTCATGTTACCGTAGTCCTGAATGATGACTTTCAATCCAGCGTAGCGAAACAGAGTATCCCACGCCTCGTAAGCTGTTGGGATCGATCCGTTCCAATGATTAGCAATCACTGTCCCATACAACAACAAACGATAGTGATAATCGTCAAGTTGCTGCAACATGTCTTCAGAGTCACCAGGACCTTTCCAGTTCGCTTCGTTCCAGCCCTGACCTTGAGAATCCCAGGTAAAAAATACATTAGGTATCTCAATCCACCGTGACTTACCAATCCACTCCCCAGTGAAATCCTCTTGTTCACCAACACAATAGTCTAGATCAAACAATCCAGCTATGCCCGCGGCAAGTTGTTGTATCTCGACTTCCGGATCAATCGCGAATCCGACACTCGCCATATACTTCGGTTTCTGGTTATGTTCAGAAGTGATGTAATTTAAATAGTCACTCGTTGTGTGCGTCAAAAACGGTGGTGGATAAGGCGGTAACGGTTCAGCGACTTCAGCGATCAACAAACTGAGTGACGACGCCGCGAAGACTTTACTACCGATCAACTGGTACCGGGGATACACCAAACCTTGTAGGTGCGTTCTACTACTGGTCCGGCCCGACAGATACGTGACATAATAAGGACCAGTTCCGAAATTCGCACTGCTACTGGCAGCAATACTACCAAAAAGATTGAGAGCAAAATTAGGCTGTTGATATAATTGCGCGCGGCTGCGCGCGGTAATACTACCCACTAATGGTAAGAGTCTCGCAGCAAGTGAACCGTGGCTGGCTGCGGTGACAGTGCCATAAAGCCGGGTCGTAAAAAACGATTGATTAAGATTGACCCGGCTACTCGCGGTAATACGACCATAAACCAACGGGTGGGTAAACACCGCCTGTTGTGTTAGCGCCGTACTCCGTGCGGTAATCCTACCCGAGAGATAAGGTGGTGTCGCGCCCCGTATCTGACCCCGAGCGGTAATTCTACCTACGAGATAAGGTGGAAACGTCCCGCGTATCGTACCCTGTGCGTGAATAGTACCCGAGAGATAAGGTGGTGTCCTCCCACGTATCGTACCCTGTGCGTATATGGTGCCCGAGAGAACCCAAGGCAACATCTGCACCCGCGCACTGGCACGACCAGAAACAGTACCTGCTAGTGACAGAGGATGCGGCGGAACCAGAGCAACCGCTATCTGCGTCGTACTCTTTGCGGTGATACGACCCGCGAGAATTGCGGAAACACGTGGTATAGCTATGCGTGCCGTACTCTTCGCGCTAATACCACCTGCGAGAATTACGGCAGCATGAGCTATAGCCAAGCGTGTCCCACCTCTCGCAGTGATCCTACCCGCGAGATTTACGGCAGTCGCTAGACCTACGACATCCTGGTCCGACATGTCACAATTTACGCAAGAGTGATATTCAACGCGTTAGCAGGGAACGTTGCCTGGACATTGGAGATGATCGCTTGAGTGGCCACCTTGCGGACATTGCCGTCACCGCTCGTCGCCGTATTGACGACTACACCGCCATTAGTGACAGTGAATGTGTCGGTCAACGAGTTAGCCACGATCAAAGGACCGGTAAGGTTACCTTGGCTGAATGTCGGCGGCGTACCACCGTACTCCGTAGAGTACATCACTGTATCACCATTCAGGAAAGCGTGCCGGGGTGAAGTAAAAACACCCGGAGAAGCGGCGACGATCGAGCATGGAAGCCAGGTAAAAGCCCCGAAAAAGTCCCAAGCCAAGAGGTTCCCGGCGGTCGCAGCATCATAGACACCAAACGCGGTGACGTTTCCCCACGCTGCCGTTGAAGTTGGGAATATAATCGGGTTGGCATTAGAGATGACACTTGGAGCCGCAGAACTTGGTGCAGACCAATCCGCTGGTGCTGTCGGTACCCGCGCGTAGGCACCACCAGCGATTTCAGTAAATCCTGTCCCGTCATCTGCACCAGCCGCTGAGAACAACGCCACATAGGCCGTTCGCAGCGCGAAAATCGCAGTCTTACCAGTGATATGACCAAGCACACCCTGCGACGTATAAGTGGTTAATCCAGACATTGCATAACTCCTTCCTAAGTCACCGTGATCGTTATCAGCGTGGCATCACACGTTGTTGCTTCGATAAAAGAGATATTGACATCTCCAGCGGCTGGCGTATTACCGCCGCGCGCTTGTGAGACGGAAGTCACGTCATAAGTCAGTCCATCCGGTTCTGGTACCTGACAGGCAGCGGTAAGCTTGGAATAGTAACTGTCATAACCAATCGGCAGAGTCGTTAAAAATGCGACCACCTGATTGGTGATTTCTTGCCCTATAGCCCCAGTATAGCCAGCTAGTGCCTTCAATGTGATGTGAACCGTTATCGGCACTAACACCAACTCAAAGAAGTTGATCTGCGCCGGAATACCACGAGCATCATAGACAATGATCGAGGTTGTGCCATAAGTCGGCGATCCTGGTGTCTTACGTAGGGCAATGGATTGAGCAACCTCCGTTGAGTCACCGCCTTCAACCACCGCCGCCATCGAATGCGCCGGAAGACCATTGATATCAGGAGAGCCAGTCGGGTTCTCGTAGACAAAAACCCGCTGCACACCGGGAAGATTCTCGATCCCACCTTGAATACCTAGAATAATACTTTGTGACGGATTGGCAACTGATTGAGTCTGACGACGACGTAACTGGGCATCGGTTTCAATCGGTGCACCAGGAACCGCAGGAGACTCGTTATTCACAGTTTGCCAGCCAGGAACCGGTGTTAAAATATTGGTAAGCGTACCTGTGTTGGCAATAACCGCACCAGCAGCGGTGCAGGTAGCAGTCAGTACTATGTCACCTTCCGGAGGAATAGTAGACCCAGCGGGTAGCTGCCACGTAGTGCCGAGGTTTAAATTATCACCAATAAAACCGTTACCGACTATGGTTCCGGCAACCCCGACACAGCGAACGAGCACAGTACTGTAGCTGGGAATTTGCCGCCGGATACCATTAATCTTGACGACACTCGACAATCCCGCACCGATAGCAAAGGACGGGCTATACGATAGATATGTTGCGGCGACCGTTTGATTACTGTCATTAATCACCGCCGCGATGACACCAATCCACTGTCCGTCCTGGGTATCAGGATCAAGATTGATGTCACTACCATAAATCGTTTGGTACTGTTGCTGCAAAAAGGCTAACACGTCCGTAAAGAGCGGCACAGTGACACCATTTGCATCAATGGTAGTGATTGGAAAGGCCATCTTTTAACGCCTCTGCGGTAAACGTCTCAAGATTGGCGGTCGAGGACCAGAACGCGACAGCGCACTCGATGGGGTAGCGGCAACATGTACTGCTGCCTGTCCACTTGACTGAGACGCTACTGTCACTGTTAACGCCCGCCCGTAAATTGTATCAACCGTCGCTTGCACACTATACGTCCGCGTGTTGGGATCAACCGTACTAAAGTAACTCGTAATCGCGGTAACCCCATTGGTCGTTAGAATACGTTCACGAATTGCGGCATCACGCGATAGCTGAGTATGGACACCGAGGATACGGCCTTGCTGAACAACCAGATCGTTCAACGGAAAGCCGCCCCACGGTGTTCCCGCACGCGTATCAAGAAACCACTCTCCCGAGAACAGTAACAAACGCGTCTGGACCGACTGGCCGACGCCTTCTGGCTGGTCATGCCAGAAGTCGCCGACCCCGTGACCAAATTGCATATCGCCGTTGGCGTCCAGTTTACGGTAACGCATTAGTTCGGTGGCACAGAAAGTGGTTGCCCGGTGTCCAGTCCGTTGGCGTTTGTAGTAGCGTCGCCACCGGCTTGGTTGTGTAATTGCTGACTGATCCCCTGAATAAGTGGCGCAGCCATTTCATAAGTGGCCTTTGCCATGCAAGCAAGAACAGCGTTCCACTCCTGTGCCTGCAACGTTACTACGAATCGTGTGGTGGGATCAATTGCTTGCTGGGTCTGATTCTGTCCGTTCATGGTCTTACACTCCTTGCTGGTGGTGTAGTAACGACCACGCCGTTTGAAGGCGGGCCTTGGGTCGATCCGAAATTGTTTGTCGCGGTTACCGTACAGGTGACGGTCGTACCAACATCGGCCAACATGATTGCGTAATTCATAAAGTTGCCACCAATCAGCGTCCCATCGTCCCTAGCCCATTGGTAGCTGTAAGAAGACGGCGCATTGTCCCAGGTACCCGTCGTACTTGTCAGGTTGGAACCGTCTTGAGTCACGACCGGAGCCGCAGTATTGACCGGCGGATCGGTGATCGGCGGTGGCGGCGGACCAACACCATAGGTCGCAAGATCAGCGACAATATTGGTCATCCGAGTGTTCAGCCAATCGTTGAGCGCGGTTATCATTTCCGGCGAAATTGGATCAGTCACTTGAATTTGTACCGCCATCATCGCGATCGGCGCTCCGGGAGTAGTGGGTGCCGGTGGCGCGATCATAAACATCGACATTGTGCCGCCAGCGGCGAGCATGTCGAGGGCTTGTTGGGTCCGCTCCGCTTCGCCATGCAGCGTGGTAACGGCTGGGACATCGGTATAGTCGGTCATGCTAAACGTGCCTCCAGATTCGCTATGCGTTCCGCCATTTCTTGGCAAGCCTTCCATAACACGGCGGTTAGTTCGTGATAAGCAATTCCCTCGCGACCCTTCTCGTCTTTCTCGTATCCGCCAAAATCCTCGCCCATGACGGCGGCTACCTCATCAGCGATAAAACCGCTGTGTCGTTTTCGGTTCTCACCACGCTTCCAAAGAAAAGTGACTGGACGCAAAGCTAACACTTGGTCGAGCGCGCCAGATGACAGAGGTACAATGTCATCCTTTTCGGAACGTGACGAAGGGTTGTTAAACCAGTAAGCCGCACATTGTCCCCAAGCATTTCCGGTAAGACCGGAGGACACGGCATTGTCGCTGTTTGGAAGGATACCCTCACACAGCAAAGTGTGGTTGCAATACATATAACCGGACAGACTCTGCCAATAGGGACCGCCTGTACCACCGGCTCTGAGAACGCCTTGCGCGGCAACGTCACTATTAGATAGAAGCGGGTTGGGGGTGTACATCCACCCGCCATTGTTCGACCACTGAACACCGTTGATCCAGATATAGCCTACTGTAGCAAGACTGTGATCACCGCGCACTTCGCCGGTAGTATAAATAGTGCCGCTCCGGTCGATAGTAACCCGGTCACCATCAGCGCTCGACCAGAGACGCGCCGCGCTACTGGACCCGTACCAGCCCCAGGTGAACCCGCCCGTGCGATCATCAAATTGCAGTATGGCGTTGCCACCGACCGAACGGACAGAACCTTGAGCGACAGCGTTCCCGCCGCCGTCGATAGTGAAAAGCGTTGTGGCGTTGTACTGGCGGAAGGCAAAACCGGAGTTGTTGCCCCCCATTTTGAGAACAAAATAGTTACCGTCAGCATAGATCAACGGACCACCAGCGCCGTTGACATTGCCACCGCCGGAACCGCTCAAGTAAAGGTATTGGCCACCGCACCAGTAATTTCCATTGGTATTGACGTTACCGCGCGAGAAGAAGTCGGCGCAGTTGATCGAGGCGGTGTAAAGCTGCGCGCCGGTATTGTAGTTGATGTAGAGCGGAGTACCACCACTAACCTCAATGTGAGGAGAACCGTCATCGTACATTCTGACCCAAGAACCGTTGGCATTCTGGACGTGGAACCCAACAGTGTTACTGTTATAGATAACAATTTGTCCGCCGTTAGATACAATACCTCCACTGGTCGTTAAGCCACCAGATATGGAACCGCCGCTGAGTGGTAGATACGAGCCTGGGTTAAAGTTGTTTGTATCCCAAAGAACACGTCGCCCGGAACCTAGACTCCAACCACCGTAGGCAAGCTGGTTGTCGGTATCGAGGCCAAACGCCACTGCAAAGTAACCGGGTCGGTGAAGCACCATATATGCGGCATCACCTGCGCCTCCCGCGCCGTAGACCATAAGTCCCGTTGTTGGGTTTGGTTGTGCAATTCCTCCCGTTGACGAACGTGTGCTTATTTGCCCCGACATCTGCCCGCCGGTTAAAGCCAGATAGGGTGTCACAACATCCATAGTCTGCGGCGTGGTGGTAGTGTCAATGCGAAGACCGGGACCGACTTGGTAGGTGGTCGCACCTTGTGGACCCTGTGGGCCGGGCGGTCCCACTGGACCCTGTGGACCGGGCGGTCCTGTGTAGGCACCCGGAGTGGAGTAAGCTTCCCACTTCGAGCCATCCCATTTCCAGGTGTCACCTGCGGTAGGGTCACTAAACATCTGACCGTTGGTCGGACTGTTTGGGAAGTTAAGTGCCATAGCGAGCCTCTAGTGCCTCAACACGCGCCGCCAGCGCCATGTTACTAGCAGAAAGTTCCTGACAGGCTTTCCACAACACGGCGGTTAGCTCGTTGTAAGAGATACCCTCGCGACCCTCTTCGTCCCGGTCATAGCCGCCAAAATCTTCGCCCAGCGTAGCGGCGACCTCATCGGCAACAAATCCGCTGTGCAGTTTGGCCCTAATGCGGACAACCTGTGGGGAGACAGGTACGCCGTCAGGGTCAGTCACCTCTTTCCAGTGAAAGACGCGCGGTGAGAGTGCCATCACCTTGTCGAGCGCCCCATTCGGCAGTGTCGCGATATCGGTCTTCTCGACACGCGATGACGGGTTGTTGAACCAGTACGCGGCCACCTGACCATAGGCATTGCCAGTGAGGCCGTCGCTTACAGCGTTGTTTGAATTGGGAAGGATGCCGTTATTTAGGACAACCTTTGGCGTGTACAAATATCCGGCATACGCCTGGATATAGTAACTAGTATCACTGCTGTAATAGACAACACCGCCAGCGACAATGAGGTTGTTCGGCGTGTACATACAGCCACTGTTGTACTGCCAAAAGACACCGGTATTACCGCTAACCGCGATGACGCCGCCGGTCAGAAGATTTTGCGGCGTGTACATCCAACCGCCGCTGTTCTGCCAATAGGGACCACCCGTACCACCGGCTCTGAGAACGCCTTGCGCAGCAACGTCACCGTTGGATAGAACCGCATTGGGGGAGTACATCCACCCGCCATTGTTCTGCCAATACATCCCGTTGACGATGAGCGAACCCGCACAGTTGACATCGTTTTCGGAATAAAAATTTACAACACGAAGGCTGCCATTAAAATAGAGCCAGCCATTGCTGTAACCGTTGTAAAATGTACCTCCATAGAGATTGAAACCGTCACTGAAAGTGGCTCTTGTGTTGAAAGTGGTTGCACCTTCCATCGAAATGGTCGAGCCGCGACAGTGCAACGGACGGCTTGCCTCGGAGAGATAACAGTTGTTGTCACTCCACATCGTTAGCAGGTTTGCACCATTACCAGCGGTATCCTTACCCTGAAACCACGTCTGATTGGGAATCACGATGTTACCAGAGGTAATCGTTGTAGCGGCAATTATACTGACAGTATCGAGAGTATTGCCACCTGTCGTCGCGAGGTTGAGATTTTTCAATCCAGCGGTATTTGGCCGGATGATCCAACCTGCTGGATTGTCAGTACGACTTAAGAAAAGATCGCCGCCTTGGCCTAGCGTGACTCCGCTGCCTGATACGATTGCGCCAGTGGTGCTTAAGTTACCATTTCCATCTAAAAAGGCTAGCTGCTTCCACGCCGGGACCGATCCCGCCGCCGCTGCGGGAGCGTTGTAAAAATAGAACACGCCGCTTCCCATATTGAACGCGGTCGCGGCGGCATTGGTCAAAAGTTTACCGCCACCTGTAGCATTGTAGACATTGTTATAAAGCGCACTGGCACCTGACGTGACTAGATAAGCCGACATGAGTGTGCCTACGACCGCGTCTGACGGCATCCCGGCAGTGCCAATAGCCACAGCGCCAAGGGGCGTCGTCTGGACCGCCTGCTGGCTTGTCGAAAAGTCACCCGCCACTGCGGTGTTGGATTGAAGGTTCCAGTTACCACCCGCCCCAACGGTGGCGCGCCACAAACCGCCTGCCGTATTTGACGGCACCGTGTTGATGAAATTGATCGTTGTGTTAGTACCGCTAGTCAGCGTCAGCGGGCCGGTGACCGTCACCGTGCCTGTGGCACGGACAATCGTCAGTGGATAATCAATACCGACACCCGCGTCGTTGTAGCGCGCGATGCCGAAATCGCTCCCGGCGTTTCCGGTGCTTTCCGCAGCCGCATTCCCAAGGTCGATTTCCCAACGAGCTTTTCCGCCGATATATCCCAGGACTTGGTTGCGGTTCCCTGTGGAAGCGCTCAAAGCCAGCGCAGCCCAGCCGCTGGCGGGGGCAATTGTTATGTTGCCACTGGTAGTGCCACCCGAGAGCGGCAAGAAGTTACCAACTGCAAGCGGGCCAGTATTGGTCCCGTTGACCCAAAGATTTGTTACCGACCCGGTCCAAACAAAGGCGAAGGTGTCAGCCGCGCCGTATTTGATACCGGCACCGCTAACCGCCATCGCCCCATTGACTGTCAAATTACCCGGACCCGAGAGTGTTCCGCCAGTCAGTGGTAGGAACCCGGCTCCGCTTCCCATCGTCCACGTCGTACCGTTCCACACCCAGCTAACACCGGTACTGGTGAAGATTTGACCGGGGGTCGGGCTGTTGGGAAAGTCAAGCGGCATAGCGAGCCTCTAACGCCTCGATCCGTGCCATCGCCTCTTGCAGCGCGCGGGTCAACGATGCAACCAACGCCAAGAGATCGGGTGACTGTACGAGGTTTGGCGCATCCTTGTACCCGGTCGCGGCGGTCGGCAGCAACGAGTCCTGTAACTCATGCGCAAGAAACCCCCATCGCTCAGCGGGATCAGATTCATAATGAGGGAAATCCTCATGCCCCTTGATGGTGTACGAAATGGGTCGCAGCGTTTTGACCGCATCCCAGGTCGAAGCAAGCTCAACAACGTTATCCTTGACCCGGTAGTCACAGGTGACTGAGATGACGCCCTGGTTGACATTATCGATCCACAGATGTGCCCCGCCGTTCCAATCGATATTAAAGACGTTTCCTTGGTTGGGACCGGGCGTGCCGGATCGCGCGTTATAACCATATGTTGAAGCGATGGTGCCGTTGTTGGCTATCGTCGCGACATTTCCCCCGGCGTAGTTTTGAAACCAGTAGCCATTGGTTCCGGGGGTGCCCTGCTTGAAGACCATCGTGTTGCCATCGGCGTAGACCATCGGGCCACCCGCGCCGTTAGGACCACCTGTGGCGTTGCCGAAATAGATGACGGTACCGCTCAGCCGCAGCCCCGTCGAAGCGTTCACTCCTACCGTGCCGCTGAGAGCGTCGTAGAAATAAAGCAATCCACTGGTGCCGATATAGGTCGTTCCGTTCGCCCAAAGGTTACCGCTAACCGTCACCGCCCCTGAAGAACGCTGGATCATCAGCGGGAAATCAATATAAGTTCCCGCATCGTTGTAACGAGCGATGCCAAAATCGCTGGCAACATTACTACCGCTTTCTGTACCCCCAGTCCCTAAGTCAATCTCCCAACGGGCGTTTGCCCCCATATAACCGTAAATCACGTTACGGTTCCCCGCAGTGGTCCGCAGAGCCAGTACGGAATAGCCTGAAGCGGGGGAGAGCGTCAGATTACCGGTAAGCGGAACCGTAGGGCCAGCCGTCAGCGGAAGGTAAGGTACCGCCGTACTGATCGTCGGCGGTGTCGTACCGGTGTTGATGGCGATGCCTGAACCAGCTTGATAGCTGCCGGCTGGTCCGGCTGGTCCGGTCGGACCCGCTGGTCCGGTAGCCCCAATTGGTCCTACACCGGTATTATTGGTGATGACCCACTGCGAGGTATTTGGGTCAGTGTAGTAGATATAAAGTTGTCCATCACCAGGACTGGAGTTCCACCACAAATTCCCCACTACGGGCAAAGCGGGAGCAGTATCACTTATCGTGACACTCGCCCCACCACCACTCGGGTTCGTCCACTGCGTGTTGTAATTGGTGGCGTCTATCTTTGCTAAAACTTGTCCAGACGTGCCACCAGATGGAACACCCGGACCAACCGCGCCCGTCGTCCCGGTCGGTCCCTGCGGCCCGGTCGCGCCAGTTGCACCCTGCGGTCCCTGCGGTCCCGGCACTGTCGAGGCGGGTCCAATCGGTCCTGTTGCACCAGTCGCGCCTGTCGCGCCAGGTGGTCCTGGTACTGTACTAGCAGCACCAGTCGGTCCCTGTGGACCAGGTGGACCTTCAAAACCACCTGGTCCTTGCGGACCGGGAGGACCAGTTGGTCCCGCTGGCCCTGGAACTGTCGAAGCGGGTCCGGCGGGTCCGGTTGCACCTTGTATACCCTGCGGCCCTGGTGGACCAATCAGTGAAGTACCGGTACTTGGCCATACACCACCCGCCTTGGGTCCGTAGATGACGTGCGTCGTCGTATTGATATAGAAGTCACCATTCTGCCCAAGGGTATTCGCAGGTGTTCCAGTACCACTCCAGATCGTATTGCCGTTGGGTGGTCCGGTATCGCCTTTTGGTCCTATCGGACCCGTCTGGTTGGTCGCTGCAACCCACTGTGATGAATCCTGATCAGAGTACCAAACATAGAGTTGGCCCCCGACCGTGTCCCACCAAAAGTCACCAATTGCTGGTGTAGTTGGTGGCACAGGACCAGGAGTATTTGAACTACCGCCACCGCCACCTCCGCCACCTCCGCCACCAATTGGTACGCCGTTGATAAAAAAACCAAGACTCGCGTCGATTTTGCCATAAGCCTTTAAATCGGCTGAAACCTGCACGATGGGTGAATTGAGATTGATCGAGACACCAGCCTGAAAAAACGGCTCGCGACTGGCGATTTCTGTCGAGCTTCCTACCTTAAGTCCGATTGTCGCTGCCGCTGTATGCAAAATATTGCCGAGTTGACTTGAGTGAGCGATATCATTCAGTGCTGTGTGAATAATCTGCCCAAAGGCGGCGGGTGTTGTTGGCAGGTGACCAGCAGCATGAACGATACTGCCAATGGTATTGATTATAGAAGGATCGGGGAGCGGTATACCCGCTGCATGAAGAATACTCCCAGCAAACGAATTGATCCTGATCGCACTCTCAATCGTCATCGTCAGTGACGGTAGTTGACCAGCGGCCCGTGCAGCGGGACCATGTGCAGGATTAAATTCGAGGTGACTACCACCTTGAGAAGCGGGTTTAGTTGTGCGCAACTGCCAGGTTGTGGTACTGACATCTGTCAGCATGTTTGGTGTTGACCGAAAGCCAGGAATGACAAAGCCATCACTCAGATCGTGCATCCGCGCGTCCCACTGCGGCTGCGGACCACCCTTCATCCACCAGTTATCAATATTGCGGCTCGAATAGATTACCAGTCCCTCATCACCTTTAACTACCGGAATGGTAATCGCCATTCCACCACCACCAAGCATCAACAGCGGCATGTGTCCGGCACTCGGGATCGTCGTCCACGTCATTTTGCCGGACTTCGGGTCCAACACATTCAGTTGGACAGCGGGTGTCGCCGCCACCGAATTAGTTTTGGGCTGATGCTCGTCAATCGTAGCCGGGTAAGCAGTATGCATATCTGCCCGCATCGCACCCTGTTGCTGGTACGATAATTCGTCGGCATCGAAGAACCGCTCAGTCTGGTCGAATGTACCGCCACTAGCCATTGTCACACCAATGTCTTGAAGAAGACACGACCATCAATACCTAAGTTCACGTAGTTTGGTATCTCATCGGGGGATCGTCCCGGCCCGATAGTCATCACAATCACTGGCACCCCACCGCCAATCCCCAGATAGCGAAATTGCCCAAACAAGTCACTACCAGTGACCAACGGAACACCCTCCAATACCGGAAAATCGTTGCTGTCGTTAACATCCATAATCCAGGTGTTGCAGACACTGTTAAATTTTAAGTGTAGTGTATAAACAGTACCACTAATATCGACACGCATCTTCTGTGTGCGTGGTGACAGAGGGATTTCCCAAATAGTAGGCATCAGATCGGATTCTCAAATGTGATTGGATCGACCGGCGGACTATTTGGTGGCGCGGCACCGTTTTGTGCCATATTCGTATTAACAGCGTTGGCAGTCGGATTTCCGGTAACCGGGTCCATTGGACCATCAATACTGGTTATCGGATTACCAGTAACTGGGTCGAGTGGTGGTCCAGTATAGGGATTGAGTGGGTTGCCGGTCACCGGATCAACCGCATCAGGTGATACTGTACCAGTTTGTGTCGCCGGTTTATCACCACTACTTTTCTCACCTCCAGTCTTAGAAGGGTCCGCTTGAGAACCGTCACTAGGCGATGATGTCGTTGCTGTGGTTGTCGAGGTACTGACAATGATCACCTGACGGCAGGTGATCGTCGCCATCAGCGCAAACTCACTGTGATTATCAGTGGTAACTTGTAACCGTTCGATCAGCATATTGGTGTAGTGACGCTTGCCGGTTGATACATCAAACGGCAACAACGCAGCCTGCCACGATAATAACAAACCATAAACACCACTCTCTGCACTTAGGTCACGAGCGTATTGTCGGGTCCAACCAGCGCGAATAGTCACCACCGATGGGCGTTTAAATGCGTGGTCCGCTATCGGCGCTCCCTGTTCAACAGGATGCTCGGTAATCTGAATGTCATCACTGGCCTGCTCGTCAATTGTCACTTGTGCCACAATACCGCCAATTGACCGACGCGCGGGCATAAAGAATGCTGGGGTCCAGTTCCCAAACTCAAGCGCACTGGTACCCTGCTGCGCATTACTTTTTCCGGGAGTGTCACTACCGCCGCCAAAATTATCACCGCCGCCGCCAAAGTCACTTCCGGGGCTGCCGCCAAAGTCACCACCGCCACCAAAATCGCCGCCACCACCAGACACCAGTCAAGTCCTCCTATTTTGCCAAAGTACCCTCTTTTGCTTGTTGTGATGCACGCATCCAGGCATTGGATGTGTTATTACCAAGAATCGCCTTACCGTCACTATCCATCGCAATACAGATAAGATCACAATACCAAGGGTTCCCTCTTGTATCACCCGTGTATGTCATCAGAAGTATCTTATATTCACCAATAGGTGACGTATACGCAGCCTCAAATTGCTGTCGCCACATGTTAGTATTAAATACCTTACCACCAGTCTCGCCGCCAACAACATTGCCGCTGGCATCGACCTTTGATGTACTGCCAGGAGTGTAAGCCACAGCGGACAAGAGTTTACTGTCAATCTTTACAATACCGCCCAGCATTAATTTCGGGTTCAACAAACACTTCGCCTGAATACCCTGCGGGGTTACTTCAGGCAAACCAATCAATCCGGTACTCGGTGACAAAATCACCTTTTCAGTCTTGCGGTAGCCTTCGTTTGTAATCGCAATAAATTTACCGTTATCTAGAAAATGCTGCGCCCCAGAAGCCAGCATAATTCGCCGTTCAATAGTACGTGAGTGACCCACAACAACAGAATCACGTTGTGACTGAGCCTGGTATAAATTCTCGTCGATATGCTCAACCTTAAAACTCGGATCGAGTTGCTTCTTCTTGTCGTTAAGATCGTCCAGCTTCTGTCGTTCTTTTGTTCCTGCCGGATAGGTTTTAAACTGCACAGTACCGTTTAAAGCTGTCTCACCATCAGCGGCATGTATCTCCAGATACGTGTCCACCGGGTTCTCTTTACCACGTCGGTACTGTATCACCTCACCATCAAAGATCATCCCATAATTGGCATGTTTGTAACCCGCGTAAACCTGCACCCTGGTAAACGCTATAACTTTAGCCAGTGTTGCTGGGGCGAGATTGTAGATACGCGCGTAAAGCATGTTTGGTGTATTAAGTACAATCTTCTGAATACTAAAACTGCATCGCAGGTTCGAGATGTCGATACCAGGTTGCTGTGTATCGCTACCGCCACCAAAATCTGCATTGCCACTATCATCAGGGGTTATCGGGTTTCCGGTAACTGGATCGACCGGATCACCACGCGGTGTACGACGAAATGGAATCACATTGCCAAATTTTGGTTTTGGCGGTGGTGCGTTTGGATCAAAGCTTGCCGGTCGCGGTATAGGAACCGACCCACCACTTGTCACACTATGTGAGTATACAATAAGACTAAACGCGCGCAGCCACTGTGCGTCATTCTTGTCTGGTGACTTTTGATCAATTTGGCCAGAACCGGAACCTTGTGACGGCTCCATATTATCCGACAGCGAACGCCAACTCTCCTTCTCAGTTGATGGCTTGCTTAAGTCACTCGACTGGAAATACTCATAGTTGTTGGCTGTGGCTTGATCAGACGTTTGCAGTTCAGTACCTTGTGTCTTGAACTTACTAAGGTCCGCTCCGCCACCTGGGACTAGATTGCTACCATCTGTGCCACTCATGTGACCATCGTCCTTCCGTTACGCTGCCCGTAGGCAGTGTTTCTGTCACCTAACCGCTCCAATGCTGCCGGAACACCATGCGGATTTGTGACACCGTGAATGTTCACATTATGGACACTGTTATCAACCACCTGTTGTGGTTTCTCATTAGTGTTAGCCGCCGCACGCTGACCAGTCTGATTATCCTTCTTTACTGTTTCCTCCATTTGCTGCGCTCGTATCGGGGCGGTGCGCGCCAACTCACGACCTTTCTCCCAAGCACTCCTGATCCACGATGCACCTCCCCAAGTAGCCGGAGTACCACCACCGATATGCATCGTTTCCGGACCCATATAACCCACACCAGCACCTACACCCGTAGCACCAGCATGGACAGACTCGCGCACAAACTGTTCCATACGCGCCCGGTCTTCCGGGTTGTTCATAGACAGTATAAGCCCAGTCTTTGGGTCACGTAGTTTAAGATCGGCGGAACGACCCAAATCGTGACGGTGACTGCCAACACGATTTGGGCCGCTTTCCGGCTGACCGCCGGAAACGACCTCGGCGATCACACCAACCTGTTTTGCAGCGTAAGCCAGTTGCTTGGTCAATTCTTCGGCAAGCGGCTTGTTTCGAACGCCACTCTGTAACTGCTTGACCAGAGTTTGGTCACCTGGGGGTAAGGCACCACCACCGGTACTATAAAGTTGGCCTGCTTGTCTTAACCGCTCAAATTCTGCTTGTGTTCTCCCTGCGCGGGTTTCAGGATTGACCCACGTCATGTTGAACCCACGCTGACGGTAGAGTTCCGACGCCAATTGTTGCTGGACTTCCGGCGTCATCTTGGTCATTGAGGGGTCAAGCTTTAGTGACTTGATCAAATCCCCAAGTGTC